TATCTAAATATAAGTTTATTAATTTTTGATTTAATTTAATTATAGTATCTTCTAGTTTTTTTTTTTCAATAAAAATAATTTTAAAATCTGGAATATTAATACTTTCAGTTTGTGAATCGTTTTTTTTATCAATTAATATAAGTTTATTATTTTCTCTAATAATTTTATATTTTTTTATATTTTTTTGATATATTTTGTTAATATCATTCTTGTACTTAATCATCTTATTGGATTTTAAGTTAGTAATCCAGCGGTTAACACATTTTTTAACATTATTTATATTTACTAGAGGATGTATAATTTCTTTGTAAGAACTAATATTTAAATCAATATCATCTGATAAAATATTTTCAACATTTTTAGAACCCCCAAATAAATACTTAGTTTCATTATTAGGGAATATTTCTTCCATATTTTCTTCCATATTTTCTTCCATATTTTCTTCCATATTTACTTCATTTTCTTCCATATTTTCTTCCATATTTTCTTCCATATTTTCTTCCATATTTACTTCATTTTCTTCCATATTTACTTCATTTTTTTCCATATTTACTTCATTTTCTTCCATATTTACTTCCATATTTTCTTCCATATTTACTTCATTTTCTTCCATATTTACTTGGTTTTCTTCCATATTTACTTGATTATCTTTCATATTTACTTCATTTTCTTCCATATTTACTTGGTTTTCTTCCATATTTACTTCATTATCTTTCATATTTCCACTTCCTAATTGATTAAGAGTTGGATCTAGAGAATTTATAGTATTAAATTTTGTATTAATTTTTCCCATATTTTCTACGGATAATTGATTAACAGCTTCTTTATTAGAACCACCAGTCATATTTAATTCAGTTTCAAATCCATCTAAATCAATATCCATTTCTTGAACGATACTATTGTTATTTTTTTCAATATTATAACTTAAATTTTCAAATTTCATTTCTGGATTAAAAAATACTTCTTTTACATTACTCTTATTATAATTATAACTCATAATTAAATATTTGTTATTAATTTATTATTGTTTATTAATTAATATTTATTAATTACTATTTATTAATATTTAAATATTAATTATTATTTTAATTGTAAAAATTATAAAAAAATTAATTATATTTTTTAAGTGATAATCTATCAAGTTTTTTCTTCAATTCTTCAATTAACTGGTCATTTAATTCAACATATAAATGTTTATCTGATATAAGTTTATCCTTATTAAGCTTTTGCTTTTTATTAATATTTAATAATTCTGAATTTTCAATATGTTCTCTTTTTTCATTGTTATTTTCTGTATTTTCAAAAATTGTAGGCATAGTTTTAACATCATCTAATACTGTTTTTACTATATTATTAGAAATTTTATCAATAAATTTTTCATTTAATTTATTTAATTCATTTTTAAATGAGTTGTCATTATTTTTTGGTTTAAGTTTTTTGTAAGTAGAAGTATGTATTTCAATTTGTTTAATATTTGGTTTGTAATTTACAATTTCAATAAATCCAATATAGTTAATATTAATATTTACTGTATTATATACATAACCTTTAATGAGACTAGACTTTTTTAAATAAATATTGTATTTTTGTGTATTTTCATCATCATATATGATATGATATCCATCAACATCTTTATTATTAACCGGTTCTTTTTTTATTGGATTATTTAATATAATATCTTCACTAAAGATTTTAATATGTTTAAGTAAAATAATGAAATTAACAGCTTCGTATTTTTTTAAAAACATATTCAAACATTCACACGAAAGTTGTTTTTCAATCAAATCATTTGAAGGATTAAACAAAACTTTATTAACAATATAATACATTTTTGTAATTACTAATAATTAGATTACTATATAACATTTAAAAACATTTTATTTTTCAAGAAATATTAACAAAAAAAACGTATTTAAAAACCCAAAAAAAAAAAATTGAAATTTTAATTTAAACATTTTTTATCATATATATATTATTTAAATAAGGTAAAAGGATTAAATAAGACATAAGTTTAAATAATCAATATGGTTGTTGAAGCAAAAACAATCAATTCAAGTGATTTTAATGAGTCTGTTGAACCCAAAATAGAAAGTTGGAATACTAGCGAATTTTATACTAAAAAAGGTATGAAATGTGCTAATATTGTTAATGCAGATGGAACAGAAATTGCGATTATATCATCTGTTATGGAAGTAGCTTTTGATGTAAAACCGTCTCAATATAATGAAAATAAATTAAGTTTTCCTGTTAAATTTGGAGAAGATAATGATATGTATGAACTGGGTTTTAATGATTTGTCAAAAAAAATGACTAAATTAACAATTGAAAATATTAATAAACTCCCTTATGAAGAAGAAGAAGATGAAGAAATGACTAATGAAATGATTAGTGCAAAAATGAAATCTCCATTTAATCATAAAGAACCATACAAGCCAATGGTAAATTTCAAAATTGAGGATGATAAGTACAAAGGTATTTTAAAGGATGAAAATATTCTCATTGATGAAAACAGTGAAAAAATTAAAAATCCAGATTATACCAAGGAATTAGTACGAGGTACTAAAGTTCAAGTTATATTTACACTAGATAGAGTTATTTTCCAAGATACTGAATTTCGTCCTATTATGAAAATTGTAAAAATTAAAATTATTGAAAGAGCTAAGCCATACGTTAAGACCTATATTAATAATGATAATTATGAAGATAATAAGATTGAAATTACTGTAAAAGATACTAATGATAAAGGAGGTTCTTTTAGTAAACTTAAATATAAATTGGAAGACAGTTCTGTACAATTAGCTATTGAGTTGAAGGATAGTCGACTTAATCCGTGGGCATTTGAAAGAGTTAATGAAAATACAGGAAAACTAGAACAAAGTATTTCAGTATCGGCCAATAATGATTGTAAATCTCTCTTTAATAAAATAGATAATAATATTAGTTCCTTCATTACTGAAAATATTAAAGATATTAATTCAGATATTCATGATAGTGTTTTTAAAGAGAAAAAACACGCGAAAAAATCAGAAAGAATGAAAAATACTATTTTAACAAAGAGTATTAAAGAGAAATTAAAACCTATTCTTCAATATAGTAAAACTGATAAAGAACTTATTAAGAAGGGGGAAGAACCTAAATATAATCCAAGTATTAACATTTCGACATATAAATATAATGACACTTTCGCATTTAATTTCTTAGATAAAGACGGTAATAAATTAGATGCGGATGATTTTGGAGAATATAAAGCATCTCATCCTGATACTCATTATGATATCAAATGTTCTGTTAAACATCTTTGGTATGGTAAGACTTATTCAATTAAACTTATGATTGATGAAATTAAGATTTCTTCTTCTTCTGCGGGTTCTTTTAAGTACAAGTTTGGAGATGAAGGAGATGATAGTGAAGATAATGGAGGACCAGCTGAAGAAGAACCAGCAACAGAAGCTGCATCACCGAAAGAAGAAGAAGAAGAAGAAGAAGAAGATGACGCCCCTTCGGATTCTGACGAAGGTTCAGAAGATGATGATTCAGAATAGATTAGATTATTATATTATAGTATATAATATATTAATTATTATATTTATATATTACGTAGAAATACGTTTATAAATTAATATAGTATTCTAAATATATAATTGTATAAAATTATATAATCTCGTGATTAATTATCAGATATTAATAAATAATATCAATACATAGAAATGTGTTTAAAATATATTAAAGGAAAATAATATATAGAAGATATAAGTTAGAGGTGTAGGTGTATGCGTAGTTTGTAAAAAAATACAAACAAATATATATATATAAAAATTTGTAGAAATACAATGAGTTAAATAACTAAAAATGTTAAAACATTTATAATAAATTTATTTTTTTATTTTTTATAAAATTGATTTAATGACTTATATATTATAAGTTATATAATACTAATATTATAATATTTTAATAGTAATTAAACTATATTAAATATAATATTAAATACTAATAATGGTTTTATCTATAATTATAGGACCTATGTACTCTGGTAAATCAACATATTTACTAGATAAAATTAATATTAGTAATAAAAATAAAGAACAAATTCTTGTAATTAATCATAAAATTGATATTCGATATAATAAGGATAAAATAACAAATCATAACAATATTTCAACAGATTGTATATCATTTTCTAAACTAAATGAAGTTTATGACTATAATAAAAACAATCCATTGTTTTTTAAAACTTTAGATCATATTTATATAGATGAAGCTCAATTTTTCACAGATTTAGAAGAATTTGTTTCTAATTTACTAAATACTTATTCTAATTTAAAAATAACTTGTGTTGGACTAGATGGTGATTATCAACAAAATGTCTTTAATAATGGTCAATTATTAAAACTAATAGCAAAAGCAGAAAATGTTATAAAATTGTCAAGTAAATGTTATGTATGTAAAAATAAAGCATATTTCACTAAAAGAATAACAAACGATAAAGAACAGATTGTTGTAGGTTCAAACAATATATATGTTCCTTCTTGTTATATTCATAAATAAATAATTAATAAAATTTATCATTTAAAATATTTTAGTCTTTTTATATTTATAAAATAATTTTTTATTTAATTTTAAAAGTACTATTATATAGTAAAGTTTTATATATATATATATATTAATATTCTCATAATGGGAAGACCGCGCAAATACCCTAAAATTGTTATTGAAAATAAAAATGGCGGAATTACACAAACATCTAATGATGGTACAGATGTTGTTTCTGAACCAAAAGTGAAAAAAAAACGAGGTAGAAAACCAAAAATTCGCACACCTGAAGAACTTGCATTATTATCTCAAGTAGGAAAGAAAAAACGGGGTAGAAAACCAAAAGAAAAATTTAATTTTAATGCAAATAATATGAATACTGAAACTAATTTAAATGAACCAGAATCTATAATTGTTAGATTATCTATAAGTCCAGAGGATATCAAAAATTTAGAAAATAATAATAAACAACCAAAGCCATTCGATCCAAATGATAATTTACAATATAATTCAAATAATTTGGGATATTCTACTATAAATAAAAAAAATAAAAAAAAAAATGATAATAAATTAGAAATTAATATTATAAAATCTAACAAAAATAAAACAGAATTAGAAACAGATAATACAGATAAAGATGAAACAGATAAAACAGAAACATACGAATCACATAAAACAGAAACTGATAAAACAGAATCATACGAATCACATAAAACAGAAACTGATAAAACAGAATCAGAAACTGATAAAACAGTATCAGAAACTGATAAAACAGATATAAAATATATGAATAATACGTATGATAACAACACATTACAGTCGCAAAGAAATAACTTATTAAATATATCAAAACATAATATAATACAAAACATAAAATCAGAAATTAATACTGATATGTTTAATGAAACTTTTATAAAAAATACATTATATAATGATAAATTAGATAATAGACAAATATCTCTTTTATTGAAAAATAAATTCGAGAAAGAAAATAAAATAAATATTTTAATACAATTAGCTCATTGTAATAAAATGGAAAAATGGCCAGAAAAAACAAATATTTGTTGTATATGGTGTTGTCATGAATTTGATAATACACCATGGGGGATACCTTATAAATATGAGGATGGATTATTTCATTTATTTGGAATATTTTGTTCCCCCAATTGTGCCGCATCTTATATATTTAATAATCTATCATATTCTAATAATAAATGGGAATATTTTTCATTATTAAATTTATTATATTATAAAATTTATAATACTATAAAAGAAATATATTTAGCCCCATCAAAACTATCTCTAAAAAAATTTGGTGGCTGTATGGAAATAGATGAATATAGGGACAAATTAGACAAAGATAATATTTATTTATTAAAATTTCCACCCTCTATATCTATTATACCAGTTATAGAAGAAATAAATGAAAATAAATACAATATTAAAAATATGAATAAAAGTAATAATTTTATTCCCTTGGATACTAATAGAATTAAAAAAGCAAATAAAGAATTAAAGTTGAAGAGATCAAAACCACTAACTAACTCAAAAAATACACTAGATAGCTGTATGAATATTAATATTATTTCTACATAACTTATTATTTTTATTAGATTGTTTTTTTATATTATTTAATTTATTATTATATTTTAAGTATAATATTTTAAGAACTTTATTTTCATAATTTATTTTTTATATATATTCATAAGATGTATAATCAATTATTTAAGACTAGACCAACCGAAGCAATTATAAATAAAATTCTAACCTGTTTTGGTTTAACTAATTTAGAAGATAAAAGCGAATTTACAATACTACAATTAGAAACAAACAATACAATGGATAATTATAAACTAATAGAGGAAGAAATTAAAAAGTTTTATATACCGTGTAAGGGAAAAATTTATTTTGATAAATATGAATATAAAAATATAATTACAGTAGGAAGACAGATTTTAAAGACTGTTAATTATACAATAACAACTAAAGAAAAATATAGTAATAAAAAAAAGTTTTTAATATATAAATTATTATCATTAGATGAAAAAAAAAAAAAAAATCCTATTAAAGAAGGAGAAAAATATGTTTTAGATTTTAATTAAATTATAACCTTTTATCATTATTAGTTTCATTTTCTAAATCAATTATTTTAAATTCATTAGATATTTTTTTTTCCATTTTTTCAGTATCGTATATTTCATTGTCAGTTATTTCATTATTTAATTCATCAATATTTATAGCTTTGAAATCATTTTGAATATCTTTTAAATTTGAGTTTGGTTCTCCTATTTTTTTACTTTCTTCAGTATTTATATTCATTTGATTATTTTCATTATTTCCACCAGAGTGATTATTTTCTATAAATACTTTTTTAATGTCTTCTTTAGGTTCATTCATATTAGATTTATTTTCATTCTGTGAGTCGGAAGGTTCTTTTATATTTTCTGATGTATTTTCCAATTCTGTTATTAAATCATTATTACCTCCTCCCTTCATTGATTTATTATTTTTAGTTGATTTGCTTTTTTTTTCATTTTGTTTTTCATTTTGTTTTTGTTTTTCATTTTGTTTTTCTTTAATTTGTGTTGATTTATTATGTTTTTTGATTATCTCTTGTGTTTCTTTAATTTCTAATGAACCCTTTAAAGAATTAAGTTTTTGTAGTTTAAATAGTTCTCCTAATTTAATAGTAATATCTTCTATTTCAATATTCATTTTCATATTCATACCAGCTAATTCTTGAATTAATAATTTCATACAATATGGTATTTCTATTTTATAAAAATTAGTATCACTTTGATATAATGTATCTAAACCTATTATATCTTGTTTATTAGAATAACCATCTTCTTCACCTTCCGTTAAATGATATAAAATTGGTCCGTCTTCATTTGGATTAAAAAAAATTTTTTGGTCAAATTCATTATCTGGATTTATAATAATCATATTATGTGTTTTTTTACTAATATATACAATAAATTTATCACCACGTTCCATAGTAGTTTCTTTCATAAAAGCTGAAATACCGTGGGCCAAAACGCTATCCCTTTCCATTTCTCCCAATCTCATACCACCCCCATTTGCTCTTCCCTGTACAGGTTGACGTTCTATAGCAGTATATGCCCCTCCGGGTTCTGGTATATTATCTTCTGTTCTTCTACCTCCAGAACGCGCGTTTAATTTATCTTGTACTTGTTGTTTTAATCTTTGATAATATACAGGACCGGTATAAATATTAGTATCCATCATTTTACCTTTTGTACCTTCGTATAAAACAGAATCACAATATCTAGTTAATCCACAATTTTCTTCTAATATATCACCTATTTTTTCTGGATTTATTGGTTCAAATGGACTACCCAAAGAAATATGTCCCATTTTGAGACCCAACATTCCATTAAGTATTTCAAGTAAACCTGCAACTGTCATACGAGAAGTATAAGCATATGGATTCACAATTAAATCTGGAACTATACCATCTTTAGTATAAGGCATATCTTCTGGATTTAATATCATACCTATAACACCTTTTTGTGCACCTCTATTTGTTAGTTTATCTCCAATCTGTGGTTTTCTATATTGAATTGTTCTAATTTTGGTTACTTTTAATTTAGCAGCATTAGAATTCCAACAAAAAACTTTATCAACAATAGATCCCTCATTATCTTTTTTTACTTCCTTACTCATATCTTTATACTCAGTATGACCTTTATCATTTTTATACTTCATATATTTTCCAATCATAATATCATTAGGTTCTAAATAAGAACCCTTTTTAATAAATCCAAATTCGTCTAATTTTTGATAATTTTTATCATTTTTCATATTTATTTCATTATGTTCTTCATTTTCTTGTATTTGTAGAGGATTATAAAATTTTTCTTCTTGTTCTGTTTTAGGATCATCAATTTCTGTTTCTGTATACATTTTCATCATACTATGATTAAAGAGACCCATATCTAAACTTTTTTTATTAACAATAATAGCATCTTCTTGGTTATAACCATTATAAACAGTTATAGCAATTATTACATTAGTACCAGTTCCAATTACATCACTGTGTATTATAGGAGCCATTCGATTAGTAATAAGAGGACGTTCTGGATAAGTAAGAATATTACCACTAGTATCAAATCTATTATTAAAAGCAGTACTGTAAGTTCCTATTGTTTTTTTTGAATTTTTTTGACTATAAACACTTCGAACTGAATTATTATATTCAGGATAAGGTACCAAAAAGGCACTAGAACCCAAAATCATAGATGGATGTAATTCACTATGTGTATAATTTAATTGCTGTAGGTGTGGTTCTATTTTATCAATATTTATTTTTGGAGAGAGAAGAGAATTATGAAGTTCTTCAGAATCTATATATTCTATAACACTTTGATTTCTTTCTAATGTTTCTATTAATGATTTATAGTAAGATGTATCTGTTTTTTTTAGTATATTTTTAATTTTAATATTATCTAATATATTTTTATCTTCTTTTGATACTTCTTTATTAGCAATTAAATCATTCCAGGTATATGAACCATTTTTAATTTTTTCAATGTGTTTTGGTTGTAAAAGAAGTTTATTATTTTCTATAATATATAGGGGAAAACAGAACCGACCGTCGTCAGTATTAATTATAATTTCATTTTTTTCCCTATAAAAACTAATACTACTATATCTATGTATATAATCTTTTATATTATTACGACGTAGTAATTTTAATAATTTAACGACTTTATTGGGATTTTCTACAATACCTATAAATCTGCCATTAACAAATATCTTTGTTTTATTTAATAATTGTGTTGGTTTAATTTCATCCAATGTCATAATACCCATTTTTATTAATAGATTTATTATATTAATAGGATTTGTCCCATATGTGACTAATGATAACATAGCAAGACCCTTTTGAAGACCTACTCTTTGACCTTCAGGTGTTTCTAGAGGGCATACACAACCATATTGTGTTCCATGGAGCCGTCTTCTACTTAAAGCACACGTGGAGAGATCTTCAACCGGGTCAACTATCCTACGAATATGAGACATATCATCAAAAAAACTGAGTCTTTCTAATAATCTTATAACACCTCTCTTAACAGCGGTGGGACCACTTTCAATATTGCCTTTTTTTAATTGTTTAAAAAAGTGATTATCAAATACTTCAATACTAAAAATTTTATCAAATGTATTTTCATTTATAATATTTGCAAAGTTTTCATCACTATATTCTGTTGGTTCAAATTCATATTTAACAGCTATGTTAATCTGCATTTTACGATTAAATTCACGGAACGCATTCTTAAAACCAGTAGATAATAATCCACCTGATAAATCAATTCTTTTATTATTAAAATTATCAATAACAGTTTCTTCTAATAAACCAGCTTTAAATAACAACAATTTGCGAACCATTATACTTAGATAAAATGCTTTTTCTTTAAAGTCATTACCAATATGAGGTAAAAAATTTTCATATATAACTTCATAAAGTAATGTTAATCTTAATTGTTTATTACGTTTTATTTGAGTAAATTTACTTTCTTTATCTTTAATAATTTTTTTATGGATATTTTCACAATAATTAATAGCTGATGCTTGATCATATACTTGTTCATCTATTATAAAGGGGTCATTAATAGATGGTCTTAACATATCCATTAAAATAGTTGATGATTTTGTATCTAAATCTTGTAATATAAATTCTAATATTTCTTTATCGCTTTCAATACCTAATAATCTAAATACTATAAATAAAGGTATATCTCTTCCATTTTTCTCTTCAAGGAAAGCATTAGATTGGCCTAGACGAACCGTAATAAAATTTGTATTTTCGTATTGAACTCTATTTGACCTTGCTAATTTAATTAAATCTATTGAACGAGATTTAACTTCTACATAATGAGTTATTCTATCTACTTTTGAAACTTTAAGAAACATTTTATTTTCAACCTTACGCTCTTGACAAACAATAACCTTTTCTTTCCCGTCAAATATAAAATATCCCCCTGGGTCATATTTACCCTCTCCTAGATTTTGTCTCATAGGTTCGGAAATATTATTAAGAGAACATAAATTAGAATGAACCATAATAGGTAATCTAGTTAGAAACTTTTTTTTCATAAAATCAATATTCGGTGGTTTTAAATTTTTATAAATATATTTATTTGTATCTTCATCTAAAAGAGAATAGTCTACTTCTACATCATAATATACATCACAACCATATGTTATATTTTTAAGTCTTGCTTCATTTGGATATAGAATGCGCATTTCTTTTGTTTCATGATCATAAATTGTAGGTTTACCAATATAAAATTTTGTACCATCTCTACCACCTATATATATATTAGCACTATATCTTAATTTTGTATCAGCAGGAATACCATTTCTATAAACAAGTTGTTTACTTTGTTCTTTAAATATTTGAGGTAATTTTTTAACTATAAAATCATTATATGAATCTATATGATGTTTTGCTATATATTCAGGTTCTGATTTAAAATAAGAATTAATTATATGCCAAGTATCTTTTTCTATATTCATACTTGTATTTTATATATATATAATATATACTTTTGTAAACTATTTTTATTATATAATTTGAATTGAATAATTACTAATAATATTATTAATAATATATTATATTATTAAATATTATAATAAATATTTATATTTAACATTAATAAAAAATATTTATATATTATAATACAATCTATAAATCTAAATTATATTTAAATGAATAATAATATTGTAAAAGAAGTTCTCAAATCTTCCAAACTAGACCATTTTGAAAGAGAACCGAGTGTTTATAAATATGTTAATGTTAAAGATTACAAAAAATTAAAACCATTTCAATTTATGATTTTACTTAAAAATACTAAAATAATAACTATGATTGATGGTAAAAAAGAAAACAATATTAAATTAAAAAGAGGTGATTATGTTATTTGTGGAGCAAAAAATGAAAAATACGGTTTATTATTAGAAAAAGTATTGAATGCTTATAATTTAGGTAATATTGTTAGTAAGCCAGTTATTAGAAAGGGTGTAAAATTAACAAAAAAAAATACAAAAAAGAAATCATCAAAAAGTGAAATAGTAATTACACCTAGTTGGGGTGGAAAACAATTTTTACAAGTTGGAGATTATATATTAATGGAACCAAATAGTAAAAAATATTATGGTATAAATGATGATGCATTTAGTAAAACATATAAACAGATTAAAACAAAAAAGTTAAAAAAATAAAGTATCTAATTAATTAAATTAAAAATAAATGTTTTTTGTATTTTCTTGATTTTTTAAAAAGTTTTTCATTATAGGTTGAAAGTTATTTGGGTTACATACGTTATTTTTATTCATATTTTTAAACCACCATTTACGCCAACCTAAACCTTTTATATTACATGTATTAAATGATTGATGAAAATTCCTTACTGGTCCTAAACAATGTTTTCCATTTGTAAATTCAACTAAATCACCCCTTCTTTTATTAGAACATAATTGTTGATTGCTAGATAATAATTCATTTGGTTGTTTTTCTTCCACTTTACTATTAACCCACTCTTTACTTTCTATATTGAAATTATTATTGTTATTATTGTTATTATTGTTATTATTGTTATTATTGTTTTTAAAACCAGATTGTTGTTTAAAATATAAACACATTATTACAACTAGTAGTACAACTAGAAGATATTTAAGAAAATTATCTGTATTTGACATACTATATTATTTATTTTATTAATTATTGTTATTATATATTAATTAGTAATTATTACTATATATAAATTATAATATAAAAAAGTATGGAATATATAATAATAAAATTGAAAATTATTTTTAAACTACTAATATTATAAATAAAATATGACAACATTATGTTCAGAAAACTCAAATATAGATATATTTGTAGGAACTCAAACACTTAACATACCAATTGATGAAAGTATTTATTTTAAAATAATAAATATAAATTCAACACCACATTATTTATTTAAAAGTTGTAATTGTGAAAATATTTATATATTTGATGTTTACTATAATGAAGAATATAATAATGTTGAAGGTGTTTATGATAATATTTTTTATAATTTTCAATTGATTTGGAATAATGACAAAAGAACTTATTTTTTAAATGATATTCACAATGAAAACTATGAAACGAATATAATTGGAAATATTACTACTGAAACATCAACGAAAGAAAAAAATACCTGTTTTTTAAAAGGAGAAACATTTATAAGTTATGTATTTAAAAACCCAATTACTTTTAAAAAATTAATAGATGATTGTTTTTAAAATGTCTTATTTATTATTTAATTAATATTAATAATAAATTTTTTTTCTAACTATATATATATATATATATATTTGTATTTTTAAGTTTCTTGTGTTTATACTAAATTTTTATTTATATTATGGAGCGTATGATTAATGATTGTATTTTAGCTTGCGAAACGTGTATTTCTGATTGTCTTTGTTCTGGTAAAGCCGGAATGAGCGATTGCGTTAGACTTTGTTTAATGTGTGAAAGAGTTTGTAAAGCATTGAAAGTTTCAATGAAATGTAAAGGTGACAAAGAAGTTATCAATTGCTTAACTATGGCTTGTAAAAAAGCTTGTTCGGCGTGTGTTGCGGAATGTAAAAAACATAGTATGGCTTGCTGTAAAGATTGTGTTAAATCTTGCTCTAAAATGGTAGATTGTTGCGATACTAAAATGAAAAAAAAATCTGGTAAAAAATCTAGTAAAAAAATGAAGGGTGGTACTAATTGTAACAAACACAAAGGTGGAGCAGGACACTCTAAAAAAAACCACAAAGGTGGAGCAGGACACAAATCACACAAAGGAGGTTCTAGTAGTAACAAACACAAAGGTGGCGGAGCTCATAGTAAACACAGTGGTGGTGGTGGATACAGAAAATACTAATTAATTTTTTTTGATTTAATTTAATTTATTTTTAAACATTTTTACATTTAACTATATTATAATAACTTTAATTCATTATTTATTATGTCAAGAAAATTACGTTCAAGTAAATCAACACGTGCGACAAAAAGAACAAAACGACGTGTAGTCCGCAAAATAGGTGTTAGTAAATCAAAGAAAAAAAGTTCTCGTAAAAAAAGTAAAAAATCTATTGTAAGAAAAAGAAAAACACCAAATAACAAAAAAAATCAGAATTAGAAAATAGAAAGAGGTGAATTAAGTTTATAATTATAAATTTTTATAAATTAATAATATTTTTTAAAACATTTTTATACATTCAATAAATAAAATCTAATATATTTATAATTATGAAACCAAAAACTATAGTAATAAAAGACCGTATCAAAGAAGATACAATATCAAAAAAAGAAGGACATTTCTTTGATGAATCATATTTTGATACTATAATTAAAGAAGATTGTGATGTTTATATACTAGATGATAATAAAGAACAAAAACTGCTCCTATCATTTAGAAAAAATGTCATTAAACCATCATTGTGTTGTAAGGCATATAACGCTCTTGAAAAAGAAGCACAAAAAAAACACAATAATAGAGGGAGTGCTGCCGGATTACTTAATACAAAAAAACTCCCTAAATATGTTAAAAAAACAACATCAAAATCAAAATTTCGTTCTTATTATATTGGGAGTGATGGTAAAGCAAAAAAAGATCATATTAGTAATTATGTAAAGAGTGGTATTATAGGATATTTTGACCGTTATGATAGAAATGTTTTTAATAAATCAAATGGAAAGAAAACAAGTAAAAAATCAATACCTAATATACCTTGTAGAACAACCAAATTTACAAAAGAACAAGTTTCTAAATGGAAGGAAACACTCCCTCTTATTAAAAGGGCAAACACCCTTTTTAAAAAACTAGCACCTAAACGACATTCAATACAGTTAAGGAGAGCTAAGAAAACACCTAGATTCCAAATAGAAAAAACAGCGTTTAGTACAATTACGATTAATTATAATTATAGAACTGGTACACATAAAGACCGCGGTGATTTAGAGGAGGGATTTGGTAATTTAATTGTATTGGAAAAAAGTGAATGTATGCCAGGTAATGACGCTTACAAAGGAGGGTATTTGGGCTTTCCGCAATATAAAGTAGCAGTTGATGTACGTAATGGCGATTTTCTAGCGATGGATGTCCATCAATGGCATTGTAATACAAATATTACACCTAAAGTAAAAGGCAAAAAAAATTATGGACGTTTAAGTCTAGTATGTTATTTACGAAAAAATATGATTAAATGTGTAAATTGATTTAGTGATTACTTAATCGATTACTTAATCAATTACTCAATCGATTACTTAATCAATATCTAAATTTTCTAAATAATCAGCGGCTTCTTGTAATTTATTTCTGTATGCTGAATAATTAAATCTATCTTGGTCATCTTCTTTACTTTCTTCTAAATATTTTTTATTTTTATGTGTAATATGTAAATAATCTGGTTTTAATATTATAGAGTTTTTTCTAAATCTGGTGATATAAGAATTCATAAATTTATCCATTGATTGATAATAAACACTAACAAAATGACAACCTAAATCAAATGCGATTTTAGTATCATAATTTTGTTTTCCAACTATTTTAAGCTTTCCTACTAAATCTAAATTTGGGTCTGGTGTTACTATTGTTAATTTTTGCTTTACTTTAAGTTTAAAATCTTCTTTATCATCTTTTCCTAATTTATCTAGGTCTTCCCAATATACTCTATTTATATTACCTCCTTCTTCCCAAGAACCATTCATTATAGATTCTAAATCCGAACCTTGATAACCACTACTACAGAATATAACAATATTTTTTTCTAAATCTCTCATTTTCATATTTAATAAATTGGGATTATTATTATACTTATATTTAGTAGGTAAAAGATATGTTCTCAAATGAGTAGTAATGTGTCTAGTTAATCTATTAAGAGTATCTACATTATTTCTAGTTTTTAAATCTAATGAAATAAATAATGGATCATCTGGATTAGGTACGCCCTCTATTTTACCATCACCGAGTTTTTTATTTATTTTAAATGCATGTTCTTTTATTACTTTACACACATCTTCAAAATTAACACTATTAAAACAGAGTTTCCATTCACCCGTTTCAAAACCATTATTAACAATTGGTTCTATATTTTTATCACCAAATTTGTCATTAAATATTTTCATTTCAATGTATCTAGCACCAGATTTTAAAATACCCTTTAAAATATCATCACAATTTATATAACTTAATGTAGGTTTTTTAACATTACAAGAATTATAAGAACTAGCTATAAAATGATTTCCTAATACATTATGACCTTTGGCTTTATAGTTATAGTTTTTAATTGTTTGATATTTATCATAAACTTTAAAATTATTAATAGTTTTTTTAGTTCTAAAACCATCTGAAAATAATATTATTAAAAGTATGAATATTACAACAAATACTGCAATTGCTATTAAAAAAATATTATTAGATAGTGGATTTCCACGCCGTAATAATCCAGTTTTCCCTTTACTCTTTTTCTGTTCTTCCATATTAATTTTATTAATATTATCCATATTATTACCCATATTAGACTTATTATCAGTATTTGTATCATTAGCTGTATTTGTGTTACTAGCAGTATTTGTATCATTAGCTGTATTTGTGTTACTAGCAGTATTTGTATCATTAGCTGTATTTGTGTTACTAGCAGTATTTGTATCATTAGCTGTATTTGTGTTACTAGCAGTATTTGTGTTACTAGCAGTATTTGTGTTACTAGCAGTATTTGTGTCATTGGTAGTATTTAAATTTGTATTTTTAGTATCCATATTGAATATTTTATTGATTATTGATTATTTAGTATTTATTACTATTGATTATTTTTATCAATAAATATAACTAATATAATATATTATAGTTATTATTACTATTTAAAAATATAATTTTTTACAAATAACAAAAGTTAAAAATATAAAAGTTAATTTTCGATTTCAAATTTAAGATAACACATTAATGAATTATTTATATATGTATTATTCACATTCTCATTTTTGTTAAATATAGGTTTATTATTTATATTATTAAGAGTTCTATCTTCTTTATTTGAAGTAGTATTAAGCAAGTGTAAATTATAGTTATCATTATATTTTACTATTCTAAATGTAGAACTATTATCTATATTAGTAGTATCTGATAATAAGTTATTACTGGATATATGATATCTTAAATATCTATTATTTATTTTCAATGAAAATAATTGACTTACATCATATATATCATTATCCATTATAATTTGAAATTTATTAGTTTTTTCCACATTTTTATTTTTAAAGATACAAATATTATTACTAAGTCCTTGCAAATATCTATTAGAATATCTATGTTTAATATATAAAAATAATTTAACAGATTTATTTTGTTTCATATCTTCTTTAAAATATGGTATCTTAGTAATATTAAAACAGCAAGATTCTTTCATTTTATTGGTATCATTTTTAACATATGTTGTTAATATCTTATTATCATACCCCAAAAATGGGGTATTAAATTCTCCATCTATTCTAAATGATACAGTTGGACTTGCTTCATTACAAGTAGCAGTAACTGGATAAAATGATGATTTTTGTATTAAACTATGTGAATTATTAGATATTGTTCTATACATAAAATCATTAACATTTCTTGTTAATACTTTCCTTTTCATAACATCTATATCTATCATATTATTTAATGGAATAATAGAAATTGCTTGTTTATTATTAAGAATATCATCTTTAGATGGAACAAACATAAATAAATAATCATTTTCGGATTTATTATTATTAGATGAATCATCTTTATTAACAAATCTTACAATACCACTATTACTATCTAAATAATATATAGGATGAGAATATGATTGTATCATACAAACAACAAATTCATTATTAATTGAAATATGATTATTAATAAATTTATTATTAATTTTTAATTGAAGTCTTTTATCTTCTTCTATATTAAATAATTCCATTGGTTTATCTTTTGTAGATGTTTCAAAAAATCGCTCTTCATCTGATTTTAATATAAAACTATTTTTATTAAATTTAGATAAATATCTTATTATTATAGGGTCTTTATTTGTCAATTTATAAACAGGATTATTTATTTTATCTAAAAAGTTACGGTCTAGTGATTCTTGAAAGTTTATAGATACAATTTGACACCCATTATCCCAATATGACTGTGGTTCATAATTAAGTGTAAAATTATCTTCTTTTTTATGAGGTATTATAATAGTTAAACCAACTTTATTAAAATGCAATAATGGATTTAGATATTCTTCTTCAACTAGGATATCATAAAATGTTTTACCTATTTTATTTTGCGTATTCGCTTTTTTTAATATATCTTCATAAGTTTTATAATTATTTCTAAATTTTTCATCATCTGCCCTTTGTAATTTTTGCGACAGTGTGTTTTCTATTGATAATTGTTTATCAATATCTTCATAAAATACACGCCTTACGAATCCAAGCTCTGGTAATATTATTGTTTCTAAAGGTGTCGTCGCAAAGTTGGATTTATTTAAAGATGATAAAAATAATATTTTTCTATTAAATATACATATTCTTTCAAATACAAAAGGGGTTTTTACATATTTATTATTTTTAACTACATAATCACCTAAATATGCGTTTATAAGTTCTCCTGTTCTCTTAAGTAAATGTTTGTTAGTACTATTAAAATCCAAATATATTATTAAAGGATAATTCATATTACTATTAAATGCTGATTTTCTAATTGTTTTTAATACATCGTCTAAAGTTAAGAAATTCATACTATCTCCCCAATTATTATTAACTTCTCCTGTTCCTACAATAGGTTCTGGAAAATCATTAGTAGAAGATGGATTTATTTGAAATTCTAAATACCTAGCACCAGTATCTATTACTTCTTTAAAAAATTCTAGGCTTAAATAATCGCGTTTTTGATTACCTATTAAAGGAGAATTAAAACTAGAAGAAATATAATAATCTACTAATTTATAATCAAAATCTTTATTTTTAATTTCTCTACATGTTGAAAGTGGTTTTAGGTCTCTTTTAATATATGGATTTTTTTTGAGTGTATCTCTATATTTTTCAACCATACTTGTTTTTTTTTCTTCAAATGTTAATTTAAAAAAAAATAATGTCAAAAGAATAATACCGATGCACGATATTAATACTAATGTTTTTTTTTCTTGTATTTTAGTAATAGATGCTTTTACATCTCTTTTAATACTATACATATTTTGAGTACTATATTTATATTATATATTATATATTCTATATTATATATTTTATATTCTATATTATATAAATTAATATAAGATTTTTAAAAAAGTATAAAAATTTAACTAGAAATTAATTATATATTTATTATATATTTATAAGTTTATCTATTAGTCCAGGATGTTTTACAATTACAACATACATATTGAAATATCATATCTTCTTGATTAATAATAAGGTAAACTACTTCATTTTTATTTTCACTTAATTGTTGCGATTTAGGATTTTTTGATTTTTCTAACAATGCACTACTATCTAATGTTGTATTTGTAATACATTCATCATTAGGACAAGTAATATTATTGACTCTAGGGAGGGTAGGGTCTTCACTTAAATATCTAATATTTTCGTTATGTGTTACTATATCTTTTTTATCATAATAGTTTTTATATATACAAAATTCGCCAGATTCCTCTTTATTTAATACGGTATTATATTCTTCTTCAAATCCGCAATTTTTACAAACATATATTAACTTATCTTGCTGTGTGGTTTCTTTCATTTGTAATGTTAAATAATTATCACATTCTTTACAAAAATTCATAATTACGTCAATATATTTTTTTTTAATACTAGACTACTACTTATTATTTATTTTTATAATAATAATATATAAAAAACTTTAATTTAAAAAATTCAATTTTAAAATTTAATCAATCTGATACAATTCTATAAAATGTTTTAAAGCATCTTCAATTTTATCATTTACTAAATCAGTTTGATTAGGATGTAAATTAACACTTGTTTTTATATATTTTAGTTTATCACTACGATTAGCATTTTCTTTAAACTTAGAAATACCTACTTTAATTTTATAAAAATTAATGTTTGGATCTATTATATCAAACATATCATAGTAAGTTGAATATAACGATGTTTTTTTAAAATTCTCTTTTGCGTTACTTAAAGTATCTTCTGTTACATCAATATCTTTAAATTGGTCATAAATAATATAAAAATATAATATTGTTAAATAATATTTTTTCTTAAATTCAAAATAATCTTTATAGTGTTCTTCATATTCTTTTGTTTTAAGTTTTATTTGATTTGCGGTATCGTATGGTAATATTTTATTTTTTTCTTCTTTTAACTTTTTTAATTCTATTAATTCCGAAGAATTAAGAGGATTAGATACTTGTTTAGCTTCTAATTCTTTAATTCTATCATTTATTTTTTTTAATATTGTTGATATATTAAAATCAGTAGAACAAATATTGTCATTTTCATTATAATAACAAACTGTTTCTTCATAACATTTATCTTTTTGACCATTAAGAGGCTTACAACTTTTAGTATCATATTTCTTTTTTACAGAACTATCTCTCCATTCAGTTAATGGTCTAAATTTTACCTCTTTTAGTAGTTCTTCTTTTTGTTTTTCTTTTTTATCTATTTCATCTGTTAATTTTAGATTATCTTTTTCCAAAACTGTTTTTCGGGAGGTTAATTTTTTTTTAATAGCAGCAGCAGTAGTAGCAGCTGGTATCTTAGTATTTATTGTATTTATTTCAGCATTATTATCGTTTATTTTTTCTTTTTTATCTTTAATATCCGATGTTAATTTAGAAATTTTTTTTGCTTGTACTAAAAAATTGTTTGCTTCTATATTTCTTTGATTATGTTTTTTGTAATAGTTTTTAAGTTCTGTCTCTGTTTTATGTTGCTTATCAAATTTTGGCTTACTATAATTTACTAAGTTTGTTGATTTCATTATGTGTTCAAGTTGTTGTTTATTAAATTTAAATTTTCTATCTTTATCTAAAATATTTTGTAATTTACCACCACCTCTCATAATTCCCCCGCTAACACTTGATGTTAAATTTGTTTTTTCAATTGGTATAGGAGCTGCTGGTGCTTTACTTACTTGTTGTTCAAAAACATTTTGGTCTGATTTTCCCACTCCAAGCCCCTCCGCTAATCCAATTCTTTTATTAGGGTCTGTGTTTGAATATGTACTTGTTTTAGTAAATAATTCAACAGCATTTTGATTACTAATATTTTCAAAATAATATTTTATACAGATTAATAATTTAGTGTTTTGTAGATGTGCTCTAATAATATAATTACTCATTAGTTTCAATATAGATGTATTTTGTAAATTTAAAAATCCCTCCTTTAATTTACGCAAATCCTTTACTATACCCCCTTGTGTTTCTTTAATACCATTCATAAATTGTTTAATATGTTCTAATACTCTTACAACATTAATATTTAATGTACTTTCATTAACCTGATAAAATATATTATAAACATTAATAATATCACCCTCAATTCTTTCTACGTCTTTTTTATAATCTAAACTTTTTATTGATGTATTGGTTTTTATACTATCTACTGATTGTTCTGGTACTAATTTTATGATTTCATTATAAAACTTATTAGTTTCTCCTTCCCATTCATTTTTAAACTTACTTATATCATTTGTATGTTTAAGACCAGATTTAGTAATAAAAGCATCAATAAATACAATATCATTATTTAAAGTATCGCCCGTAAATATATTTGCCCCTATTTTAGATTTAATATCAGTATAGATTGATTTTGCTTTATCATATTTTTTTTTACATTTATTATATTTTTTCCTATCTTCGCTACCTTCCGATGTAGATTCCGCTGATTCAATAATATTTAAAATTTGATTCATTTTATAATTAAAACTTTTTTTATCAGGTTCTGCCTTACCTTTCTTTGAACCATACATTAATTTATCTACAAATTTCATATAATTTTTAGATACACTGTCATATTTTTTTTTTATTTTTTTATATTTTTTCATTTTTTTAGTAGCTTCTTTTAATTTAATTTTAATTTTATTATTTGAATCTTGAATATTACCATCTAAAATTTTTATTTGATTGTCAAATAATGTTTTATCACCCTTTACTTCATCTCTTTTTTTTTCTTGATTAAATTTTTTTCTTTTGTTTATTAATAATGTATAGTATTGTTCTTTTAAAACTTTTAAATAGCTTTTTTTCATTACATCCATAATATTAGAAAATGGACCCAGATTTTTTTTAATTTTAGAATCTAGTTTATCATATTTACTTTTTTTTTTATCTATAGATACACTAATACAACTAGAAAATATACCGCCACCATCTTGTTGTTTTAATAGAACCGGTTTTAAATTTTTCTTATTTTTGTTAATATTTATTGGAGTTTTTTTCTTTGATTTTAAACTACCCTTATATTGTTCTCCTTTTTTAGTATGCTTACGCTTTCTTGTATTCTTACCGTTTAATTTATTTTTATTCTTTAAATATGAAGTTTCTTTTTTTTGTTTCGTTTTTTTTCTTATAAATTGTTGTTTAATATTTTCCTTTTTAAACGCTTTATTTTTACTATAATTTGAATGAGAAACCATTGTATTTAATTTTATTTTTTATAGTATTAATTATTATTATTAAATATTAATATAAAAGAAATATAACAATAATTTAACAATATTATATATTAATATAACTAGAGAATAAAATATATATATTAAAACATAATTAAAATAATAAATACTATAAAAGAAAATTGATTTAAAATTTTTAAGAAATTTTTTATATTACAAATTACAAATTATAAATTATAGATTATAATTTAGATAATACAGATAAACAATATAAAATACTACTAAATAATATAAAACTTAGTTAAGTTTAAAATGTTATCGTTAGAAGGAAAATTATCAGATATATCATTTTGTGATAAAAAATGTAGTAATGTTAATAATAATGACTTTAAAGAAGAATTTATAAGATTTATAGATGATAAATATGATATTAAAGTAGTAGATAAGTTATATGTATTTTTAAATCCATCTATTTTAAAAAATGTGTTGTATCATCAACATTTATTAACACCATTAACAAATGGTAATCCATATCTTTTATATTTAACAAGAATAGATAATACCAATTGTTGTTTTTATATTGATAGAAAACTAAAGGGTGGATTTTCATTTCCTAAAATTCATTGTGTTAAATATCAGTTTGCTGATGAATTATATACAGATACTATGTTTTCAGGAGAATTGGTTCGTGATAAAAATAAAAAATGGTTTTTCTTAATAGATAATCTTCTTATTTATAAAGGTAAAAAAATGAATAATGAGAATATAGTATCTAAATTTGAAACTATTTATCATATTTTTAATAATAATTTTACACAAGAACCTACAATAGAACCGTGTCCTATTCAAATTAAAAAGTTATTTTCGTATTCACAAATTAAAGTTTTAATTAATAAATTTCTTCCTAGTCTTTCTTATCATTGTAAGGGGCTTGTCTTTTATAATTTAAATACAAAATATTCTAATTATTCAATGTTATTTCCTAGAAACCATATATACCATTTACAATCTAATGATGATATTGATGATATGATTAGAACACACAAACCAACATTATGGTCTAAAACAATTAATAAATCTACAGAAACTCATTTTGAACAATCAAATAATGATGAAATAATATCATCTAAAAATATAATTACAAATGAAGATATATCATTAGACATTACAAATAAGTCTCAAATTGGTGAAAATAATATGGTTTTTAAAGTTCTTCATACAGATATGCCTGATGTTTTTAATCTTTATATTTATAATGAAGATAAAACAGAACTTATTAAATATGATAATGCTCTGGTACCTAATATGAAAACAAGTAAATATCTTTATAAATTATTTATAAATAATAAAAATTCAATTAATATTTGTATGGAATGTCGCTATTCTAGTATATTTCAAAAATGGGTTCCTTTAAGAGATGTTTCTCTTGAACCATATACTTTAGATGATATTGAAAAACTATCTTATTAAACAATATATTATTCACCAATTTCTAAATCAGTTTCCATATTTCTTTCAACTAATTTTGATTCTAATAATTTTCTATTAATCCATTTATCTTTAAATTTTTGAGAATTTGGGTCAGGTAATAATTTTACTATATCTATATTATCTTCTTTAATTTGTTGTTCAATAAATTTATTAAAGTCTTTATTACTAGTTTGATTATCAAATTGAAGTAGTTTATCTAACATTTTATTATTTTTTTCTTGTTCATTAATAGTTAATCCATCAAGAGGTCTTTTTCTATAAAATTGAATTAAGTAATCTAATACTTCTTGCGGATAAGTAACAGTAAGACCAACACCATTTTTTTTATTAAGACGCCTTCTTCCTTCATATATTTGGTCTTGTTTATGTTCATTATATTTTTGTAATTTTGATCTATTATAATTAGATTTAATTATTTCTTTTCTATCTAGTTCACCTTCTAATTTTTTTACTTCGTTTCTCAAACTATCTAGATTTTGCTTATTTTTATTAATAGTATTAAGTTTTGTTCTAATTTGTAATTGATTAAAACTATTATCTTTAATTTTATTGTCATCACTAAATGTTTTAATATTTTTACATTTCCCTTTTAATTTATTGTATGCTTTTATGTTATTTTCATATAAAGATACATTAGGGGCACAGGGCTCTATTTCATATATGTGTTTGTTTGTTAAATTTTCACCCACGGCAAATACTTTAAATGTTTTATATATAGGATGTTGATATATATTATAAGTGTTACCATCAATTCCTTTCATAGAAGGCATTATTGGTTTATTATTATCATCTCCATAAAATTGTTCTGTTTTAAAACAACATCTCCTTGGAACTTTAACATAATTACTTAATATATTATTTTCAGTATTAATAATATCACCCGTATCTAATATATCTCCAAAAATAATATGTGTATCGTCATCTAGTGGGTCATTCATTCTTATAAAGTTTAATGGTATTTTTAAGAAAAAATTGGGATTATTTAAAATATAATCTAAACTATTTTTAAAATTCTCAATTTTATCTTTAACTTCACTAAAATCAAGATAATTTTCTAGGTTTATTTTTAAACTAATATTATTAATATCTATATTTAGATTATCAACAAACTCACCTAAATCAGTAGCAACATCTTCATTATTAACCTCATTATAATTAATAGTTTCAGTAGTAGTAGTACCATCATTATTATATTTTATATTTAGAGTGTTTTCTTCTTCACCAACGTCTATATAATCATATTCAGTTTCAAGATAAGGTATTTCAAATTTAGTTTCTAGTACAGTACCTTCAAATAATATTATTGTATATATTTCTATATTATAAAAATCTATTAAACTATTAATTATTTGTGCGCTATTTTTATTTTCATATTTTAGTTTTTTTAATACATTATTTTTAAATTTAAATTTATTATTATTGTCTATTGTAACAGTTTTACCTCCTTCTTCCATTGTAAAAGGGAATGGTATATTATCAGAACCTATTTTATAACCAGCATAAATTCTTTTAGTAAATGTTTTATTTTCTACTCTTCTACTATCTTCTAATCTCTTATATAATATCATAGCTATTTGTGATTTAATATTTAATGTATTGTTTTCAATATCGTTAAAATATATTTGTAATTCTTCAATATATGTAACGGTATTTATAATATTAAATGCGTCAGAATCATCTTTTCTTTTATAATCTAAATCATTTAACACTTGAGAATTATTTTTTCCTAATAAGTCTTCGTCTGTTTTTCCTTCTGTAAAAAAATTATATATTTTTTTCATATTATTATTTTTATAAGCATCATTTTTATTGTTAATACCCAATAAATTTAAAAATATTTGAGTATAATCTTTATCTTCATTATAATCAAATTGTTTTTCAATAATATCAAATTCTTCAATTCCATTAATATCTTGTTTTTTTTTAATATCATTTTCAGTTAATTCCAAAGCATTTTCTTTTTTTAATATAGGATTTAATAAATGTGGGACATTTTCATTATTAAATATAATTTCATTATTATCATCAAACGATAGTTTTTTACTATTAATCTTTAAACATAAATCACCTATTATTTTACTATTTTCAGAAACATTTGTTCTTAAAAATATATTTATTACATCTTTAGATAATTGAGTATTATCTTTTGAAGGTTGAATATAATAAGTTGAATATAAGATGTTTAGTTCATTTCCTCCACTTTCCTTTATATTATCAGATAAACTAACTCTATTTAATTCTGGTTTATCAAATTTTTTACCTAGTAAAACATCAACTACCATTCCATTAGAAAATCCCTCTTTGTTAGTAAATTTGTCTTTATTATTACAATAGCATCTAATCAATACTAATATTAGTATAAAAAATATACCAAGTATAACATATTTTAATTTGTTTTGTTGGAAATGATTGTAAGATAACATATCTTTCCTTTAAATATATTTCTAACTTTATATTTTACTATATATATAATATAATATAAATATTAATAAAAAATAAAAAACATTTAAAATAAAACATTTATTTAAATAAATGAAATTATGTATATTATTCTACTTATTCTCCTAAAGCACCAACAGCATTAAAATCTTTAACACTACCTATTTCTGGATTATTAGTATTTATAATTTCTTTGGGAGCTGTAATATTATTTTCTTTTTTTTTTATAACATTTAAATCAATATTAAGTTTTGATTGTTCGTTATGGAATTTTTTAAGAGCTTCTTTAACTTTAAATTCTTCTCCTCTCATTTTCTGATATCTAGCAACATTCAACATATCTTCTTTCTTTAATTGTACTTTTCGTTTTTCTCTTAATTTATTAACAACGCGTTCTAAATTTTTATATTCCTCGTGTTGTTGTTCTAGAATTAAATTATATTTTTTAAATTGTTCTAATTTTTGAGCTTCATTATTAATATCTTCTTGATATGATAAAGCTTGACACGCTTTTTGAACATCAATTGAGTTTTGTAAGTCTTCTAATAATACTTCTTTCATTTCCTTTAGTTTTTCTCCTTCCATATTAGTATCATCAACTTCCATACTATTTTGGAAACCTTCAATAACGTTTTGAGATGATACATTACCGTAAACACTTATACTATTTATAAAATACTTTTTATTATCAATTTCTTCTGGATTAATAAATGTAACAATTTTCAAAATATTTGTTAATACGGGTTTTTCTAAATAATAATCTTTTTCTTTAATACCATCTTTCCCTCCTTCATAAAATCCATCTTTTGGGAATGTTTCAAAGCCATTACTAGATGTGCTAATTCTAAAATGAGGAATATTTGTTTTTAATTTAAAACCGTGTAATTCAACTTTTTTTGGTAATTTAACTGTAATGTGAGACCTTTTATTATTTTCTTTATCAACTAATAATTCAGTAATTTTGTTATTATTATGATCAAATAATTGAAGATTAGATATTCTTGTGGCATCTCTGTTACATTTTAATTGTTTACACCTATTATTTTTAATTTCTACTTTAATAGGTTTTGTTCTTTCTATATCTGTATTTGTAATTTTAATTGAAGAACCCTTTAACACAGAAGTTGGATATATGCTATTATATTGATTAATATTTTCTTTAGAATATTGTAAAACTTGTTTTAATAATTTTTTAGGATTATCTACACGAAATAATTGTTTATAAACATTACTATTTTTATTAGCAATATCTACACGGCATTTTGCAAAACCCTTTAATAATATATTTTCTATGTTTTCATCTTTATTAAACTTTATAATAATATGACCATTTGGTAATAATACTAAACCATCACTTTTATTATCTAAATAAAGTTTATTTTTTTGAGTATTATTATTTACAGTATTTGTATTGAAATCACCTTCTACTTTACTAATAGTAATATTATTTTCATCTACAGGAATTATTGAATTACCTTCATTACTAGAAATATTATTTTCATTTCTTTTAGTACCTTTTAATGTTTTATTTAACATATTATCTAAAGCTTTAATACTTTCATTATTGTTATTGTTATTTATGTTATTTTGAAATGCTTCTCGTTTATAAAGATGTTCTTTATATTTAGTATGACAATGGTAAATAACAACCACTAAAATAATAACTACAATTAAAAAATATGTTAAATTATTACTTTTAGTTTGTTTATTACTTTTAGTACTTTTATTATTCATATTTTTATTATATAAATATACTTAATATTTTATTATTACTATTATCTTATAAAAATATTAAAAATTTAAAAATAAAAAACATTTTTTATTTATTATTATATTTATTCATTTTAATCTCTAGAGCAATAAATGTGTTCTTTTAATGGTTCCCATCTATGCGATTTTTTAGTTTCACACGGTGTAACACTTAATTCATTATTAAAAATACCAATACAATTTTTATTTTTTTTTGATTTAATTAAATTAAATGGATAATTAACAATTGCTGGTAATGTCTTATTGCTTAATATACCTTTTTCTAAATTATTTTTATACATTGAATCATTAGTTATATTTACTAAATCAAATTTTTGTTGATCACTATCACTACCTTGGTCACACTTTTCTAAGTTATAAGTACCATTTGAGTTTACAGATAAACATTTTTCAGTATCATTATCTTTATTTAATTTAACTAAATAATCATCTCCATCTTTATTTTTTTCTATAACTAATTTTGTTCCATTTTGAAGAGAACGAATAGAATTAAACTCTTGTTGAGGCATATTAAATTTATTAAGATTATTTAAATATGCTAGTTTGTCTTTAATAGATTTAATTATTGTGTTACTATCATCTATAGCGTCTGTACGTTTTTGGTCACTATCTATGTGTTTTTGATTTATAGCATCATTTATTTTTTTATAATATTCAATATTATTTTTATATTTTTTATTTTCTTGGGTTGTTACATAATCTTTTAAATCCTTTCTGTCTTCTTTTAACTTCTTAATTCTACAATTTATTTTTTCTTCATGAGATATAGTAGGATCAGTATATGTATCTTCATCACAAACAACATCTTCAAATGCTTCAATATTATTTCCTCTTTTCTTTTTACAATAGTCTGTTACAATAAAGAATATTATTAATATAAATAGTAATCCTATTATATTATTTGATTCCATTTTCAAATTAATTTAAATATTAATTTAAATATTAATATTAATTATTTAATACTTATATATAAATTAGATTATTATTTTTTTTTCCATTTGTCTTTATTAAATCTTTCTCCTAATTCATATTCATAATTATGGTCTTCTGTTCCAGTACAAATTACACATTTTTCTCCCCTTTTCCCTTTTCTACCATTAAATCCCTGTGGGCCTCTTTCTCCAATAATGTTATTTTTATATGATTTCATAGAATTTAATGCTATTAAAAATATAATATTTAATAAAAATCCCAATATTATCCACTTAAAATAATATATAGATTGTGATTTATCCTTTACTATGTTTTTAAAATTATATATATAATCTGTAAAAAATATTACAAGTATACCAATACCTATTATTAAACATGCACAAAATATTATTGTATATTTTTTAAAATTATTTTGATTAATATTATCTATTTCGGCACTCATTTTTATTTTAGACTTTTATTTAAATGAAATATATTAAAATATTATTTTTTAATTATAATATATTATATATTTATATATTATCTATAATCTAAAATCTAAAATCTATATTCTCCAAATTTTTAATTAATTAAAATGACTACTAATGTCAAGATAGAAGATATTACTGAAAAACATATAAATGATGTTAAAACAGAAAAAAATTCAACTAAAAACTTAATAAATGATAAACTAGATAAATTATTACTAGAATTAAAAATTATTTCAAATATTAAAGAATATGATAAAATATGTGTGCGTGATAATATTATGATTGATACACCATATTTACTTCAATCTGTTTCTAGAACTTATAATGGTGATAGCAGAGAAAAATCAATTAAATATATTCAAAAAATAATAGATGATATATTTGAAATATTGGATAATTTACTTGAAGATGCTAAAAACCCCCTTCCTACTCATGCATCTATTCATTATTATTCAAACAAAAGTCAAATGGAAAAGGTTGATTTTAAAGATGAAACTATCACAATTTACCAAAAAACAAATCAAAACTTAACTGAATCAATTAGTGGTCTCCAGAATTTGAAAATAACCTATTTAAATGATATATCAACAACAGCTAAACTAGATATGTTAATTGTAAAAATTCAAAACCGCATCAACAAAATTAATAGTATGATGGTTTTAAAAAATTAAATTTTTAATTTTTACTTATTTTATAATATATTTAAGTTACTTTTTATTAATATTCATATGGTTCATAATTATTTTGAAAGTATGTTTATAATTTTTGTAATATTTTCGTTTTGTTTATTAATTTTGGAATCTAATTCATATAATAAAATAGAAGTATCATATGATATATCATCTGATTTTTTTATAATATCATATTTTACAGTAATTAAAAAAACAAAATTTGTTATTATGAATAATATAATAGTTATAGAAAATATAACTAATAATTTATTAGTATTTGCTTTTGCTAACATTTGATTTATTTGATTATTTATATATATATATATATATATATTAATTATAAATAGTAAATTGTTATAATATTATATATTATAGATTAATAAACAATATATAATATATAAAATACAATTATGTCGTATAGGCAAGTTAATTTTCTTCATATGTTGTTGTTGGGTCCCACAATGATATATGCGGGTAGTTTAAGTAAAGAACAGTTAGGAGATACAAAAAATAAATCGATTGATGCTGTATTTAGTTCTATTATAGTATTTGCTCTTTTTATTCCATTTATAGTAACAAATCGGTTTCTAGGTAAAATATTTAAAACATCTAATGATGCGAATAATACAGATAACCCAAATGAAACAAGTAATAATGATAATAAATTAACGAATAGAGATTGGATACTTTTAACACATTATTTGGTGTTTTTTGGATTATTTCTTTATATAGGAAGTAGAGGAAGAAAAATATCAAAATTCTTACAAATTATTTCTATTGTTATAGGTGTTTCACAAATTGTATCACATATGTATTATTTATTTAAATAAGATTAAGTTAATAAAAATATATAAAATAATTTTATATATTATAAATAATAACACTAATTATATAAAACAAATAATATGACTACTAAAATAAAACCAAAGACAATTCACTTTAAAGATTTTCCTGACTTTAAACCTAATTTAACACCAAAACAAATATTTCAATTAGGTTCATTTGGTGGAACATATTGGAGACCTATTCATAAAGATAAAAAAACCAATAAATATAAATATAAAGACCAACATAAAGAATTCCCCGCTAGTTGGTGGAAGGGATTAACAGGCAATCAACTTACTACTCCTTTTGAAAACTATGATAAATCCCTAAATACATATAAAGTTAAAGTTGGAACAACCCTAGAATTTTGGATAAAAAAAAAATGGATAAATGATAAATATGACCCATATGGTTGGGTTCAATGGTATTGTCGCTTTTATCAAGGCAGACGTTGTGAAGATGATAAACGTCAAATAGATAGATGGAAAGGTATTGCTAGTGAAAACGGACGCTTTCGTAAGTGGTTAGTAACAATGATATTAAAAAAATCCAATTCAGAACAAAAATATAATAATTTCAACGTTTCGCCAAAAATACGACAAACACTTCAACATTGGGGATATCAATTAACGAAAACTGATTTTGATAAAGAAATTAAAAGTCGCAAAAAATAATTCAAAACTTTAAAATAAATATAAGATTAAACTATAAACCTTTAAAATAGTATCTGAATTTGAGTAATTTACTTCGATGTTTCTTTGTAAAGTCCCGATATAATTTGTCCCATTTATCACACCATTCGTCGCGTTTATAATTACTCATATTCATAATATAATTACTAGATGAAATATATGGTCTTCGCATTGTTGCTCCACCTGATACAAAAAAGACCATATCCATTACATTCTGATACATAACCCATTCATAACTATCACAACTAAATTCCATAAACCATTTAAATCCCTCTTTTGGTGCGATTCCACTTAAATTCATATAATTACCAACTACCATAAGACGCAAAATATGATGTAAATAACCAGTATTAAAACCATTGACTATTGCGTCATCAACTGGGACACTGCCCGTTTTACCAGTATACCATGCTTTAGTTAATTTTGTAGTATTACCGAAATAATTTACTTTATTAAAATCATAGTATATGTAACAATAACGTTGATATTCTCTCCAAAATAATTGTCTAATATATCCTTCATAACTGTTTAGAGGGATTTTCTTTTTATATTTTTTAATTATATCAACAATATCATTTGGATTTATTAATCCAATATTTATTGAACTAGATAGAAGTGAATGAAATAAGAAGTTTTCTTTATCGTCAATATGGTCTTGATAATCACCGAATAATTTAAATCGTTTTTCAATAAAATCCAATAACCATTTTTTCGCAGTAGTGTGTGAAATAGGATATATAAATTCAGCTAGATCACTATTACCGTAATTTTTAGGGAAATGTTTTTCTACATATTGAATGGCTTCTTTTACATATTTTAAATCTGTTTTATTACTAGGAACTGGGGGTATTTTCATATCTTTAGGGAGTTTTTTTCTATTTGATTTATCTTGTGATTTAACACCAGGTAAAATATTAGTTTCCTTTTTACTCCACATATAAAATCCATTAAAGAAGAATTTATCTGTTTTCTTTCTATATTTTAAATGATGTTCTGTTTTAAGTAGAAAATTAGGGGAATCTAAAACTGTTATATCACCCTTTAATTTTAATATATCTAGTTTATTAATTGGGTCAAACATTTTTATTTCAACTCCCTTTTTTAGTTTTAATGGACTATTAAATTCGAGATAGGAAACATTAAACTTGTTTTTTTTTAAATAATCTAGATAGTACTTCATACTAGCACGATGTAATATTAATTTCTTCTTATTGTATTTATAATCTTTGAAAAAATGCGGATGTTCGTATAAAAGATATTCTTCTTTCTTATCTAGGTGTTTTTTATCAAACAATTGATTAGGTAACAATAAAAACATTGTTAATATTTAATATTTAATGTTTTTTATTTAATATTTATTATTTATTATAATATAATTAAATAAAAAAACATTAAATAAAAAACATTAAACATTATAAAGACATATTAAAAATCCTACCACAACTTTCTGCTAAATTATTAACATTTAATACAGTCATTACTGGTACTCCGGTAGGCATTTGTAGAGTAGATTGTATATTTACCATCATATCAATATCATTTTCAAAGGGAGGGCAAGCCATCACCGGAAAATGTGTATTCGCTGCTACAACACCACTTAATGCGTTGCTTTTACCAGCAACTGTAACCCAAATAACACGATAATAATTAGTATTTATATATTCTATAATATCTAAAACTAATTTTGTGTTTTTATGTGCTGAAGCAACACAATATCCTCCTATAATATTAGTCAATTTCATATATTTCATAATTTTATTTGCGTGTTTTATATCGATGTCAGAACCTATTAAAATCATTACGAATGGATATGATTTAGAAATTAAATTATGATAAAATAATGGTATAATTCTATGATGATTATTAATATCGTTGCCATATATTTTATCACATAATTCTTCTCCTGTAATTTGATTTACATTATAATTTATTTCACCACAACAAAATAATTTATAAAGTTTCTCATACATAATCATCATTTTATTTTTAATATCTTTTGGTATATCTGGTATTTTATAATCTGTTCTATTTCCAGTATGTTTCAAATGTTCTGCTATTTTATTAACAAAATTAATATCTTTTAGATAATTTCTAACAACATCTTTATCTAGGTTAACAATTTTTGTATCATTGATTAAATGATTATGATATGATTTTTTAATCCAATAACGCGATGAATCGGGGGTATGGATTTCATCAATTAAAATAATATTATCATTTTCATCAAATCCAAATTCATATTTGGTATCAACTAAAATAAGCCCTTTTTCACCAGATAATTGGCGACCTCTTTCATAAAGTTGTATCGCTTTTTCTTGAATAAAATCACTTTGTTCTCTTGTTAAAATATTTCTTCTTACTATTTCATTTATAGAAATTGGTTCATCATGTTCATCTTTTGTTGTTGGTGTAATGATAGGTTTATTAAATTGTTGGTATTCCTTTAAATTATCTTCAAGTCTTACGCCACAAAATACGCGTTCTCCGTTAGAATATTGTTTCCAACAACTTCCAGTAATATATCCTCTTACAATAACTTCCAATTTAATAGGCCGACATTTCTTTACAAGCATATAATTATCGTGATGATTTAAATAGTGATTATCAATTATATTTCTAGTGTGTTTAAACCAATATGATGATATATTTGTTAAAAAATATCCCTTGTTATTAATACTACAAATATTATAATCAAAAGCACTACATCTATTACTAGTTAAAAATAAAATAAAATCCTTGTTTTCAACTTCATTGCGAACATTATAAATATCACGTACTTTACCTTGATGTTCTAAAGTTAACCTTATTCGATTATCAAAATTAATAGCATCAAATTTAAATTTATTCATATTTATAAAATGAAATAAATACTATAATAATTTACAATTGTAACTATTTAAATTAAAAAAATTATAATATAATGAAATTATATTTAAACAAACTTTAGTTTATAAATAATAAATAAAATATAAATTAAATGTATTTATAAATTTATAAAATTATGACTTCAAATCAACAATTAGTGACAGAGCTTTATGCTAGCAATAAAAAATTAAATGAAAAAGTACAAAATCTTTCTCGTAAAGTAGAAACTGATAACAAAGAAATGTTAGGACAATTAAAAGAATTAAATAGCAGTATGAAATGTCTTTTATTACAAAATAAAAAATTAATTGATAAAATAGATAAAGATAGTGATAGTGAATTAAAAAACAAATTTGAATCAAATAAAGAAACAATGAGTAAACTACTATCATCTATTAGTAAAATTAACAAGAATAAATCGTAATGATGATTCATAATAAATTATTACTAAATAAATAAATTTAAGTATCCTATATATAAATATTTATATTAAACTTAATCTATACTTTTTAATAATGTTTTTTTTTGATATCGAAACTACAGGTCTTCCTAAAAAAGATAAAACGTCTAAAGATAAATACTTTCCACCAGAAAAATTAGAAGCATATAACCCGAGTAGAATTGTTTCTATATCTTGGATAATTTATGATGATGTTGGTAATTTAGTAAAAAAGGAATATTATATTGTTAAACCAGATGGATTTATTAGTCATCCTAAAGCACTCGAAGTACATAAAATAACTTACGAAGAAGCAGAGAAAAATGGTATACCAATAATTGAAATATTTAAAAAAATGAAAAATGATTTAATGAATGAAAATACTATAATAGGATATAATGTAAAATTTGATTGGAATATTACACGTTCGGAAGCAGTTAGATATAATGATTTAGAATTACTTGAAAAATTAAACACAGTTAATGTTGAATGTAGTCAGAGAGTAGCAATAGATAATATACCAGATTTAGTATGTAGATATAAATTTTATCCTAAAATGGAAGAAGTTATAAGACATCTTTTTACTAATAAAATAGGCGAAACATTTAATACAAGTCATATTGCTTTAGATGATACATTTCAATGCGCAAAAATATATTTTTACATAAAAAAAAATATAGTTTTAAATAATTTATAAAATTTTTATTTATTTTTATTTTTATTTATTTATTTTTATTTATATTTATTTATTTATAATGGTGTCATAATTTTACCATAAATATCACCATAATTATCTTTAAATTTAAGTTGATAGTCATCGCTCATAAATGAATCGTATTTAGATTTTAAAATTGTTTCAAATACGACTCCTACAATTACATCTTGTAATTCAATTTTAAATTGATCTTTTTTTCTAATATTAGGACTTTCCTTTTCCCTTTTAGATTGATAATAACGATGAGTTATATTAACAGCATTATCACCTTTAAACCTACAAGAAATTGGAATATCTTTATCAATCTCAAAGCGTTCGTGGGGAAGAATAGTTTGAATTCTATTTTTTCTATATAAATCATAAATATTATTAGAATATGTATTAATAGCTTCATAAAATTTTTTAAATAAAGCATTATATTTTCCTCCTTTACCATCTAATCTGGTGTCGCTATCATAATATTTATAAAAATCTTGAAACAATTTTGTTCTTTCACCTTCATCCTTTTTAGTAAACAAAAGTTTAAGAAAGAGTTCATAAAACAATTTTCTCTCATTTTCTGGTGTAATTACCATACTACAAGAACTTCTCAAATCACAAATATATTGATATTGGTTATTAATTATTTCTTGATGTATACGATTGGAATATTTAATAATAATACCCTTTTCTCCTTGTGAAGCATTTTGTTTTGTTAAAATATCAGTAATAAAACTTTTAATATCAACTCCTGTAGGAATAACATAGTATTGCGGACCTTGTATAATACCACAACCTATATTGTAAAGAAATGATACAACATCATCTGATTTATAATAATTAATATGCGATACTATTAATTTTGTTTTAACAAATTCTTGTAATTCTTCCCGTTTTTCTTCAAAATCAGAAGTTGGAAGTTCTTTCAATTGTCTATTAAATAATTGAAATTCTTCTTCTTTATCTTTAATTTCATATGCTGATATTAAATGAATTTCATTTTTAAAAACTGTTGGAAATGGTGTAAAGTTTAGTTTCATTAGAAAGTTAAAGCAAAATCGAGTTTTTGGATTAGTTTTACTAATATCAAAAAACTTAGATAATCCAAAACCTACCTCATCTAAAGTTTTAAAGAAAAGGTCATAATGTGTTTCTGTTGAATCATATGATGTTTCTGCGTTAAATGTACCAGATGTTCTTACTGTAATAATTACACCATTTTGAATAACAAGAATAATATTAGTTCCATCTTTAATTTTTTCAATAGATATAATATCCTTAAATGTTTCTTCAGATTCAACATCATATTCTTCTGTTGTTCCATCTTCTGTTCTTTTAATAAGATTATGTTTAAAATCAAGAATTTTAAATGTTTTAGAACAAAATGATAATGTAAATCCTTCTTTTTCATAATACCTTTTTGATAAAACAACTACATTTGTTTTAGTATCGACTTTAAACCTAGTATTTTTCTCTTCATATAAATATGTTCTTAAATAATCAAGAAATGTATTAAAACCTTTTTTCGGATCACATTTTTTCCCTTCTCCCAAATTAGTATATTTTAAGTGAGCTTCAATAATCGCATTATAAAATTCTTGTACTTTTTCTATTTTTGCTGGTTCATCAACATGTGAAAGATTACTACAATCCTTAATAGCAGGGTCAATAGGTTGTTCTATAAGTGGAATACTCATTTTTTGTTAGAAAATAATAATTTAAGTATAAATGAAATAAAATTTCAATTTTATTTGATTAAAATATAAATAATACTATAAAAATAAGTATTTAGTTACAAATAGATTAATATCAAATATGATATGAATATAGTAACTAATATTGTTTTAAATTTAGTTTTTAATAGTATTTTATATAATCTAGTATTATTAATGTTTAAACACTTAAAACACTTACTTTCATTCAACTTACCTACTATATTACTTAATAATAAAATCTCAAATGTTAATATAAAAAGTAATATAAAACTATAAATTCCACCTAATATTGGTATTTTAACTAAATATTTATTACAAGGTATAATAACATTTAATATACAAAACAAAATCATAAATAAACTTATGTATTTTAAAATAGATATTTTCCGTGATTTATAATCCAAATTACATTTATTTTCTTTTAAACAAGATTGATATTTTTTAATTTTCTTTGTTAAATTATAAATATAATAATTATAAATTATAAGAAGTGAATAGCATAATAGTTTTATAATGGTAATGTTTTTCATTTATGTTACTAATAATAATAATAATAATCTAATATATAATAACTTACTATAATTTGTTATAATTATAATTATAATATATATTATATAAAATAATAAAATGTTTGACTTCTTTGAAAATGATAAGAATGATGATTTTTTTGAAAGTTGTGATATAGAAATGAAAGAAATTAATGACTTATATAATAAATGTGAAAATTTACATAATGAAAATGAAATAATTAAAAAAAAAGAAAATGATATATATATGGTTTATATTATGTTTAATGTAGTAATATATATGTTAATTATTGGTTCTAATATGAAAGAATATTTAAAAATATATTATATAGAAAAAATGTTTCCAAAACAACAAGAAATATATATAGATAAATTTTATAATGTAAATATGTTAGATTAATTTATTTTTAATTAATTGATTTTAACTCTTTTATGAATTCTTTTTGTTGTTCCATATTATTTTGTATTCCTGTTAATTTACGAATTATACTATTACAACCTGGAGTAAATATATTAGTAATTAAAGCATCTTCCGTTTTATATTTAGATGATTTCATATTAATAATTATTTTTTCTTCCAATGGATGAATTCTCTTATAACCAATATAGTCTAATTCTGGTTCTTCAGTATCACAAAATTTATTAAAGAATGATTCTTGAATAATATTACCTAATGTATCATTTTCATTAATAACAATAATTTGAAATCCATCAGGTATATTAGATGACGGGCTAAATTTAATAATATTATCATTATATGATTTAACATTAATAAGAAAATTTTTAACTTTATCAATCAATGATTGATTACCCCTATGAAATATAACTAAAGGCGGTATTACACCAATACTTTCTAGATGAAACACAAAATGAGTTGGTTCTCCTTCATCATTTTCATAATAATATCTTTCCTTTAATGTTGTATTAAAATATCGTGATAATTGTTCATTTGTTTTAGGAGTTAATTTTTTTTCTTTCATATCTGCTAGTTCGTTTTCAATATATTCTTTTTCTGCTTTTTTTGCTTTTTCTTCATTGACTTTGTATGAATATGAAATACTTGCAACAGGGCTAAATCTACTATTTTCTTCTCCCTGACTTAATACAGCCTTTGCTTTAAGGTGAAACTTAATTTTTTTACCTTTGGAATTGAGCAATTCTTCTTTATAACTGTCTAATTTATAATTAATAATATTATAACTTGGTTTTAATTTTGTAATTGTAATGTAATCTCCACTTATTGGATCTTTGGGAAATATATTTTCAACTTCTTTTTCAGATAAATATTTGTTAGTACTAATTTGTAATATTTTAAAATCTTTACTAGTAACGAATTTAGGGAAATTACTTTCATTACTTACATCAATAATAAACTCATAATCATCTATTTTAAAATTAATATTTGGAATATGAATAGGAATCATACCTATTCTATGACAAATAATTTGATTATTAAGAGCAGTATCATTTGTAATAATATTTACATCATTTTTTTCATATGGTTCAGTTCTAAATCCAAATGATTTAGTTTGTGATATCATTGTTCTTCTAATCGCATTTAAAGTACTAATATCAATATTTGTTATTTCAAAATTAACATTAGTATTAGTTTTATCCCAAGTTTTAGTATATGGATATTCTATAGAAGAAATATAGTTTGTAGACATCTTTAATAAATTATATTTTATTAATAATAACTTATATTTTAATAACTATATAGAATTATATAATAAAATTAAAACTTTTTTAAATTCAATTTTATGTTTTAATATTTTTTATGTGTTTATATAATTTTATAAATATGTATCTAAAATCTTTTTAAATAAATTTTAAATATGTCGTTAAAAATATAAAATAAATTTAATTAAAAACTATAAATATAATTTTAATTTTAATAAATATTTTAATTAAATATTTTTAATAAAAAAAGTATTAAATAATGAGTAAAGATTTTATATTTTATAGTAATTATTGTCAACATTCTAAAAAATTGTTAGATATGTTAAGTACAAATAATATGTTAGAACATTTTGAATTATGTTGTGTTGATTCAAATGATGTTCAATTACCAGATTTTATAGAAAGTGTTCCTACATTATATATAGTTTCTCAAAAGAGAGTATTGATTGACGAAGGGTTATTTCATTATATAAATATTAAAATCAACAAAAATCCAGCAAATAATCAATCGCCACAACAACCACCTCAATACACACAACAACAACCACAACAACAACAACAACCACAACAACAACCACAACAATCTCAAACACCTCAAAACATACAACCACAAACTTCTAATGATGATAATATTTCTGGATATTTTAATAAAGAAATGGGTGGAAGTTATTCTGATAATTATTCCTTTTTAGAAGGTAATCAAACAATAGAACATTCTTATTCATTCTTAGGAGGTAATACAGACCAATCACAATCACAACCAGAACAACAAACACAACAACAAAATCCTAATATTATTTCAGAACAAAAATCTAGTAAAGGAGCATTAATGGATAAAGCATATGAACAAATGATACAAGAAAGAGGGTCTGATATGCCTAAAGCAATAGGACAAATGAGAGTTTAATTATGCGTAATAATATTTTTTTATTTTTCTTATAGTAATAATAAATTAAATTAAATTAAATTTTTAATTATTATTCTAATCTTTCATTTCTAATTTCTAATTTCTAATTTCTAATAAATCAAAATGGATAAAACATATATTGATTATTTTAATTATTATATAAAACAATTTCTAAATGAAATTATATCTTATTTTCCATATACAAAATCTATGATTTTGGAAAACTACCGAGCTATATTAGAAGGTACTGATGATAAAAATGATCTATATGTCAAATATTTTATGACAAAAGCAAATCAACATTTATTCTCAATCGCCAAAAAAGATGTGACATTATTTGATAATAAGGTATTATATTTAATAGAAGGTGTGAATTTCCACGATTTATGGAATTCTAGCGACTCTAATGATAATAATAAACAAGCAGTTTGGAAATATCTACAACTTCTTGTTTTATTGGGTAGAAAATGTGTTCCTAATAAGAGTGAAATAGTATCTATGTTAGAAAGAGTTGGAGGAACTATTGAAGCACCTGACCCATTAGATAAAACTCTCGAAAAGGAAGAAAAAGAGGAAAAAGAAGAAACATCTGGATTTGGTAGTCTTCTTAAGGGATTGGGAGATTTAACTAAATTAGGTAAAGGATTAGGTGGTGGTGGTAAAGGAGGATTAGACCTTGGTGGTTTAGGAGAAGGTCTTGGTGGAATTATGAAAATGGCTCAATCATTATCAGAAAGTCTTAAAGATGTTGACTTATCTAAACTGCAAGAACAAATACAAAATGTAGATGAAGATGATGTTAATAACGATGAAACTGAGAATAACAATGATGATGATAATAAAGAATCTTCTAGTAATAAATCAGAAAAAAAATCCAGTAATCCAATTAATGATATGTTAGGAGGTTCATTATTTAGTGATTTAGCAAATGAAATGGCTAATACTTTTAATTTTGATGAAATAGAAGCAGAAAGTGATAATGGTGTACCAGATATTGGTAAAACTCTTGGTAATTTTATGAAAGGAGATAATCCTGCTAAATTTATGAACCTTATTAGTAAATTTGGAAGTAAATTAGAAAGTGATGTAAAAAGTGGAAAAGTTAATCAAAAAGATATTTTAAGTCAAACTTCTAAAATGATGGGTAATTTAGAAGATGCTGGTGTTTCTAGTGAAGAAATTCAACAACAAGCATCACAAATGTTTGGTGCTAACTCCCCACAAGCAAATCGTGTAAAAAACAATATGAGAGGTCAACACGCAAGAGAACGTCTTCAAAAGAAATTAGCAGATCGTAATAAAGATAAATAAATTTATCTTCTATTATTTATTCTTTTAATTTTTTTTCTTTTAGTTTTTACTACAAAAAATATTATTAATACTAATAATACTAGAGAACCTATAGATATACCTATTATAGCACCTATTGATAATTTATTACTTTTTTCTGTTTCTGTTGTATTTATTGCTCCTGTTGTATTTATTTCTCCTGTTGTATTTATTTCTCCTGTTGTATTTATTTCTCCTGTTGTATTTTGCATTAAATTAGGTTCTAATTCTGCTACTGCTTTAATAAATTGATTTATTAAAACACCTATATCAACATCTGCCATTTCTAAATTATTATTAAATCTTTCTAATTTGTTTTTTGTATTTTTAAACTTTGATATTTCTGTATTTGTGTTTGATATTCCAGCATTTATTTGTTCCATATCTCCGTTTAAAAACAAATTAGAAATTTTTATATGATCTTCATAATCCCCAAATTCTAGATATGTTTCATTTATTTTTTTAATTAATCTGATATATATATTATAATAGAATTTAATTGTTTCATATTTTACTTTATCATCATTATATTTATCTAATAATTTATCTTCTAAATCAATATCTATGATTAATTCTTTTTCTTCTAAATAATTATCTATATCTTCATTAACTAATCTATCAATAAAATTAATAAATAAATATTTTAAACCAAAATTATATCCTGAATTATTTTTATAATTATTAAATTTTTTGATATTATCTTCATTATCAAATTCAGTGTTTTCATCTAAAACTAAATCGTATGAATAGCCAATTTCCTTTTCCTTTTTAACAAAAGTATAAATATTTTTATTTATTTTTTTAAATATTATTTTATCTCCTTTAAACGGAATATCATATGTAAATATATAGAATATACATATAATTTTAAATAAATTATATTCATAATTATTCTTTTTATAAATTAAATCTATATATTCAATTTGTTCTTTACAACAAGTTTCTGCATTATATTTTTGAATATCAGTTGATAAATCAAAATAATTATATACTTTATTAATATTTGTTTTTATTTTTTCATTTATATTAAATATTACATTTTTATTAATGTTTTTTGAATTAATTATTTTATAAAATTCCATTTTATAAAATAACATTATAACGATAATATAACCCATATTTAAATATTCATCCATAACTCTTACTATATTAGTATTCAATTTAAATCCATATTCAGTACTTGCTTTGTATTTACTATTACAAACTAATAATTTTTTATTTATATCACTATATTCTTTATTTGCTTCTAAATCATTATCTGGAAATCTTTTTTTTAACATATGTAATAAGTATAAATACTTAATACAACTTTCATAACCTACTGTATTTGTTTCATTATATTCATCAGTCATTATATTTTTGAATTCATTTACAGCATTATATATATCATTATTATTTTTATCTAATATATTGTTTAATGTATTTATAATAGGATTACCATTTTTTTTAGAGTATGATTCATAATTTACTATTTTAAAATTATTATTATCATCTTTTTCAGTTTTACTAATTATTTCTGATAATTCTAATTTTCTAATAATAACATCTATAAAATATTCATAACCATACTTCTTTGGCTCCATCATAAACATTGGTTCATAATGATAAAATTTATTATAATCAAATACATGACCATATAATTTAAATTTATTTTCTATTTTTAATTCATAATTTTCATTAACTTTTTTAAAATAAAAATCACGAATTGATGTATCTACTTTAGAATCATCTAAAGTTTCACAAAATTTATTATTATTACTATTACTATTTTTTATCTCACTTGTTTCATTATTTAAAAAATGTTCTTTATTTGATAGTAATTTTTTTTTATGTTTACGCATTTTAAATAAATGTTTTCTTTTTTTAATAGGATTATTAACAGAATTATATTTATCTGTAAAAGAAGAAATACTATTTTGAGAATTAGAAATTTTATTTGCACTATACTCAGAAAATTGTAAAGACATTATTATTAAAAATTTTATAAATTATATATATATATATATTAAAAATTTTATAAATTATATATATATATTATAAAATTTTTTTTTTATTATCTATTTTTTTGTTTTCTATTATTCATTTTCCATAAACGATTATAAAAAAAGCCATATTTCTTTATTAAAAATATACTTATTATTAGACATATTAAAAAAACAACACCTATTATAATAAAGGGTATTGCCATTTTTTTTTTCTCTTTCTTTTTTTCATCTAGTTTTTGTTGTACATAATCTAAATCAATAGATGTTCCTTGTGATATAATAGTATTTACAATATCCTTACTTTCATTTAAACATTTTTTATATTTAGAATTATTAGATTTAAAATATTTTGTAGTATTTTCATGATTTATTTGAAAAATTAAGTCTTCTATTATAGAAGGTAAATCTAGTTCTGCTATTTTGTTTTCACTAGGATCACTAATAATATCTTCTAATAATTCAATAATACCCTTTAAACATTCAGAATATAAATCCATTCTTTCACTATTAGCTTTACTGCTACTTCTTCCAAAAGAAATCATAATTTGTATTTAATAAACAACTATATTTTTATAAATTATATCATATATATATATATTATTTTTATAATTTTATTTTTATAATTTTATAGTAATATTTATTTAGTTTTGAATTTTTATAAAAAAATAACAAAAGATAAAAAATATAATTAAAATGATACAATATAAATATTATAACAATTATAATTATTATAATATTTTATTTAGTACATACGCTTCGTGCTTTATCTTCTATAAATGAAATAAATTTTCCCAAATTTCTACCAGAAATATAGAATTCGCAAGGTCCTTGAAATTTCATAGAATAACCCTCACCACTTAATGCTACTGAACGGAACCAAGATTCTCGACTTGGTTTAACAATATTATATTGTATATCGCCATCTGAACATAAAAATAAACCACCATCAACTAAATGTTCTTCATTTTTTTTTAAAGTAACTTTTTTATAAGGACCATATGATTTTAACCATATCATACCAGGGTTATCATACCTACTATCTACTTGCAATACAGACAAAAATATACTAGTTCCTAAAAAAATATTTCTTCCTCTAAATCTGGTATCTGGTGGTGCTATATTATTTGTTGCACTCAAAAAAGCATGACTAGATGTAATTATTTTTTGACCAGGATAAATCATAAGAGGTAATATATCTCCAGGTAAATGAGAAGCAAGTACTAATTTGCTACCTAAACTAGTTGTTCCAGTAAATGTATTGAGAAACATACTAGTTGTACCAGTAAATGCTCTTCGTAAACCTTTTAATACACCTCCTTTTGAACCAGTATGCATTTTTATTGTTTCATTCATTCTATTATAAGAACCAGCTTCCGCAAAAACAGATTGATCTTTTTCTAAAATTATGTGTAGCGTAGCGAATGATGGACCATTTTTGATATCAAAATTGGGTATATTTTTATTTCTAAAATTTTTCTTTTTTGTTATTTTTTGATTCCTACTTTTATTCTTACTAGATTTAATTTTACTTTTTTTAGACATTAGATATTATAAAATAATATATGAATTTTTAATTAGATTATATATATATAATATTTTTATTATTTTTATTTATAATATATTTTTACATTTAATATATTTTTATAAATATAATATATTACAAATTAATATATTATATTTTTATAGTAATATTTATTATTTTTTGAATTTTGATAAAAGATAATAAACCATAACAAATATAATTAAAATGACACATCGTATAGTAAATTTAAATTTAAAACCAAAACCTGAATTCACACATAATATTGGTTCATTAATTAGAAATCCACAGAATGATACAGATTATGGCGTATTTATCAAAAAATTAAACAATAATTTATTTTTTTTCAGATTACAAGATGACCATCTTCCAGTATTTAGTAAAACAGATATCATTCCTAATCTAGTTAAAACAGGAACTATAAATGATATTAATCACGAAATAAATAACAATAATAATAATAATAACAATAACGACAACAACAACAACAACAACAACACAAATATAGATTGTGTTAAATTAAAGAAAGAATTGCTTAAATATTACAGAACTCGTAATCTGGATAAAACAGAAAAAATACTTTTAAGCGATATTATGACTTTTGCTTTTCCAAATGGTATTCCTCATTATAATACAGATGTACCTCTTTCTAAAAACGAAATCATAAAAACTAATCTTAATAACACTCTAGAAGAAAAAAACGCATTTTTACTTCACACACCTTTTGATTCAACTCTAAATCATCTTAATGAAAAAACTTCTTATATTATAGAAAAAACACCCACTGGAGTTTGGATAGTAAAACCATCTCCTAATTTAGAAGATAGTAGTTTTCATTATTTATTTTATAATGATAAATCATTACCCAATTTTGGTGGTATATCGCGTATGGAACATTCGCCTGAAAAACAGTTAAATGAAGATACTTATAACAAATTATATGATATATTTAATAAATCTTCTAAATTAACAGAATTAAATTATAATGGTGAAATAGTAAAAGTTGATCCAGAAACAAAATCAGTTTTATTACCAGATTTACATAAATTCAAAGAATATTCTCCAAAGTTAGATAAATTATTAGAAACAGAAGAATATAAGAAATATAATGTGAATAACAATACACAAACTAATATCGAATTAATAGATTTAAATAATGATAATGATGATGAATATCATTCTCCAACAACATTAGAACAACAACACCAACAATGCCCAGCAATAATGCAAGGGGGTGGTAAGAGTAAAAAAGATATAGAAGTTATAGAAGAAATGGAGGAATATGATTTAGAAGAAGAAAATAGAAGACGCGAATATGAATTATTTAAAGAAGAAACAGAAGAAAATCAAACATCACTTAAGGACACTTTTGATGATTATGATAGAAAAATGATTAATCTTTTACAATCAAATAAATCTACAAAATCCAAAAAAACCAAATCCAAATCCAAATCCAAAACTAAAACTAAAACTAATAAACAAGCTAATAATGATAATAATAATTCTGAATTAGATACTGACCAAGAAACTGAAGGTGAAGAATTTGATTTTGAAGAGTTTGAATTTGATGAAGATGAAATTGAAGTAGTTGAAGTTATAGAGAAACAAATAATACAAGAAAAAGAAGAGAAAGATAAATTTTATAATGAAAATCTTCAAATTAGTGAATTAAATAAACTCTTTATTAATCAATATCCATTTTTATTGAGAACTAATGATTTGGTCATAAATTCTGTAAAGAAAAAAGTTAATGATTTTATGAATATTAAAAATAATATTATTATGAAACCAAAATTATCAGATGATGAAAAACAACAACAATTAGAATTAAATCCAACACATGATACTATTCGATACCGACCATTATTAAATCAATATGCAAATGGTAATTTAAAAAATAATTTACTTATACCATTAGTTATTCATAAAAAAAAGATATATATTGATGAAAATACAAAATATGATAGTGATAATTATAATGAACAATTTGTAAATTTAGAAAACTTTTATAATGAATTAAATTCATTCAATTATTTAATGGAATATAAGAAATATAATAAAAATAAAAAAGAAAATGAAATATATGATTATGAGAAATTCAATGCGCAAATGAGAACAATATTACAACCAGTAGACCACAATATTAATTTTAATGAAACAAATGGGGGCGATAAATTTAATATTTATAATATTAAATTAGGTACTCTTAATAAAGATATTAAAGAAATAAGCATTTCTGATATAGATTCTAAACATAAAAATAATAATAATATTTTAAAAAACAAATATGTGTCTAGTGTTGTTAATAAAGATGTTATGACCATAAGTTATTGTGCTAAACCATTTGTATGTCAATCATTTAATTCTAGTAATGATTCTACATATTTTAATACTAGTTTTCAAGAAACATTTAAATTTGTCCCTTTATATGATGAAAATAAAAATATAATAACAAAATTTTCAAAAAACGAAAAATTATTAAATAACGTACAAGTATATGAACCTACTCCTAATGAAAATACAGCTGAAAATATTAATGTTATAGGTTTTGTTAGATTACCATTAAATAAAATACATACTATTAAGAATAGTAATAGTAAATATAACATAGATATAGAAAAAATATATTCAACAGCATTAGAAGAATCTACAATAAAAGTGATTGAAATATCTAATTCTATTAATATTTCTGAAAATGATAATAAATCACTTTTTTTCAAACATACAAATAATACTGTTATTTATTTATTTACAAAAGATAAATCTACATCAAATGCATCATTTTTACAATCTATTAATTCTATAATACCTACATTTGACGAAATTATTGATTATTATATAGATGATATTAAAAAATCAAATAATAATAATTTAGTATATGAAATAATAAATCTCTATGGATATTCTAGAAAGGAATTGAATTATGAAGAAAAAAATACTATTGATAACATACAAAATAAATTATATGAAAAAGAGACATCTTATATTACTAATTTTTTTGAAGACTTAAAAAAAAATAAACGTTCTAAAGATGATAGCAAAGAAAAATCTATAGAATTTAGTATTAAAAACAATATTATCGAAGAATTAATGAAAATAAGTGGAAAAAAATATGTTGAATATAAACAAGAAATAGATAGTGACTTTGTGCGTTATTCGTGGATTAAAGGTGTTGATGAAGGTATTCATTTTTTAACATCTAATCTTTTAATTGAATATTATGAAAAGCAACATATTGATAACTATATTCAAGAATTAGACGGATATATTCAACAAACTGAAAAAGAATTATCAATCTTAAAAGCAACAAGTACTGATTTAAATAAAGCTACTAATTCAAATAAATGTGATGGTATTGGTCTAGGTAATGTTAAAATTGTACGTTATAATAGTAGAGAAGCTTTAGAAAATGATAATGGTAAAGAAGCTGTAGATAGAGAAGATAATTTAATAACAGTAGGTGATATTGCTATATTGGAGGAAGAAAGAGATGCTAAAGATGGTGAATCAAAAAATAAAAAAAAAGATACATTTGTATTTAAACGATCACATATAAATGGAACAGAAATGTGGATTGGTGAAACAAAACAATATCTTAAAAATTTAATTGAAGAAGAAAAAAACAAAGAACATACATTACAATTAGATCAAAATCATTATGATGAAAATAAAAATATGTGTCATTCTATATATTCCGATTATTTTAATTTTGATTTAGATAAACCAAATTGTTCTTTTGAATTAGACAAAGAAACATTTAAATGTCAATCCTTAGACCTTACTATTAATCAATCAAAAATAACAAAAAAAGAGGATTATCTTGAAAGTTTAAAAGACGAAAAACAATATTATAACAAACTAGAAGTAGAAAAAAACTTATTAGAAAAAGATATTAAAAAAACAAGAACTTCCATTTTAGATAAAAGTAGAAAGGAAACATCTATTACTAAAGATTTAATAGAAAAAGATAAAATTAATACAGAAATACTAAATAAAAATCTTTTAATAAGAAAGCCGTGTGTTCATTACAATATGTTAGATTATATAGGTAAAATTCGCAATACAACACCAGAAGAACTTTATAAATTTCACCAAATATTATTCAATACATATCATAACACAGACTATATACTTAATTTACACGAAGTTAATATTGATAATTTAGAAAAAGACGATGAAGATATACTAAAAAATAAAGATGGTGATATGAAATATCAAAAAAATCAAAAAATAGAATTTATTAAAAATCAACAAAATTATACTGTTTGTAATATTTGTAACCAAAATTTATTATGTAAACATTGGTTATTTGGAGTTAAACAATTAGAAACTAAAGGAGAAATTGATATAAACGAAATAGTAATTATTTATGGTAGAGAAAATAATGGAGTATATAATTGTAAAATTTGTGGAGAATATTTAGCTTCTACTGATACTTTAGATTTAGTTGATATTGGCCGTGGAGACCAAGGAAAAGTATTAGGAAAAAGAGAAGTTATGGAAGAAGATGATAATAGAATTAATAAAATTAATATAATTGATGATTATTTACATCAATTAGAAGTTGATAATAAATATGATTCTGATATTTATTTTAGAATGGAATTCTATGTTTATATGAAACAATTTTTAAATATTAAAGTAAGAAATGAAGATGAAAAGGAAATGATACTTTTTATTAAAACCCACGAATTTATAAAGAAGGAAGCACTTTATGCTCAATATAGAAAAGTACGAGGTGATTTAAAAATAAAACACATTCACACATTAGTAATCACTAAATTTAATAAATTAGTATGTGTTGATATAGCAGCAAGATTTCTTATTATTTTACAGACATCTAGGGGTGAATATACTATTAAAAATAATTATTGTAGTAGTAATTATATGGGGTTTCCATTAATTAATGATGTTAATGAAAATGCTGGTATTAATATGATACAATGTATGTTTAGACAATTATCTTTAAGACAAAAATATAAATTTTTAGAAAAAGGAATGGAAAAAATCTTTATTGATAGATTATTTTATTTTATTGAAAATGACGAATTTGTTAAAAATAAAATCAATCAAGCAATTAATGATAAAGCAGAGTGGATTTATAATGTACTTAATTTTGATTTATATGAAAATAATTTATGGAAAGATTTCCTTCCACATATGAAAGTTGCGTTAGATTGGAAACCTGATAAAAAACTACTTAAAAGTGAATTAAAAGAAATTAAGGGTTCTAACTATATAAAAATGTATGATGTTTGTCGTCAAAATTTATTTTATATGACATATCAGATTGTATTTTTAATAAATAAAGTCATTGATAAAGAAGATGTAATGAATAAATTTTATAAATCTACACAAATATCAAATAGTTGTTGTACTGATATATTAAATACAGTGGAAGATTACTACACATATTTTAAAAAAAAAAATAAAGATATTGCTACTATTATGGATGAAATTTCTCGTATGAATGAAAATAAAATTTATATGAATGATAAAACAGAAATGTTAATTCACAAAATTGAAACTACACTTAATATTAATAAAAAGATCAAAATATTACCACTTACTTTTAATATGAATGAAGAAGAAATTATGAATTACTTTTTAATTTTTATTGATGAAGGTATACATAAAGGTAAACAACACGTTTTTAATAATTATGGTATTTGTCTTCTTTCTAATAAATTAAAATCAACAATAGAAGATACTAAATATTCCATACACGAATTTAATAAATTGCGTTATATAGTATATCAAAAAAATATTATTAAATCTGGTGAAAATGAAAGTATAACTAATATTAATAGTACCAAATCTACTAAGTCTACTAAACAATACAATATAGAAGATATAGAGAGTAAAAGTGTAATTGATTTTAATGTTAAAGAAAATGCGGTTGTTTTACTAGATTATATATTAGATGTTTCTAAAGACCATAAGAAATTATCTATATTTCAAAATATTATAGGGTCTATTAAAGATAATATACAAACTAATAATACAGAAAATAATATATCAGTATGGGGTAGACTTATTACACAAACAAATGAAGATATTTCTTCTTTAATCAAGGGTATTACAAATAAGAAAAATGAAGTTAATGATTTAACAAAGGCCCTTATATCATTAGGAGAATACAATCAATTATATGAACAAGAATTAGAAAAAGGTTCTGCTAGTATTAATGCAAATCATTTTAAATATAAAAAGAAAGAGACAGAACTTAAAAGAAATTATGATTTTTTGCTTAATTCAATATTACAAATTAAACATTCTAAAATAAAATATGTAAAACGAATTGAAAATATTAGAGTTCAATACCAATATTTATATCCATTTAAAGATGAAAATACATTATTTGAAGATATGTATAAGATTGTTACTCTCTATAGAAAAGTATTTAAAAATATTAAAGGACAAAAAAACAGTTATATTACACCAGAAAATGTGTCTATTATATTTCATTATTTGTTAATACACTCATTGCTTATGATATTAAATAATTATAATAAAACAACAGATAATACTACATCTTTGTCTCTTAATAAAGTAAAATCTAGTATGCGGAAATTAAAAGAATATGATAATGAAGATGGTGGATATATGGATGGTGATGATTTTAATATTGTTAAAGAAAAGAAAAAACCAACTAAAAACACATTTTATGCGAAAAGTAGTTTTCTTTTATTATTTATTAAATATATTGTTAAAAATCAAGAACATTTTGATAATTTAACAAATAGTTTTATTTTAAAAGAAAGAGGTATTTTTGATGAAAAACATAAGAGGCGTAATCTTAAATTCCTTCAAATTCTTAAAACACAAGAAGGTATGGAAGAATATCGTAATATGGTTTTATCAAAATTACAACATGGTATGCTTCAATATGATAATCTTGAAAAAGAATTAGATATTTTAGGTATTACACAAGATGATGAATATGATAATAACATTGTAGAAAAAGATAATATAGATGACGATGAAGTTTATAATAAAGAAAAAAATCCTGATTCTTTTATGGATATTAATTTTACAGATGGTATTATAGTATATGAATCTGACGAAGAAGGGGCAGAAGATGCTGATTTTCTTGTTAGTGAAATAGACTAATTATTTATTATTATTTTTCATAAACTTTTTTTAATAAATAATATATTTTTATATATTAGATATTACCAGATATACTAAATTAAATTACTAAATTACTATATAATTATGATAAAATTACAAGATATTACATTTAAAGATTTAAAAGATGTTTCTAGATTAACATCACAATTAAGCGTTATGAAATATGTTGGTGATGGAAAAACATGGAATTTTAAAAAAGTGAAAAACTTCATTAAATATTGTCAGAAAGAAGCAAGACAAATTGACAAAGAACGCTCTAATTATTATTACAAAATCGTAGAAGATAATAAATTACTTGGTATTATTGGTTTTCATACCTTTCTCAAATTCAAAAACTATTATTTATCTGTTTATATCAATCAAAAATATCAAGGTAAAGGTGTTTATTCAAACGCTATGAAACTTTTATTAGAACGTGTTGCTAAACATAAACCTAATATTAAATATATTTTAAGTCTAGTATATGAAGATAATGAAAAAATGAACGCCATCTCTCACAAAAAATATGAATATAATGGTACTCTCATATTAAATAATTCAATTCTTAATGAATATAAAATAGCTGTAAAGAAAACATCCAAAAAGAACTCATCCAAAAAAAAATCAACTAGAAAGAACTCATCCAAAAAAAAATCAACTAGAAAGAAATCATCCAAAAAAAAATCAACTAGAAAGAAATCATCCAAAAAGAAAAAATAGATATGTTAGAACATTATTAAGTAATTAATTTTATTTATTTATTTTATTTATTTATTTGAAAATATATATAATATATAATATATAATATATTAATATTATTATATAAATAAATATTTATTAAATAATGCCTTCAAATAATAATAAACGTTTTAACAATAAAAAATCAACTTATAGTAGAAATAACAATAATAATAATAGAAAAAGAAAATCATATAGAAAGAATGATAAAATGGTTCATAGTTTAAAAACTATTTTATATGCTATGGGTACTGGTTTTATTTTATTTGGATTATTGAGCAAAAAACTTATAAATATTGTAGTTGATACAGATACTATATCAAAAATGTTACCAAAAGATGATACCGCATCTACTTTAGAATTAAGATTAACAAATTATATAAATAAAGAAATTAAAACTCAATTTATTGAACCATTATTTGATGAAGAAAATAGTTTTATAATAGACGAAATTAATGGAATAGAAGGATTAACACCTAACCAAAAAAACAGTATAAATCAAAATTTAGAAGAAGAATTACCAAATATTATTGATACATTTAAAATAGACATAGAGTCATTTAAAGATACAAAAATACAATTAGGAGCTAGTTTATTTGGAGTTTTGTTAAATATTAATTTACAATCTAAAATAAATAAAAATGATAATATTATTAATATAAATAAAAAAGCTGTTCAGTATTTTTTTAAAGATATTAAATTAGATTCCGATTATAAAGTTATACAAACTGAAATAGGTGGTTCATTATTCAAAGTATTGAAGTTGGTGTTATTATTATTAATAGGTAAAGAGAATTATAATAATTCTAACAATAGCAATGATAATGATGATGATTATATTATAGAATTAATAGAAGGCATTGGGATAGTAATTGAAGATTCTACTAAAAAAACATTGAAAAAATATGAAATAAAAACAATTGAAAATGGATTAATACCAACACTATTAACAAAATTAAATGATATGATAAATGAAGTATCTGGAAAGACATTACCCGATGAAATCAAAAATGAAATAGCAAACACATTAAAAACTGATATTAAAGATAGTATTAAAACTATATTAGAACAAGTGCCCAGTATACCAATTTTAAACAATTCCCTTACAAATACTATTACTTCTGAAGAAGAAGATGAATCTTTCATTAATAATTTTAATAATAATGTAGGTGGTAATAGTAATAATAGTAATAATGGTACTAACACTAAAACATTTTTTATAATATTATTTGTTATATTAGTCTTTTTATTAGGATTATTTTTAATATTAAAAATATTTGCAGAACCTCATATTGGAAATAAAATAGCATATAAAATAATAGTATCTATTTTTATTATTCCGGTACAAGTATTATTATTTTTAATATCAATTATTCTTATTATAGTATATAATAAAAATCTAGTAAAAAAAACATTCGGTTCATTATTACCAATTGATATAGAAGATAAAAATGATAATAATCAAGATAAAGTAGATTTATATCATAATGTTCTAAAACTTAATCCAGCAGTCATTTTATTTTTAATAGGAACAGTTATCTTTATGTTATTTAATTTATATAAAACCGGTATATCATTTATATTATTAGGTATATTATTATCTTTAGTACCTAAATTCAATAGTCAAATATATATACCCAAATCATTAAATTACGGTATATTACCTATAGTAGGTGGAATAATTTTAATTATTGGAAAATCATTAATAAATAAAACAAAAAAATAGATTTTTAATTTGAAATTTTTTATATTTTTCTTTTATATTTTTATATATTAATAGAGTATAATTTTATACTAGATATTATTAGATAATTATAAAGGGTATCAGTACAATATGTATTTTAATTTAGTAGTTGTACTTTTAATATTATTTTTAGTATTTCTTATCTTACAAGAATATTTTGATTATATACCAGATAAAGATTATACAGTTCCATTAATGACTGAAACTAATGAAACATTTAAAACAAAAAAACCTAAATATACAACTGATATAGAACCTGAAGAATTAACATATAAAACACAATATAAAAATACAATACCTTTAAACAGAGAAATGGATTGTTCTAATGTATTTTATGAAGAAATGATTAAAAAACCACTTAATATTAAAAATGAAAATATTTTTAGTATAACACAAGAATTAACACCTCATGAAATGAATTCTTATTTAAATATAGTTAAAAACAAAAATAATGAACAAATTATTGGTGCTAACAATAATAAAAAGGTATTTAATTTTTTCAAGAATGTCGATGTTAAAGATTGGGATGAAAAAATACTTTTAAAAGAAAATGAATATATTTTAAAAAAAGAACAAGTTTCAAAAGAAGAACTTAAAAAATTTATTAATGGCTCTAATTTAACGAATTACATAAAATTTACAATTATTAATTTTATCGCAGATATGAATACTCATTTTGAAGATACTGACTATTTTGAAAAATATAATAAACATCATCCATTTGATAGTTATATACTTATGAATCATAAAATTAGAAATTTTTTCTTATATACTATACAAGACGACTCTAACAATTTAATGCAAAGAGCCATTATTACACTAAAAATTCATCGACCTAATAAAATATATGATTTTATTGTTTTACTAGATGTTTTTTTTATGAAAAAAGATGCTAATAAAAATATAGAGGATTTAGACATTGATAATTTTAAAGATTATTATCATATATTTATTAAACACGCACGAGTTATAGGTACTCCGTTCCCTCATAATACTAGAAAGTTAGAAGAAGATGACACCGATTTTATATTGAATCAAAACAATTTTTCTGTCTTAACAAATGAAATGATGGAAGATATGGATAAAATAGATAAACTTATAAGTAAGGAAAAAGAAATTCGAAAACTAAATCCCGTAGAATTGGGATATCAAGACATATTTGAAGAAATACAAGAAATAAATCAAAATAAAATATTTAATGGTATTATTTTTAAACAATTACTTTTAAAAATACAAAAAGTTGCTGAAGAAGGTGAAAATAATAATAAATTAGGAAACACTAAAATAGTTAAAGCATATGAACCTTTAATAGAAAAGTTTATAATTCATTGTCAATTGGTTCTTCAAAATCAAAATACACAAAAAACAGACTTATCAAAAGATATTAAATTTAACGAGCAAGATTTAATTCAATCACCTCTATTAACTCCCGACTTAGAAAAAATGCTTGAAACATTAAAAGCTAAAAACAAGAAAAACAAAAAATCATTTACTCAAATAGTAGGCGATAGATTAAGGGAAAGAACGTCAAATTATAGATGTTATAATCCAAAACAAGAAGACGCAATATTAGATATGTATACAACACGTCCATCGTGTATTTCTTATCACGAAGAAATAGGAGTTAGTGGTGTATGGGATAAACAATGTGAAACAAACGACGATTGTCCTTTTTATCAAGCTAATACAAATTATCCTAATGATTTTGGAGGGTGTAATAATGGTAAATGCGAAATGCCCGTAGGTATGAGTGTGATTGGTGGAACAAAAGTGAGTCGTATTGGTTCACCATATTGTTATAATTGTGATCGTGTTGGTTCTGAAGGTAGTACATTCCAAGAAAGGGGAAGATGTTGTTCGGAACAATTAAAAGACAAAACTTTAGAATCACCCGATTTTATGTATGAAGGAGACAAACAATTCCGGTTTAAACATCGCTCTTACCTTGAAGACAATAATTTAAAACCTTAATTATTTGTTTTAGTAAATTAAAAATTTAATGTATATTATATTATAATATATTATAATATAATAGAATAAAGAGTATAAATATTATATCATTATTATGTGGATTATAAAAAATATTATTAAAAAAGTTAATATATATTTAGATACATATAAAGTAAAAAAATGTTCTTGGTATGAGATTATGATAAATGAAAATATACCACAAGATATAAAAAATTATATTAATGGTTCTCGTTATGTTTATGTAGAAGAAATAATAAATAAAATAATGAATAATGAAAATAAATTGTTAATACATTTAACTGGTAATAATAAAATAACTAGTGATAAAGATATTCAAATAATGTTTAATATTAATAATTATGAAAATAATATATTTAAATTAATAATAAATAATTGTATTCGTATTTTAAAAGAAGGTAATAAAATATGGAAAACAAATAAAATAGATTATCTATTAGATATAAATTTATATCCACCCACAATAATTAATTTTATTACTGGTAAAATAAAAAATAAAAAATATATATTACAATCTACACATAAAATTAATGATAAATATATTTGTATTATAATACCTCAATTATATGATAAACTAACTATAGAAAGATTTTATATTAATGAATTAACTAATTTGAAAAAAAAAAGAAGAAAAATATAGATAAATACTATAATAATTATAAATCAAAAATAGTTATAAATTATGATAAAATTATAAATAGTTATACAAATAAAATTAAAATTTCAGATATAGAATTTAATGATTATTTAAATAAATTAATTGAATTTAATAATATAGGGTCAGAAATGTATTTAACATTATCTAGTATTATTATAGTTGTATGGAATATACAGATGAAAAATAAAGTCCCTACACAATTATTAAAAGTTCTAGCACCTATTGCATATTTAGAAAATAAAGAATTATATAAAACAACGAAAAAACAAAAATATAAAGAAAGGTATGAATATTGTAAAAAATATATGTATTGAGATACTTAACTAATTACTTAACAAATAATATATATAAATATGCGGATAAACCGAATAAAATCCCTCCCCATATTGTATCAATGATAAATAAATCAATTGTCCATTTATCAAATAAGGCCAAATTAGTAGCGTCAAAAATACCATATATTAAAGCACCTAATATAACTGCATCTTTAATCATGTCATTATTCGTTTTATAATTATCTTTTTTTCTAATAATAAAATAATAAAGTGCGAGTGTTAAAAATAAATAAGCAATAACTGCTGGTATTTTTTTAACAACAACTTCTTTATTTTGTATTATTTTTATTTGTTTTGTAAATTTACTAAATAGACTATTTAAAAATATTAAATCTATACAGAAAATAATAATTCCGACAATTAAAAATGATTTTATTTTATCCATTTTTTAAGTTATTATTATAGTATTATTATAGTATTATTATATTTTTATTATAATTTATAATATACTTTATTATTTATTTTTTTGAAACAAAAATTGAAATTTATGTAATAAATATTATAAATAAAAACACATTATTATTCTGTGAAAACAAAGATATTATGCCGTGTAGAAAATATGGTTTTAAACCTGGTTTTAAACCAGGTTTTAAAACAGTATTAAGAAACATCATATATAAAGCACAAAATCAATATGGCAATACAAATTGTAGAACTTTTATGACGATTCTTCAAAGATTAACAGAAGAAATTAGAAAAGGACATGTATATATAAATAAGGGAGATATATTATTTTTAATTGAAGAAATAGAAAAGTATACTATAATTGATTTGTACTTATTTAATAAGATTATAGATTTATCTTTAAAATTCCCATTATATTATAAAAATGATATTAAATTATATTACGAAATAATTGAAAGAGAAAGAATAGTAAATAGTCAAATTAAAATTATATATAGAGGTTTTATTGATATTCACGGTATGAGAAATGATGATTTATATCATTTTTTGAAAACAAATATTCATATTATTAAAAAAATTAAAAAGTATAAAATTATCTGTGGTAGAGGTATTCATTCTCTATCGCGTCCTGTTTTAAAAGATTCTATTATTAATTTTTGTAGATGTCGTAAATTAAAATATAAAACTGATTCTAAAGGGGGGTGTATTATTATTAATCCATAACATACATTGCTTTAATTAAAAATCAAAAATATTAAATTAAAATTAACTAGATTATATTTATAACATATTTTATATTAAATAAAAATTATTTTTTTTGTTTATTTTTTTGTTTAATATAAAATATAATTATGATTTTTAACTATAAAGAGTATTTAAAGAGTATTTAATAAATAGTTAATAAATATAAATATAAATAGTAATATATTTAACCAAATTTCATTATTATAATGACCGATTATTATAAATTATTAGGTGTTTCTAATACAGCAACAGATTCTGAAATTAAAAAGGCGTATCGTAAATTAGCTCTTAAACATCACCCTGACCGTAATCCAGATAAGAAAGAAGAAGCAGAAACTAAATTCAAAGAAATAGGAAAAGCATATCAAGTATTAAGTGATACATCTAAAAGAAAACAATATGATACATTTGGTGAAGATGGTTTAGAAAGAATGGGCGGAATGGGAGAAGGGTTTTCACCATTCGATTTATTTAATAATATGGGTGGATTTGGAGGAATGGGCGGAATGGGTGGAATGGGTGGTCTAGGTAATTTATTTGCTAATATGTCTGGTCAAAACAATTCACAACAAAGACAAAAAGCACCACCCAAACAAAAAATACTTAATGTTGAATTACATAATCTTTATACTGGAAAAAACATTTCTTTCATTTTACAAAAGAAAGAAAAATGTAGTAGTTGTAAAGGTATTGGTGCTATGAATGAAAGTGATTATATAAAATGTAATACTTGTAATGGAAATGGAAGAATTAAAGAAATAAAACAAATGGGTCCAATGATACAACAAATTATTAAAGAATGTTATAAATGTAAAGGAAAAGGAAAAACTATTTCAGAAGCCAATAAATGTAGAGAATGTAAGGGAAATAAATTTGTTATTAAACCAAAATCTATAGAATTATATGTACCGCCGGGAACTAGTAATGGAGAGAAAATAGTCCTTAAAGGATATGGTGATTGGATCCCAGAATGTATAGACGGAGGTGATTTACACGTTGTTATAAATGAAATTAAGTCCAACAGTGGTATATTGCGAGAAGGAGAAAATTTGATTTATCATAAAAAGTTAACTCTAGTAGAAGCACTTTGTGGAACAACATTTATATATAAACAACTAGATGCGCGATATATTAAAATAAAAACGAAAGATATTATAGTTCCTAATCAAGTAATGAAAGTAAAAGGAGAAGGTATGAAGAAAAAAGAAGAAGGTGATAATTACGGGGATTTAATTATTAAATTTAATGTTGTATTTCCGGAAAAATTATCTAACGAACGCAAGAAATATCTAGTGAAAATCCTTCCAAAAGTTGAACGCCAAATATGGGATATAGAACCCCGAGAATGTCCTAATGCCGAAGAGAAAAAACTAGAATATATGACAATTGATGATGATGATTCTAAAACCAATTTTAAAAATCAAAATAGTCAATATTATAGAAATTTAGATGAAGATATTGCTGAAGATATGAATGAACATATGTATAATACGCGTCATTCAGATGAACCTCCTGATGATAATCAAGGAGGAAATCCGATGGAATGTGCAACTCAATAATGTAATGATTGTTGCTTAAATGAATAAATAAATAATTAATAAAATATAAAATTGATTTAAATTTTTTTTAGTATAGTATTATTAATTAAGTAATACAAACCAAAAACAAAACCATAGTAATAATATATTTTATTAATAAACTATAAAATGAGTGCTTCTGTTCAAAAAACAATTTCTAAAATTAATCCAAATAGTAATGTAAATGACGCGTCTTTATCAGAAAATAATAAACAAATGTATGATTTGGTTTGTTTTATTTCAAGTATGGTAATTAAACATCTAAAAGAAAACAATAGTACTAAACAAGAAATAAATTCTAAAATATTTAATGATACTATTAAAAGATATAAATTAATTAGTAAAAAAAGAAATAGACGTGTTGTTGATAAAGACTGTATGTGTATGGGACGTAAATTAGATTCACTTCAATGTACAAGGAGACGGCTTCCTGGACAAGAATATTGTTTAAGTCATGTAAAAAATCGCCCAAATGGTCGCGTAGACCAAGAAATGGTAGAAAAAAAACCAAAAGGGAAAAGGGGTAGAAAACGTAAGAATAATTATGACCCAAAGCAAAGTGATGATAATTATATTACAATGTGGGAAGTATTAATTGATAATGATAAATATTTTTGTGATAAAAATAATAATATTTATAGTTTTAATGAAACAAAACCCATATTTTTAGGAAGATTAACTCTTGATTGTACAATTGACACATCTCAAAAACCTAAAATTGATTTTTCAAAACTAACTAAAGAAAAACAAGAAAAATCACAATCAATTTCACCACACCCAACACCAGAAACCCCAACACCTATTGAAATACATTAAAAATACATTAAAATGGAAAAAGAATCAGAAAAAGATACATATAGTATTCAATTAACAAAAACTGAAAATATAGATAATATAAAAAAGTTATTTAATTTAAATCAAAATAGTTTTAATCAATACAATTCTGAGTTTAAAGTTGTTAGTATTAAAACTATAAAAGAAAGTTGTAAGTTTTTAATTAGTTTATTAGATAAAGATAGTTCTACTTATAAAAAAGAAAAAAAAAAAATAGAAGATATAGAGGATATATTAATTAAATAATATTATATTAAAAAAATATAGAAAAATGTATTAATATTTAAAAACTATCCATTATTAATTTTTGTTATTCCCTATGTGGCCTGTCGGTGGCGTATTATCTGGTTTGTGCTTCCCATTTGGGCCTAATGGCCCCCACTTCTCCGTCCCACCTGGGCCTAAAAGACTAGCCATTTGAATTTTTACTTTACCTACGTGTACAGAATTAAAAATATTCAGAACTATAAGCACAAGCAACAATAATACTGTTACTAAATCTGTTATTCTCATATTATTATTTGAAGACATTATTATTTATTTATTTATTTATTTATTTATTTATAATATTACTAAAGAAAATAATTTTCAAAATTAAATTAAATTAAATTAAATTAAATTAAATTAAATTAAATTAAATTAAATTAAATTAAATTAAATTAAATTTATTGAAATTTTTTAATTATATTAAATTTATTGAAATTTTTTAATTAAATTAAATTTATTGAAATTTTTTAATTATATTAAATTTATTGAAATTTTTTAATTATATTATATAGAAGACTATTATAATATAAAATAATAATGAATTTATTATTAATTTTAGAAAAGATTAAATATATTACTAAATATGATAAAACTAAACTTATTACTTATTTAGGTATATCCATTTTTATTTTTTTCTTTTTGGAAAAAGTAGAATTCCGAAAAATAGCGTTAATAATAATCGTATTTATAGGCGTATTTTATTATCATAATAGTGATGAAATAAAAGAAGAATTAACATCCACAAATCCATCAACTAATCCATCCACTAATCATATTAATATAAACGATAAAACAGTTAACAAAAACATTCAAAAAACAAAACTAACAAATCCAGAATTAGCACAAAAAGTGGATTTAGATAAACTAAACAATCAATTAAAAGACATTAAACAATTTATTAAAGTAAATGTCCGTGAAATAATTCAAAACGTAGGTAATTCTCCATTTAAAAACAAAAATATCGGTATATATAACAACCTTGTTAAATTAATGAACGATTATTTACATCAAATCAAATTTGTTTTAGAGGGACGGGATTTTAAGCATAAAAACTTGGAAAAAGTTCGTGATATTAAAAAAGAAATCAATGTAGTAATACACTCAATTCATTTTAAAGTAAATGCGAATCGTGATAAAGATATAACACAACATGCTAATAAAATAAACGAAACATTTAAAGAAATAGATGACTATTTAGTATCTCATGTTAATAAACGCTTTTATGAAGAACCAACATATTTAAGTGGTGCAGTGAATTGTGAAGAAGATGCTCCTCGTTCGTTTGATATTAGTATTGATACTGATTGTCATCTAGTAGATTTTTGAGTTGTAATTATTTAATAAAAATAAAATTGAATTATTAATTTAACATATTGTATCAATAATTAAGAGTAGTATTAGTTATGGAAAGTTTAATATCTAAATTTCAGAAACATTGTATAAAAAAACCCAATGAATGGGAACATATTTTTAAGTTTCTTAATATTGATACAAATAAAAATATACAATATATAACTTCAAAAGATATTAAAAACTGTAAAAAAACATTTAATGGAAAATCTCAATTTGAACCAAGATTATTATGTAAAATGGATAGTTATGAATCAAGACCAGATATATTTAAAAAACATAACATATTTTTATTATCTATTAAGAATGGGAAATATATTCTTTTAAAAGAAAATATTTACATTAAGTTAAATAAATATTATAATGTTCCTTATAAGATTGAAAAAATTTGCAAGAGTTTATTATTAGATATAGGTAATAGTGAAACAAGCATGTTAGATAATATGTTATATAATAATATTTTAAGTCAAATAATAGGAGAAACCGTTTTACGTGGTCCTTTGATGGGAGGAAGACATCGTTGTTCATTTAAGACTCATTTACAAAATTCTATTATAGAAATAGAAGGGTCTCAATATGAAACAGATGGATGTTATGAAACAGAAAATTATGTTTGTATTGTAGAAGCGAAATCAAAACAATATTATGATTTTAATATAAGACAACTTTATTATCCATTTAGAGAAGTACATAAAAAAATAGGAGATACGAAAAAAATTATAGCATTATTTATTTATAAAGATAAAAGAGATGTTATTCATGTTCATAAATTTAAATGGAATGATTATGAAAAAATGTTAGATATAGAAGAAATTGGTTATTATTCTTATGTATTTTAATTTGTAATAATGACTTCCATTGTTTTGGATTCGGGTTTCTTTGAATTAATAGCCCTTTTACATTCTATTTTACTCACTGTAATTGATTCATCAGTAAAACTATCAGTGACTAATTTTACTTTAGAATTACTCATCATAAATTTTATTTTTTTTGTATGTAACGATTTTGTTAATTTAAACAATTCATTATGATTTTTTAATGTAAATCCATCTTTATTATAATCAACAAAAGATGTGCTATTTTCGGGAGCATATGGTGGGTCTAAATATACAAAGTCCTTTTCTTTTGGTTTTTCTAATGATTTAGAAAAATCACAACATTCAAATTTAACATCTTTAATCAATGTACTAATTTCGTCTAAATGTTCTTTTGTAATCATTTTCGGTGTTGTTTTATAATGACCAAATGGAACATTAAAACCATTAGGACCTTCTCTATATAAACCCCTAAAACACGTTTTGTTGATAACAATAAATAATGCGGAACATTCTATGCTAGATTTATCTATAATTTTATTAAATTGTATTCGTAACCAATAATAATAACTTTCTTTAGATTTTATGGCTTCTTCTTGTGTGGATGGTTTTCTTTCTTTTTTATCTTCTACACAATCATTTTCACATTTATCATATATATCACGATATTCCTTTATTTTTTTATATAATTCGTCTTTTTTAGATTGTATGTTTTTATAAACTCCTATAAGTACTTTATTAATATCATATGCATAAATAGTCCCATTAACTTTAACTTTATCTTTATTAATTTTAATGTATGATAGAAGTGCTAATAAAACGCTACCACCACCAATAAATATTTCGTGATAATTATTTATTTCAGAGGGGAATTTTTCCATAATAGTATTAATAATCTGTGTTTTACCACCAGCCCATTTTAAAAATGGTTTTGTTATTTTTATTTGATTTTTAACTTCTTCAGTTTCTTCTGTTTCATTTGTAATATTTAAATTTTCTAAGTCACTTACAATATTATCCATATTAATTTATAATAGTTATATATATATATATATATATTAGTATATTAAACTAAATTTAAATCAATTTTATAATTATTATTTATAACTAATATTATATTTAAATAATTAATTATTTAAATACTTTTTGATTAGATATATTTATATAAAAAAATATAATTTATATTAAAATTTATATTAAATATAATACTTAAATATGCTTGATTTAGAATCTCAAATCGTTGATTATTTTAAAAGTGACAAATTTAAAAATACGACACCTTATTTAAGTTGTAGGAATATTAGTAAAAATCTTGACTTACAACCCAAGAAAGTTAAGACGATTCTTTATAAATCTGATAAATTTGAAAGAACAAGACCTATCGATGTTGGTTCTGCTAAACATAAAGATAAATTAAATATTTATAAATTAAAGTAATTATGTATCAGAAAATGTTTCATTATAAACTTTCATTTGAAATCTTATTCCTATTTCGCTAGTTGTGTCATATAAAACAGTTTTCCACCATTTTTTAATTTTATATATTGCCATATATTGTCTATCCATATATTGTCTATTTCTTCCTTTAAAAAATTCCTGTTTTTCATTATCAAAATTATTAAATGATATATTTTCCCAATCCCATTCTTTATCTAGATTCTCGTTTATATAATCCATTGTAATATTAGGATGGTAAGATAAATCACTCCATTTCCAGTCACAATCCAGATTATTTTCTATATCTTCTATTGTAATATTGGGGTTCTTTGATATAAATAAATCATCCTCGCTTACAACATTCAATATTTTATCAGGACATCTTTTTGACCATTTTTCTTTAAATCGTTGAACTGCATTAATATATTCTAAATCCCAATCTTTGTCTGGTAATATATGTATCCAATTTATTTTAAAATTTTTGTGTTTAGAAATTTCATCCCAATCCCATTCTGCGAATGGATATTTATAGACCCATTCAATATTAAAATTTTTATGATATGAAATTTTATACCAATCCCAATCTTCTATTGGATATTTATCAACCCAACTTATATCAAAGTCTTTATGTTCAGGTATATATTCAAAAATCCAAAATGAATATAAATTTGTAATTTTCTCTAACCAACTTATATTAAAATAATTACTATTAATACAACTTTCTTGATAAGAAAATAAATATTTCTCTGGAATTATTTTAATCCAATCTAATTTTAAATTATGGGATAACGTAATCCTTTTCCATTTCCAAGGTAAATGTGGATATTGTTCAACCCATTCTATTTGAAAATTGTCTCCTTCACATATTGATTCCCAATGCCATTCTTTTTCTGGATATTTAATAAACCAACTTATATCAAAATTACGATTTTTTGATATTTTATTCCAATCCCAATTTTTATCTGGAAAAGCATCAACCCAACTTATATTAAAATTAATATTATCTCCAATAACAAACCATATTAATTTATCAGCAAACTCTGTTATAACTGTTAATGTTAAATTTGTCGATAAAGATATATTACGCCAATTAAATGGTTTATCTATATGTGTTTTAATAAAATCTATATATTTAGCATCCCAAGTATCTTGTATATATTTTCTATATTTTTTAATTCTTTGTTCTCTAGAAAGTAAATCCATATTTTTATTTATTATTTATTATATTGTAAAAGTTAAATCAATTTTAGTTTTTTATTATTAGATTTTACTTAATTAAAAAAATGAATAAAATAAAATAAAATATATAAATCATTAAAAATAAATAAAAACTAAAATTGATTTAAAATATTATAAAGATTATATTTATAAATTAATTAAAAATCTAATAATAAAAAGTAAGTATATATATATCTAATACATTAATAAATAAAAATGATTATTCCAGTAAAATGTTTTACGTGTGGAAAAACATTAGGTAATAAATATGATTATTATTGTAAAAAAGTAGTAGAACGTAAATTAAAACTTAATATGAAACCTGATCAACCATCTGTAATTGATGTAAATGAAGACGATGTTAAAAAAACACCAGAAGGTGAAGTATTGGATGAATTGGGATTAATACGATATTGTTGTCGCACACATATGTTAACACATATTTCTCTTATTGATGAAATTTAATAGTTAGAAAAAAATAAAAATAAAAAATAAATTAACTTATCACTTAAAAATGTTTTTTATATTATAAATAAGTTAGAGAATTTATCATATATATAGAATTAGGGAACTACGTCGAGAATTACATTATTTTGTTCATTTTTTTTTTAAGTTTAAATTTTCTTTTAATTTTAGCTATATTTTCAGATCGTTTTTTTAGCTATATATTCTTTCATACCTTGTTTTCTGCTTTTACTCCGCTTTTGTCTGCCATAGAAACTTTAATTAAAATTGGTTGAATCTTCTTCTCCCACTACCGCATCTAATCTATGAAGACTATAGGGTGCAGCTTTGATTGATCTTTCCATACCTAATATAGAAACAATAAGAATTACTACTAACAAAACACAAATAACAACATTTAAATCTAATTTACGAGCCATTTTTAATTAAATATATTTATTAATTTATTAAAATATACTTTATAAATAGTAGTCAGAAAAAAATTAAATTAAATTAAATTTAATTTAATTTTTTTCTGGCATTAAAGCAAAACTATAGACATAAATATAGTTTGTTGTCGCAAAATCTTCTTAACTCATATTTCTCTTATTGATGAGATTTAATTTATAAGTAATATTTATTTATAATATTTTTACATTATAATAATGACACTAATTAAAAAAAATATAAATACATTACTTTTATTATTTTGATACTATTATTAATTAAATTAATAATAATTAAAAATAATAATTCAAATGAACAATTTATAAACTTAAGACATTCTCATTTTAAAAAGATATATCCTAAATATAATTTTAAATATGAAAAGGAAGATAATTCATTAATAAGAAATAATGATGAAAAAATTAAAAGAAAAGATTTTAATTCTAAGAAATGTAAGTCTTCAATCATAAATAAAATAAATACTATAAATAAGTTTAAAGAAGCAAAAGATATTGGAATACCATTTCCAAATTCTATAGAATATAATAGAGATATTGATAATAAAAAGACAATTTCTAAAAAATTAAATGAAAATAACATTAACTATCCAATTGTAATAAAACCTACTAATGAAACACAAGGTAAAGGAGTATATGTTAATATTAAATCTATTGATGAATTATTTAATTATATTGACAATAAACTTAGTAAATATAATATTTTACAAATACAACAAATGCTTGAAGGAGAAAATTATAGAGTTTTATTTTTAAATGGTAAAATAATAGATATACTTAATAGAACAGTTCCTTATGTAATTGGAGATGGTAAGTCAACAATTAAAGAACTGATTGATAAAAGAAATAAAAATAGAAAAAAAGGAACAGAAACTAAAATAATTACTGAAAATTATATTAAAGAACAAGGATATAATGATATAAATGTATCTGCCCCTAATAAAGGTAAGCGTATTTATATTACAAAAACTATAAACTATCACAATGGAAGTAATAATGTTCCTTTTCCTATAAATAAAGTTCATAAAGATACATTAAACATGTTTAAATATATGATGAAATATTTAGATTGTAATATAGGAGGTATTGATTATATATCTAAAGATTTAACAAAATCTTTTAAAGATAGCAAAACGGATGGTATAATAGAAATAAATAGCGGACCTCATTATGATATACATATTCGCAAAAATAACAAAATGTTAATAGCAAATAAGATTGTCACCGAATTAGATAATTATTATGATACTATTTTTAAATAAAATTATTCATTATGTTGTATATAATAATCCAGCCATACCATTTGTAATTTGAAGTATATTGTAATTAATAGCATAAACAATTATAGCACCAGCTAAAATACTAGATTCAAATTCAACCTCTAAAGTTGCGTTATCTAAGCGGCTAAAATTACACGTACCAGTTGGTTGAAATTTTTCGGGCATTAAAGCAAAACTATAAACATAAATATAGTTTGTAGTTGGAATACTAGTATGTCTTTGATAAGGTTGCATTAATCTAAAATATTCTCCTTTTCTTTTTTCAAATCTAGAATTACTATTCAAAAATAATTCAACATTACTTATAGGTGCTTCATTATTACCACCATTTGGATTTTTACCATATTTACCCCATATATTATAAGTAGGTTGTTCATCTGCTCTATAAATCCATATTAGTTCTTTAACAGGATGATTATAAAATAAATCAACCCTTTTTGATGATAAACTAGCAGATATAGTTGTATCTTGTATTTCTTGTACTTGTTCTATTAAATAATGTTTATCACACATAGTTGCGAATTTTTTCCTTTCGAATGTATCTAGATAAATATAATCACAATATAAACTTACAGATGTTATTGTTTTTTCTGTTGTACCGCCAGATACATTATTTCCTGAATACCAACATTCTGAAAAAGGTCTTAAAATTACATTTACCTTAATTTCACTATACTGTAATCCTATTAAAGGTAAAGCATTACTAATATCTTTACAAAACCAAAATGGTAAAGGTACAAAAAGAGTTATTGGACCTCGTTGTGATGTATTTGAATAAGAAGAATGTTTTCCTACCATTTTATAATATCCATCTAATTTACTTTGTGGAACGCTTAAGCTAGATATTAAATCTAAATATTCTCCAGTAAATCTAACAATTTGTATTCCACCCATTTGTAATTCAACCTCTTTAATTATGTGATTACCAACACCATTTATCCAACTTGTAGTTGCGGATGTCAGTTGTGGTAATTCTATTTGAAGATGCATACTACTTAATAAATCACCCTTTCTTTCTATAATACAAGAAATCTTTTCATTAAAGTTAAAACTAGAAGTAAATTGATTTTTAATATTTTCAATAGAGAAATTTGTATGTCTTTTAAACACACTTTTAAAAAAAGACATTTGTGGATTACCTATTATATGTCTATCTTGCTTTCCCAAAGCCACTAATTCTAATAATGAACCTGCTCCCATTTTATATTTATTTTTATATTTTTATTTATTTTCTATGTATTAGTTCTTATTAGTATTTTAGATAAATTTTTCTTACTTATTACTTATTTATAATATTAGTATATTTAAATTAAAAATAATTTTAAAACTTAATAAATTATTAATATGTAATTATTTATATTAAATATCATAATTTCAAAATATCACAATATATCATAGTATGATAACAAATGATTTATGGTTAGAAAAGTATCGTCCCACAACTCTTAAAAACTACATTGGGAAGGAAGATGATATTAAAGAAATAACAGAATGGATTGAAAATTTTGAAACTAGAAAAGAAAAGTTTCTAGTATTATACGGTAATCCAGGTGTTGGTAAAACAACTCTTGCACGAATTATTTTTGATAAATATAATTACGAAACAGTGGAAATCAACACTAGTGATTACAGAAGCAAAAAAATGATTAAGGAACGAATCGGTGTTATAAGTGGTAGTAGTATTATAATGGATGCAAAATTGAACAAGCAAAATCCATTTAAAACAAAAAAATATAAAAAAATAGGGGTTTTAATGGACGAAATAGATGGTATAACTATGAATACAGAAAGTAGTGGTATTCAAGAATTGATTGATATTATAGTTGGTATTAAAAAGATAAAGAAAAACAAATTCCCCGTTATATGTACGTGTAATAGTATTAAAAATAAGAAAATTAAATTATTAACAAAAAATGCTCTTACTCTTAGAATAGCAAAACCATCTTCGAAGGAATTAAAACAATTAGCGGAACATATTATTAAAAATGAAAATATACCTATTAAAAAGGAAATCCTTAATCAAATAATAGGACAAATGAAAGAATATAGAAAACTTATTAATGTGTTATATCAAATTCATATTTATTGTAAAAATGAAAATGTTTTAAAAAATAAAAAAAAAATAACATCTCAAATCATACTGAAAAATTTTATGAATAAAAATGAATTTCCTAATAAAAATATAAATAATAATAATAGTAGTAATAATGAAAACCACAATCACATTGATTCAGAGAATGATTATATTACGGATAACAGTATTAATTTACTAGATAATGTTCAGTCAAAAATTAAATATATAATTAATAATGAGGTAAAACAAAATGATGTAAGATTGATAGTTAATAGTGATTCTAATGTTTTCTTTTTAAGTATGTTTTCTAATTATTTAAATTTAATAAAACAATACAATCTAAATAAAGAATTAAAATATAAAATAATACAATCAATTGTTAAAAACAATTCTATATCAGAACTTTATAATAGTAAAATTTTTTTAAATCAAACATGGGAATTAAATAATTATCTATCTGAAATTGGTATAATATCAAACATAAAACTAATTAAATATAATAAACTATTTTACAATAAAACTCAAAAACCTATAACTATCAAATACAAAAATTATATACCAGAACATCACTATGGTTTTAATAAAATGGCTCAAGATGAAGGATTTTTTAATCGCAGGAAAACATTTTTAAATAATAATATTCAAATAAATGATTTACAATCATTATATTATATTGATAAATTGATGTATTTGTCAAAAATAAAAACAAATAAAATAAAATCCACATCTTCACCAAAGAAGAAAAAAATAAAAATACAATTAACTGACAAAGAAATAAAATACAATAAAATTATAGAAACAAATGAAAAAATAAATAAAAAAATAACAGATTATATTTCAACAGTAATATAAATTAAATAAATAATTCTTCTAAACTTATTTCTGGAAGAGCTTCTATCTTAAACTCTTTTTTATCACGAGATGTATTATATTCATCTTCATTTTCATCTTCATCATCTCTTTCATATCCATTAAAAGATGTTGTAGAATAACTATCGTCATCGTCGTCATTATTTAATCTGGAGCAATAAAATTCTTTTGTTTTATTTTTATTAAGAGAAAACCTTAATTTTTTACTTTTATCCTTATTCTTTTCTTTTAAAGATTTTTGGGATTTTAAAGATTTTAATTTTCTCCTCTTAATACGTTGTAATCTTCTTTCTCGTGATAACATTTTTTTTAAATCACTTACATTTAATTTTCCTAAATCAGATTGTTTTTTTTTTGATTGTTTTGTTTTTCTGTACAAAACTAAGGGACTATTATATTTCATTCTACTAGATATTTTTTTACTTAAATAAAGTTTTTTTGCTTTTTCCTTTACAGATTTAATAATATCTTCTCTGGTCATACCTCCAGAAGTTTTTAAAGCTATACCTACATAAACTTCTTTGCGCGACCCTATTTCTTTCATATTTAATTTTACCTTATATGTGTTTTTATATAATATATAATTATTTATATTTTTAAATTTATACACATTTTAATAAATAAGGTTTATAGATTAAATGAATAATAATACTTTAAATAAATTAGATACATATTATTATGAATATAACAATAAATTATATTATATGTTAATATTTTTTATATTAATATTTAGTATTGGTTGTTTTTTATTTACTAATTTATATTGTAAAAATATAATATGTTGTGATAGATGTAATTATGATAGATTATAAAATAACATAAAATAAAATTTTATAATTATTCAATATTTTTTTGAAATTATTTTATTTATTATTTATATATTTACGTATTTTAAAAAGATTTATTTTTTAAAAAGATTTATATGTAAAATGAAAGAAACATTAAATAATAATAGTAATTCAACTGTTAAAAATTTTATTATAAAAACAACTGTTATAACATCATTAATAGTCTGGATATTAGGTAGTCATACTAGTAATTTTTTAAAATCACTTAGTAATTTATTAATAGACCCATTATTTTCCATTGATTTAGACAATAATGGAATACCGGATTTAAAAGAACTAGATAAATATAATGTAAAAATTGGTAATATTAAATTACCCCTTGGACGCATATTAATAGAATTATTAAAATTAATATTTAATATATTGTGTGTATTTTTATTTATATATATTGTTATTAATTTTACAGATTTAGCTAAAAATGTTAAATTAGAATAATTTAAAATAAAATAAATAAATAAAACTATTCATTTTGAACTGTTGTAGTATAAAGATACCGCATATGTTCTGGTACTTGTTCAGATAAGTCAGATTTTATAGTATTATTATCAACTAAATTTTGTAGTTTAAAAGCATTTGTTTTTCTTTTTTTATCTTTAGCAATTCTTAATCTGGAAACATTCGTTTCTACTCTTTGGTCATTTATTTTATCCATTAAATTTTTGGCATCATCAATATTATCAAAATGTTCAAAAATAATACTAGTAACTGTTTTAAAACTAACATTTGATTTTTTAACAGTGTTATGATTTTCTATTTGTCTACCTTTGTAATTTCCTTGTAATTTAACGTGTGATATATCTTTTTGTTGAATAAAAGATAAAATACTATCACCAATATTTTTACGCTTTTCTTTCCTTACTTTTGAAGCTTTATCCAAAGTTTTGATTTCTTCTTCTAACTTCAAATATTCCTTTACCGATTCTTTAAAATATTTAATACACTCTTCTTCTGACATTTCTGGTTCGTCTTCATCATCATCTTCATTGTCTTCTTCATCATCATCGTTTTCATTGTTATTTTCTTCATCATTTTGTTCTTCATCATCATCTTCATCATCATCTTCATCATCATCTTCATTGTCTTCTTCTTCATCATCGTTATCGTTGTTTTCTTCTTCGTCATCATTTTGTTCTTCTTCGTTATCGTTGTTTTCTTCTTCGTCATCATTTTGTTCTTCTTCGTTATCGTTGTTTTCTTCTTCGTTATCATTTGCTTCTTCTTCATTATCATTTTGTTCTTCTTCGTCATCATTTTCTTCTTCTTCGTCATCTACTTCATTCCCTAAATTATCATTGTCTTCATTAGATGTAGATTGGTATTCGTTTTCTTCTTGTACTACTTCTTCATTATCAGACATTTTAAATTATTTTACTTAGCAATAATACTAATAGTATTAAATATATATATTAGCAATAGATAATACATTTTATTATTAAACTTATTTTAAATTAAATTAAAATTGAAGTTTTAATCTAGTTAAAATATATTATATAATTAGAATTAAAAGCAAATAGTGATGAATAACGATAAAAAGGTAGTTAAACCATCATTAACTACACATAAAAATTTAATAGGGCAACTCTTTTATATTCATATACAACAAATATTAGATGAAATAGCAACTCAATTAAAACTAGATGACGACACAAAAGAAAAATTAAAAAATCATATATTTACTAACTCAGATTCTATATTTAATTATAAAACATATAACAAATATCATAAAATATTAAAATAATATATTTTTATATATATATATATAAATAATATATTTATATATATATATATATATAAATTAAAATTAAATGAAGAAGGGATTAATAGGGGGTGGGTTGCGTTCTCGTTGGACTATTGGGAATTCCAATTTAACACCTATAATGTATTTATTATTTTTTATTATTATAATAACAATAACTATTGTATTTTTAATAGTAAAAATAATTTAAAATCAAATCTAAATATTTATATAACTATATTTTATAATTTGAAAATAACTTTTTTTTAAAATGGCTGAAAAATATTTAGAAATGGATGATAAAGATTTTGATAAATTAACAAATACTTTTTTAGAAAGACATACACCAAAAGAAAAGGACTTAATACAAAAACAAAAAGAGGATAAATTTATAAAACAAGTTTTAAAAACAGAAAAAATAGAAGACACTTTAACACAAAAAGAACAGGCACAACTATTAGTATCTAGCCTTAAAAGAGAAATGAAAGAAACTAATTGTAAGAACGAAGAACTAAATGAAGATAAAATGATTGATATAGTTAAACAATGATTATTTATTTTTTACCCTTATTTGTTTTATCCTTACAACAACTAAATAAACCACAAACATCATCTAATACTTCATTTATCTCATATCTTCCTTTAGCAACATCAATAAGTACATCAATAACATTAGGAATTATTTGAGAAACAAGATTTAATTTACGTTGATGACTTTCATCTAATTTAACTAATGTTGGAATTTTTTTTGTAATAAGTTTTTGAATGACTTTTATAACAACCGTTTTTTTTTCATTTCCATTTAAATAATTATAATTATCAACTAAACTCATAACCATACCAGTCATAATTGGTATATTGATAATCACATTTTCTGCTTTATATTTATTAGTTTTAATAATTGTAACACATTTATCAATAAGTGATTCAATAATTTGTCCAATTGATAAATTCATATTATTATTTGCTTTTGAATTCCCCTTTCCTTTTTTACCAATACCTTTTGTGTTTTTAGAACCATTTCCTTTATTATCTTTACTAGCTAAATCAATTTCTTTTTTAGATGTTTTTAATATAGTTTCAATAAGACCTTCTAACATAAATCTAATAAATTCTTTATCATCATCAGAAATATCTAAATTATCATCAATAAATTTAAATATAATATTCATAACAACTTTTTTTTTTTTTAGACCATCACCTGTTTTAAATACTTCAACCATTTCTATTGTTCTAGCAGCATATAACATAATATTTGATACATCTAAATCCATACCACGAAAACTGTCTTTAATATTATGGAAAATACTATCAGTATCATCTAATTTTTCTTTATATTTTACACCAGAGTTATCTTCAAAATTTTCAATTGCGTTTATAATAATATTTGATGCGTTATTTTTACTTTTAATTAAATTTATATCATTATTATCAATAGAAGATTCACTAACTACATTATCTATTTCTTTAACATTTAAAGTTTTCTTTATAGTAGTATTAGTATCTAAATCAGTTATAATTTGAACAGTATCTTTTTCTTTATTGTTATTAGACATTATTTATCTTTTTTTATTTTTTGTTAATAATTATTTTTATTTAATTAATATATAATAAAAATATAAATTAAACTTAATTTATATTGTTTAAGTATTTTTTTAATTATATAATTATTATTTAAATATTATTTAATTCATTTAAAATAATATAGTAAATTTAAATATTTTAATTAAATAAAAATGTTTAAAAATAAAAAAAAAGATAATACAAAAATAAGAACAGGTTCATTTACATTAAAATCAATTCCAGTTCGTGAAAATGGTGATAATTATTATTATATAGAAAACTTTGAACAAGCAACTGATAAGCAATGTAAAGAATATGATAATTTAAATCAATTGATATTTATGAAATATAATGGAATTTATGATAAAATAACTAATAAAATAGGAGATTGTCCTTTTAAATTGGATAAAAAACCAGAGCCTCCAAAATCACCAAATAATTATGAGAGTTTAATTAAATGGAGAGCAATGAATTCTTTAAAAAATGTATCTCAACAAACAATCGCAACACTTTATTTATTAAAACATAATTTCAATATTTCATTGGATTTTAATAAAGAAGGTGTTAAACCTAGTGAAATAATAGATGTTGCTTTAAAAGAAACAAAGAATGATTTAGAATTTATGAAACGAGAGGGGTATGAATATTTAGAATCATTGAAAAAAAAAAGAGAAAAAGAAATTAATAAAATTAATAATAAACCTAAAATAAAAAACTTTAGATCTAAATCAATAAATTTAGGAAGTGTTTCTGAAAGTTCTCATACAGATAATTTATCTAGTTCATCGTCTTCTATAGAAATCGAATTTGGATTTAATAATTCAAATTATCGTACTGTTCCACGTACTCAAACGAATCATAATAATAATTATAATAATATAGTAAAAAAAATATCAAATGTGAATTTACATACAGTTCCTCTTAATAAATACAATAATAAATATACACAACAATTACCACTAAACAATATACATATGAAATGTGAAAGACCAGAACATCATACAATAAATGAAAAATTAGGTCATTTTAATAATTTATACCCAACAATAAATAATCCTAGTTATAATAATCATAATAATAATTTTTCACCAACACCATCCGCACCACCAGATTATAATAGTTAATATTTATTTTTCCATTTTTTAATATTTTTTGTTATAAAATAAATAATATTATAGTATAATATATTATAGTATTTTGATATAATAAAAGATAAAAATCACACATAATGACTTGTTTTAATAAAAAAACAATATATATATCAATAATTATATTATTATTACTATTAATTTATATTAAAAAAAGAAGTAATAAATATGGATATAAAAATATAGAAACATTTATAGATTTAGATGAAAAAAATGAAGCTGACGATGAATATGTTAAAATTATTAAAGAAAATACGGAAAAATTAAAAAAACGATTAAATAATTTACATCAATATTATATTTATAAATTACTTGAAACTGTATTTTTAAAAAAAACAGAAATAAATATTTTATCTCTTTTAGTTAAAAATAAAAAAAAATGTAATAATAATTGTATGTTACAAACAAAACGGTCAATTGTCTTATTACAAAATCAAGTCGGTAATTTAGAAAAAATAATAAATGATTTTGAATTAGAAGATAAAGATGATTTTATTAAAAAACAATTAGATTGTATAACAAAAAATAACGCAAACGCACAAAAAGAATGTATGAAAATAATACAATCAAATTATTATGATGACAAAAAAAGTGATGCTGATATTAAAAAAGAATGTGTAGATAAATATGGTATTGAAGAAGAATTATGTAGCAAACCAGCCTCTGAAATTAGTTTTGTTATGTCTAAAAATAAATGCGTAGAAAGTCATAAAGTAAATGAAACAGAATGTATTGAAATACCCGAAGAAATAGAATTTATGACACAAACCAATATATCAAAATATATAAAAGACTTAGAAGAACAAATTAAAAAACAAGAACCAAAATTAAATAGATTTTTATGTTATAAATGTATTAAGCGTATTAAAGATGTAAAAGATGAGTTAAAGGATGGTGAAAAAGAAGAATGTAAAAAAGTATGTAAGGATATTGTTGAAGATATTCAAAATAAGAAAAAAGAAGACTATGAAAAACAAAAAAAATTATTTTTAGCACAACAACAACAAATGAATGAATATTATGAAAAACAATATAAACAAAACGATGGTATCACCTCTAAAACACTACAAAAAATATTTAATGGAGAAGAAGCTGTTTCTGATAGTGAAAATAGTGATATATATGATATTTATAAAAATATAAATGTAAAGAAACATAAAATATCAGAAGTAAGATTTAATGAAATATTTAGAAAATTAAATACTAAAGTTAATAATAATATTGAATTAAATGATTCGGATTTGAAAGACTTAGAAATTTTATTCAATAATAATCATACTAATAAATATATGGGATTTTTATCTCAGTTATTAAGAGTATTAAAATATAAAAATATATTAGATAAATTAAAAGATACTATAAAAACAAAAGAAAGTAAAGAAGTAGAAGAAGAATATGAATCAGAATCAAATGAAAATAGAGCTATTTTATCTCATTCTGGATATAATAAACAATTATCATCAACAGGTTCTACTGAAAAAGAATTTACAATCCCAAATTTACCAGAATTTTTTGATTTATCAAAAGTTCAAAAATATTTATCAGTAAGTTATATGGATTTACACGGTTCTCCATTACCAATGACAAATGATATATATAATTCCAAGTTTCAATCATTTTCATTTAGTTAAGATGATTTTCTGGATGATTTTCTGGATGATTTTCTGGATGATTTTCTGGATGATTTTCTGGATGATTTTCTGGATGATTTTCTGGATGATTTTCTGGATGATTTTCTGGATGATTTTCTGTATGATTTTCTGTTAGAACATATTGTTTTATTATTATTAAATTCTATTTTTAAGGATATAGGTTTATATTTCTTTTTTGTAAGTAATTTTTTTTTAGTTAATGTTTTGGTGCTGTATTTATCTAACATATTATAATTATGAAAACAAGATATAATATTATTTTTATATGTACAACCATAAGGATATATTTTTTCTGTAAATTTAATATTATTTTTTAATTTTGTATATTTTTTATGTAAAATTTGATTATTATATAATTTTGTCTCTTTTGTTCTTATTAAATGTAAAAATTTGTTATGTTGTTTCAATATATTTTTAGTTAAAAAAATACTATGAGAAACAATCACAATTTTAGATATTTTTGTTGGTTTTAAATAATTAAATAAACAATTTACAATATTATTTTCTTCTTCTCTTAATTTAATTAAATTATCAAAATGTTTATTTTCTATATCACTGAATAATTTATTTATTAATTTATCTAATGTCGTGTCTATGTTTTTACATTTGGCAAGATATTTATATAATGTATAATCTTTATATATTTTATTATCATCCTCTTTAATAAATTTATATAAAAAAAGGATACTATATTTTAATTCTTTTTTTAAAGAATTAACTTCTTGTGGAGTATTTCCATGTCCTATATCATATGATAAAGCATGTTCATTAACACCCTTTATAATTTTAATTTTACCTTTAATAAAATGTTCTGGGTAATTAAATATGGATGTTTGAATTGCCCTTTTCATTTGGGAACATAATACTAATTTACAATTTTTCATTTTAGTTGGTAAATATTTTTTCATTTCTATTATTGTTAACATTCCTTCTAACAATATTGAAGGATCTTTCATTTTATAAAATTTTAGGATTTTTTCTAGTTTTGTTTTAATATTATTACAACTCACAGCATGTCTCATCCAAAATATTTCCAAATTCATTTTTAACTTTACAAAAAAAAAATATTACTTATATAATAAATATACATATAATATTATATATTAAATATTAAATAAAAATGAAAACTATAGTAAGTATAACTAGTATATTATCTTTAATAATAGCAGTAGGATTTATGATATTTTTATATCTCAAATATTTAAATAATCAAAAAGCAAAAAATCCCCTTTCGCAGAATGAAAAAGAAAATTTCGAACATCCAGAATGTCCAGATTTTTTTGAAATTGTAACAGATAGTAATGGTGAAAAACAATGTAAAAATATTTATAAAATAGGAAAGTGTCGCAAAACAGCTCCATACACAGTATCATTTAGAAATAATAAATTGTTTAATAATACCAAAGACGGTAATTATTGGAAATGTAGATGGGCTAAAGATTGTGAAGTACCTTGGGATGGTATAGACCAAATGTGTTAATTATTTTACATTAGTTTCTTCAATCTCAACACTCTTAATTAATCCATATTTTTCATAAACTGGTTTTGCTCCCTTATGAATAGGAATATCTTTTATACTAACAAGAGAATTAAAATCAAACGCATCTTTAACATAAGGATTTGTTAAATTCCGCGTTTTCAATTTATAATCTTCTCGTTTTTTAACTTGTTTAGTATCAGTAGAACCAGTATTTTCACTACTTGTTTCATAACTAAGAAAATCATTAATATTTTCTTTTAATCCATTCAAATTTAGTATCATATTTTCGACTACTTGTCTAACATATCTCTCTTCTAAATCATTTCTTGCGACTAGTAACATTCTAGTAGAATATGTATCTAAATTAATAGATGTATTAATATTTCTATAAGATGTATTAAGATTTTCAGTTTTATCAAAAATAATATGAAACATATTTTTAATTAATTTACCGCGATTTCTATAATTTGTTATTTGTTTAGCCTTTTCAATATCAAGATTTTTCATAACACTTTTTTCATTTTTAATATCTATCGCATTATAATTATACATATTAATATCATTAAGAAGTCTCATTCTGGTGATACGTTTTTGTGGTAAAAACAAAGAAATATTAATATTACTATTAATAAAATCATATGCATCATTTATAGTTAGCGTTTTAGTTATTTTAGGTATTTCAATAATATTCTTAAGTTCTTTTGGACTAAATATATTACTAATATTCATTGTATTATTAAAAATTCTTTTAATAGTTAATATAGATTTTTTATAGTTTTCATTTGTTTCATCTAATTCTATAAGTTGTATTTTTTCAATATTCTCGATAGTATTATCAGTAGGTATAAAGTCATCTGTTAAATTTAATATTTTTTTTAATTCTTTACGTGTCCCTTTTAAATAATAAATAAATGTGGTTTTTGAATATATATCTTTTAAAGTTTTAAGTTTACTATCTTGATTTTTTTTTATAATAAACGGGGGTTCATTATATTGAGTAACTGTTTCATTATCTGTGATAAATCTTATTTTTTCTGCTGTTATTTTAGGTGATATAAACCGACATTTCATAGCCTTTGTAATTTCAAAAATCATTTTATTTTTTTTATTAGATGTTAAGTAGATAATATCAACTTCTTTTGCGTATAGCGCATTACCCAATTCATTATAATTATTGTATGTAACAACTTCCACATCTTCATTATCATTAAAATTTATATCTGTCAAATAAAATAATTTTAACATATGATAATAATCAGAATTGTATTTATTAAGTACTCCTATTTTAACATTTCTTTCACTGTCTTTTTCAGTAATTTTAACATTTTTGATATCTTCATAACTTAATATACCACTGTTTTTACCAGTCATAAATAAAAAGGATTGATGAAAACAAACTCCTAATACAGAAAAATTAATAGGTGGTAATTTATTACTAATGAGTTTATCTTTGAAATTGCTCCTAATATGATTATGATTATTAATGTAATTAATTAATATTTCTTCATCAACAAACGCCATATCTATTCTATAATCTTCGTTTGTATTATCTATTAATTGAAATATATTATCCATAGAACCTTTTGTATTAATTCCTTTAATGGGGAAAATATGTCTCTTAAAATAAATAGACATCTCATCTAAGTAATTCCCTTCGTTTACTAGACCCAAATTATAAATTGGTAGTTGGTCTTCAATCATAATTTTAATAGCTTCTTCTTTTGGTAAAACAATATTATCAAATCCCTCCTTTAATGACAGCTTTCCTTTTATAATATCATCAAGCTTTTCTACTAAATCATATTTATTTATGAAAAATATCAATGCGATTACCATACAAACTTTAATGAATAATGATAACATTATTCTTTTTTCTTTTAGATATTATTTTTTGTTTTTATTTTTAAGTTTATAGTTATCCTATATTTTTATAAGAATATAATAAAAAATATTAAACAAACTTTTTATTCTAGTAATAAATATATCTTAATAATAAATTGTATTAATAAAATATGTTATTTTTTTAATAAATAAAATATTTATATATCTTATAATTTATTGTAAAAATATAATAAAAATATAAAATGATGAATAAAATATTTGAAAATCCACTAACAGTTTCTCTTATAATATATGTATTAATAACTCTAATTATATATATACGAAACCCCCAATTATTCAATAAAGATAAAAATGATGATGAATATGCCTCTTCATTCCTAGCTAGAAATTCATGTACTATATTTATTATTATACCAGTTATAATTTATGGGTTTGTATGTGGATTAACTAGCTATAATAATAGAAAACAATATTGTAAAATATTAAAATCAAAAGAATTAAATATTAAAGAACTTATCCAAAAATGTAAAAACTAAAATATAATATATATATATATATATATATATATAATGAAGTAAAAAATATAATGAAATCAGATAATGAAAATGCTTTATTTGTTACTCATCAAGGAGTATTAAGAACATTATGTTATAATTTAACAAAAGATAAGAAAACAGGAGAAAATAGATTTAAAAATTGCTCTCTATTAAAAATAGATTCTGAAAATGGTACTATTACATTAGAATATGATAATAAATCAAATGGACTTAATGAAGGTAAAGAAAGTCGCCCAGAATGGCAAATTCAAATTTTTAATTTACATATGATAAATTATAATGAAATAAAACAACTGGTTATTGATATTTTTAATATTAATAATACTGGTTATAAATATATTTATTTAGTAAGACACGCCCAAGGTACTCATAATCTTACAACATTATTTAATAAATTTAAAAAACCATTTTCTATAGATCCAAAATTAACAGATGAGGGAAGAGAACAAGCATCTAAATTAGGTAAATTTATAGAAGAAACAACTTCATTAAATGAATTAAAAGAAAGTATTATAAATAGTAAAGTAGATTATTTTGTTTCTATATTAGGGAGAACGTGGGAAACATTATCATATATATTAAAAGCTATATTTAAAGAAACCCCTATGAGTATAGAACCTGTTATATCATTAGGTCTTTCTGAATTTTCTTATAATGAAAATAAAAAACCATTAAAATGTGATAGTAAGAAAGCACATATGTCTTTAATTGGTAGAGAAAATAAAAGTAAATGTATGCGTTATATTACTGGTAAAGAACCGACAGGACAATGTCTGGAACGAACTTATGAAACAATAACTATTAAACCAAATTATAAATTATATAATTGTTCAGAAGCATCAGATATAATTGACCCAAATAGTGTGTCATTTACAATTGGTGCTGTTATGGCTTCTATAAAGCTTGGATCTTTATATAAACAATTACAATATAAAACAATTAAATCACAAGAAACTAAAATATATGAAAGTATACAAAATGCTGGATATTATAAAAAACGAAAAACAACTAAACGAAAAACAACTAAACGAAAAACAACTAAACGAAAAACAACTAAACGAAAAACAACAAAACGAAAAACAACTAAACGAAAAACAACTAAACGAACAACAACTAAACGAAAAACATAAAATGTAAAAATAAAATATTATATATATATATATAATGAAGAATAATAATAATAATAAAATTGCTTTATTTGTCACTCATCAAGGTATTTTAAGATTATTATGTGCTCAATTAATGAATGATTTAGAATATGGCAATAATAAATTTTTTAATTGTGCGTTAATAAAAATAAATACACAAACTGGAAAAATATCTTTAGTATATAATGAAAATAACAAAAAAAAATCACATTGGAAAATAAATACTGAAAATCCAAAATTACATTTTGATACAGTAATGTCACAAACACATACCATTATTAAAACGGAATTAAAGAAAACTGACTATAATATAATATATTTCGCAAGACATGCAGAAGGAACACATAATAATGTTAATTTTATTAAAATGTCTAGAACTATAAATCCTAAATTAACAACTAATGGAAGAAATCAAGCATATAATTTAGGAACATTTATAAAAAATAATGAACAAGAATTATATAATAATATAATTAATAATAAAGTTAATTATTTTGTATCTATCTTAGGAAGAACGTGGGAGACACTAGGAAATATTTTAATGGGAATGAATTATAATAAAGTGGTAAAACCTATTATAACACCCGGACTTTCAGAAATTGTATATGATGTTGTTGTAAAGTGGACAAAATTAAATAAAGTCTTACTTAAATGTGATACTGAAAAAGCTATTATATATGGTAAAGAAAATACATCACCTTGTATGAAAATATTGAAGCAAAATAAAACTGAAATTTGTAAAATACCAAAAACCATGTTTTGTTGTGAAATAGAATATAAAAATAATAAAAATAAAATAAAAATCAAACCAAACTATAAATTTTATAATGAAATAAGTTGTGAGGAAACAAGTAAGGATTCTATTTTAGTTGCAAACAGTGTCTTAAAAACAATTAGAAATTATTTATTGGAAAGTAAAAAAAAAAGAAAATTAACGAAAAAACAAACATCTAAACGAAAAACATCAAAACGAAAAACATCAAAACGAAAAACAACTTAATTATTATTTAAAGCTATTGATTTTAATATTTTTAATTTCTTCTTTGTTATTTTTTTAGAAGAACCTTTTTTCCTCTTTTTTAACTTAGCTTCTTTTTTATCTTTACTTTTGCCTTTATCTTTACTTTTGCCTTTATCTTTACTTTTGCCTTTATCTTTACCTTTATCTTTACTTTTACCCTTTTTAACAGATTTAGTTTTCTTTTTCCCTTTTTTTGATGATGATTTAATTGATTTTTTACTGAATAATCTAGAATTAGCGTTATTATTATTAATCATAACAATTGGTTTAATTTTTTTAACATTAACATTAATATTACTATTACTATTATTATCATTATTTGTATATTTATTCATTGAATGATTATATAAAGTAGATAATTTTTTTGATTTTTTAATATGCTTTTGTCTTAATGGTTTCTTTTGTGAATTAGAATGATGCTTTCCATGCTTAACATTCATTCTACTGAAACTATGTTGATACTTTCCATCTTTTGAACGACATTTGTATTCAATCTTAAAATTATCTTTTACATTTAATTTATCGTCTACTTTCCTAATATCATTCAAACGCACTTTTTTCTTTAAAGTACGTACTTTATTTGTTTTTAAATTTGTAGTTTTAAACTCACATTCCACTATTGGATTATGATTGCTATGATTGTTATGATTGTTATGATTGTTATGATTGCTATGTCTAGAATGACTTAATTTATGAGGGGGATTAGTAAGATTAAACTTATCTAAAAAAATTGTTCTGTATTTAGAAGATGATTTACCTTGTCGTTTACCTCTTTGTTGTCTAGCAATTGTATTTAAATTTACTTTTTTACAACTACCAGAATTAGGACGCATTAAACTACCGAACATTTTTATATTTAAAATAATAAGTTATATATTTATATATAAATTAGATATATTTTAATCTAGAATTAAAAAATATAAAAAATTTAAAAAAATTATAATTATAAATCAAATAATGTATTATTCAGAATAACTATCAACTATACAATCTTGAATACTAGTTTGAGGACCATATTCGTCATCTGATTTAGAGGTGCAGTCGCGATCCATTTCCATTTTAGCATAAATATCTCTAATACTAAACAGATTTTTTTTATATTTATCTAGTGATTGTAGTTTTTCATTATTTTTAGAAGTTTCAACTATATCGTGGAAACTACTTCCTCCTCCATATTTGAAAAAGAATTTATTCCGTGTTTTATCTATACTTAATGTAATAACGTGTCCCATACCTATATATTTAGTAGCTATATCGAAATAATATAATGTTTTATCTAATCTAGTAATATCTTCAGCATCTATAAACCTAAAATAACCATATAAAAAATCACTCCCTTCTTTCTTATATGATTTCACCATATCATTATAGCAAAGCAAAACACCTAAATCATTCATATCATCTAGATTATATTTTAATTCAATAATATAGGATAAGATTTCTGTTGGTAATTTAGGTAATCTATTTCTAGTTTGTACCAACTTAAGTTGTTCAATGAAAATCTTACTGTCTTTAAATGTGTGTTTTAGTTCTGAATATAAAATAGGGACATCTTTATTATATGAAACAACGTTGTGTATCATCTTATCTATTTCGTTTAAGTTATAATAGGGTTTTAATTCTCGTTTATCATCTCTAGGCATTTTAAATGTGATACTTAAATGGAATGAATTTACAATCAAATTCTTGAAATGAAAAATGTAAAACTTAATTAATATAATGTAAAACTTTATTTAAATAAAAAAAGAAATTATGTTTTAAATTTTATTTTCTATTTTTCCTTTTTGTTTTTTTCCTTTTTTTTGTTGTTGATTTAGATTTCTTTCTTTTTGTTTTTTTACTAGATGCTTTTCTCTTTTTTGTTTTCTTTGATTGTTTCCTAAGATGCTTCCTAGATTTCCCCTTACGAGCACCACCTGCGTTTGCTGCTGCTGTTGCTGCTGGTTCTGGTGGTGCTGATGCTCTCTTTCTTGCTTGTTCTAATCCTGATTCACTTCCTAATTCTTTTTTTTGAGCAACAATATGTGTCTGTAAGTTTTTTAATGCAGCATCATACTCTGCTTTTCCTGCTTTTATATCTGAGAGTAAACTTTCAATATTTTGTTTTAAATCAACAGCGTTTATGTTAACATCATTATATAATTCAGTCATTTTTGTTGTATTTCCTTCTATTTGTTTAGTAGACGCTATTAATGCCTGTTTTAAAGCTTCATAATCTTCTTTTTGTTGGGCAACTGCAGCATTTGAAGCTTTAATTTGTGTTATAGTTTGTTTACTTTGAATTTGTTGTTGTTTTAGTGTTTCGTCTGATTCTTCTTTTTGATCTGTTTGTAAGGCTTTTAGTGTGTTTTGTACTTCTATTTCCGCTTTTAATATTTCAGTATTATGATTAATTTTATGGATTTGTTCTTGTTTTAATAATTCTCCTTCTAATATTAAATCTTCTTGTGTTTGTTTATTTGTTGATATTTGTGCTAAAGTTGTTTTATATTCTTTTTCAATTTCTTTTAATTTTATTTTTAACTCATCTGTAAGTTTAGTTTGTAATTTGTCAGTTAGTTCATTTTTTTTTTCTAGTCTTTTAGCTTCTAAAATGGCGTCTTCATTTTGTTGAGAAATTTCTTGTGCATCTCTAGTTGTTTTTGATTGTTCTTTTAAAATAGTTAATTTTCGTTCATATATTATTTTACTTTCTTTATTTCTTTCTTCTTCATCTTTTCTTTTTTGTTCAATTTGTTGTTTTAATTTATTTAAAGTGGTTCTATTTATAATTTGTCTGGCTACATTTTCTGCGTTTTGTGCTGCCATTTGTGTTTTTTGATCAAGGATAGAAGTATTTGCATTTATTTGTTCTGTTAAATAATTTACGTGTTCTGCCATACTAAGACTATGAGATAAATCATAACCTAACATATAAATACCATCATTTTTAATATATACCACTATTATATTTTTATTTCTTTCTACTCCTATTTTTGGATTAAATACTACCTTACTTGTAACAACACTACTATTTTCTTCATTAAAATCAGCATCGTGTTCAGTTAATTTAAACCTATGTTCTGTGTCTGGTTTTATTGTTGGATTTAATATTTGTAATAATGATTTATTAGAGACAGACACACTCCTAAAATTATTATTATCATCTAAAGGTAATAATAATAATTTTTTTTCATCTGTTGTACTTTCATAAAGTGTACTAAAAAAACTTACAAATTTATCTATTTTTTGATTTCCTCCAACTTGTAGTTGTTTTATAATTTCATCGCTCATATCTATTTTTAAACATTTCTGTACTTGACTTAAAAAATGAGAATGCGGCTGTATTCCTAAAATATCTATGGCAATCGGCATAAATTCTTGTATACTTAATTTAATACTACTATCATTAAAGAATTCTGTAAAATTTAATTCTTCTTCTGTGCCTTTTTTATAATTAAAACTTAATTCTGGTAAGTTTTCTTGAATTATACGTTTATCTATACTTGGTTGTGTTGCTATTGTAATTTTTGTTAATAATTGTTTTTGTTCTTTTGTAGTTTTAAGGTTAGCTTGTAGTTTTTCGATTTTAGCCTCTAAATCTGTAATTTCTTTATCATTTTGTTCTTTTTGGAAAGTAACAGTTGGTTCATCTACGTTACTCACGCTTAATAACGCCGCTGTATTAGCTTTTGTAGCATTTATTTCTACCACTAACTTATTAAGTTCTTCAGTATATTCATTTTCAGTTGAATATACAAACTCATATAATGTAATACATAAATTGGATAACTTATCAAAATAAGTAAAATTTGTACCATCTTTAATATTAACATTTAATTTATTTTTACAGTTATCATCAAGAATTATTCTTTCTAATTTTTCATAAGCTGTACCTACGTCATTATCTCCATCAGGATCTATTATTGTAGTAATATACGCAATTATATCATTATATAATACTTCAGGGTCTGTACTTGTTTCGCAATTTATTCTTCTTGAACCTAGTCCTCTTGAAAGTAATCCTTCTCCCTCTTTTAATTGTACTACTTCTACACCTTCTTCTACAACTGCTTCTGGCATTCTTCTTATTAAACAATTTATTTATTAATTTGTCTTATTATTTAATATTTAATTATTTATAATATTACTGAAGAAAAAAATATAAAAAAAATTAACTAATTAATGAATTATTTTTTATTCAAAGGTAGTTATGTTTATTATCCCAAAAGTCGCCATTTGCTTCTTTGTCCATATAATTGTAGCCACATCTTTGTAAGTAATCAACATCTCTAATAACTAAACGAGAAGGAGACCCGCCACGAACCCAACCATCTTCGGCGACTTCTTCGACTAAATGTTCGGGGTTTTGAATGTTTTTATCTAAATGTGGAACCAAAGGAACCATAACACGGTCTAACGTAGATGCGCCAGATAAAACATTACAAGGTCTAGTAGTAACTGTATCTTCACCAGGAAGTAATCTGCTTTCAATATTCATATCACCCATTCCACGACCCTTGTAAGGAGCACCTCCTGTGGGTCTATGGAATAATTGTACGGGACATTTTGGATTTTCCCTAGTTTCACCAAATCTCATATCAGTATCTTCATCAACAATATCATTTGGTGCTCTAAAACCATTTTTAAAGGTAATCATATGGTTATTTGTAGCTATATCCATAGAGTTTTTAATGGAAGTATCGCAGTCAAAATGATTAGCGACTTGGTAATTACCAGGACCTTTACTTTGACCAGTATGAACGTCTAAATAACAAGTTTCGTCGTGGGTTTTTGTTTTAACATTAACTTTAAAAGGAGTGGCATTGCCAAACGTAGTACAGTTTCGTTGTTCATTAAGAAGAGTGTTATTTTTGTCATAGTTTATTTCATTAGTACTCATATTTACGATTTAATATTTGAAAGTAATAAAATTAATTAAAATTATAAGTATATATATATTAAATATATTAATAGAAATTATTTTAGACAAATAATAATTAATTCGTATAAAAAAAAAAAAATAAATAATATATCATTTTAATTAAATAATGACCACAATTGATTTAGATTTCGAAATAATAAATAAATCACATGAAACTGATTTACTTAATTCTATTCAAGATATTTTAAATGTTAAAAATGTAAAACTTAATAATCCATTAATAAATGATTATATATTTAAAGTGTTTAAAAATAAAATAGAATATAACGAGCTTTATATCCCAAAAGATGAAATACAACAATCACGTCCTAATTCTCCTAAAAGACCAAATACTCCAATACATAATTTACACGACATAAATAATTCAGATTTAGATAATATTAAAACAGAAGAACATTTAAACAAATGTATAAAAAAAATAAATAGTTGTAATACATCACATGATTGTAATTTAAGTTTTAATAACTCAACTAATTCTTGTAATAGTGATAATGATAGTGATAATGATAGTGATATATCAACTTCTAGTATAAATAGTGATAGTAGTATAACTCTATTACTTAATAATAAAAAGAAAAAAGAAGATATTCAGAAATTATTCAATAAACATAATTATAATATATTAACTAAATATAAATTAGAAAAACTAAATAATGTGGTTAAAGAATTTGATGATACTAATAATATTGTATGTGATTTAGATTTAAATTCTTTAACAACCCAACAAAAAAATACTTTTATTAAAATATCACCTCTTATTGAACCAATACATTATATTAAAACATATCTTCCATCAAGCCCACTAAATAATAATAATAATAATAATAATAATCATCATCTAACACCCGATATTAATACTCTTTCTCTTGTAAAAAAAATTAATTCAAAATATAATTCATGTTATGTTGAGGCATTTATGGGATTTTTACTAAATAAATTAATAGAAACAAATACTTGTATTGGATATCCACATTTTTATGGATGTTTTACTGGAATAAAAGAAAATATACATTTTGATATCAGTGAAGATTACGATGATATAAAACACAAATCTTGGTTTAAAAATAAAGAACATTCAACCCTTTTTACTAAAAAAACTATATATGAAGAAGAAACCAGTGATGAAGAAGAAGAAAATAATGATGAAGAAGACACAAATAACGATGATGAAAACAATGAAGAGAAAACAAATAATAAAGAAGAGATTATTGATGAAACACAAACTGATAAAGATATTGAAGAAATATTAGATTTAAAAGATTTAGATATACTAGATGAAGTATTAGATATTGATATTTCACCTGAAGAATTAGAACTAAATTTAAATAATAAATCCAAAAAATCATCATCACTTAAATCCAATCATTCATCATCATCTACATATTCTATAAATTCAAACAATTCGGAAAATTCTTATACTATTGATAATATTTCCGAATGTAGTGATATCGATTTTAGAGATAAAATAGATGTTGTTGAATTTCCACAATTCCCAATTAACGCAAGTATTATGGAAAAATTTGAATTTACACTTGATGAACTTTTGGATGATATGGATTATGAAATATGTGAAGATGAATGGCTCTCTATATTATTTCAAATAATATATAATCTTATGGTAGCACAAAAATATTATAAAATGTGTCATAACGATCTTCATTCTAGTAATATTATGTTTGAAAATACAAATATTACTCATCTTTACTATACTATTAATAGTAAGCATTATAAAATCAAAACATATGGTAAAATATTAAAAATAATAGATTTTGGTAGAGCAAGTTTTTACTATAATAATGAATGGTTTATAAGTGATGTATTTAGTGATGAAGGGGATGCTGAGGGACAAATTGAATATCCTACCTCTTCATACTTTAATCCAGAAAAATCACATAATTCTATTAATTATAGTTTTGATCTAGTAAGATTAGCAACAACAATTTATGAAAGATTTGATGATAATAAAATAATACGAAAATTCCTTAATAAATGGATGAAAGATGATTATAATGAAAATGTAATTAATCTGGATGATGATTTTAGCCTTTATATTCATATTTCTAAATATTGTCATAATGCTAAACCTAGTAAAGTAATTTGTGATCCCATTTTTAATATATTCACAATTAATAAACTTCCTTTAAAATCATCTTTAACTGAAAAAGAACTAGAACATATTTTTACATATTAAATAATATTTTTCCGATTTTTTTAATTTAATGTTTTTTTAATAATTAAAATGTAGTATTTTATTTAACCCAATTTAAATAATAGAATTTTTAATTTAATTTAATTATAATGATTAGTACTATTATTTGTTCATTAGTTATAACCCATTATACATTTACATACTTAAAGTACATTAAAGATTATCATTATAAAGATGCTAAAACTATTATAAATGTGGCTCATTCATCTATAATATCACTAGGATGTTTTTTATATTTAAATAATATAATTAATTTGAACACAATATTATTAAATTATTATACTATAGTTGGGTTTTTTTATATTTGATATATATTATATTTTACGCTATAATATACAAAATGAATTACTTATTAAAATTATTCATCATAGTATTTCAATAGGTGGTATTTACTGTATTCTTTATGATAATAGTACGAGTTATATTGTATCTAAATTATATTTAACTGAAATAGTTAATATTCCTTTAGAAGTTAGATACGTATGTATAAGATATAATACTAATAAAAATCACTATAAAGATATAGCAAAAATATCTATATATTTATTATTTTTAGTAACAAGAATTATTTATCCCGTACCAGATTGTTTTTTTATTTGTAAAGAAAAACCATTATTTTATTGTATAAATTATATTTTTATTTATACATTATGGTGTTATTGGTTTATTATAATAAATTTGACAGTTTATAAAAAAATTAAATTATATTATCAAACTAACACATTAAAAGGAACAAATTAAAAGTTTTAAAATAAAAATTTTAAAATAATATAGTAGTAAATAGTAATATAAAGTTAATTATTAATAATAATTAATAATAATTAATAATAATATTAATAATAATTAATAATAATATTAATAGTAATAAACTAGAAAAAAAAAATACAAAATGCCCGGTGGTATAATGCAGTTATCTGCATATGGTGGACAAGATTATTATTTAACAAGTAATCCACAAATTTCATTTTTTAAAAATGTTTATAGAAGACATACTAATTTTTCAATGGAAATGATTGAAATAGAACCAAAAACATCTAATATTACTTTAAAAGAATCCGATGAAACAAAAATAGAATTTGTTATAGAACGTAATGCTGATTTAATAAAAGAAGTTTATTTTGTATTTACACTTCCTGATATATATTCCGATAATACAAGTAAAGATTATAAATTTCAATGGATAGATAGAATTGGAGAATATATTATTAAAGAAGCAACTTTTAATATTGAATCGCGAGAAATAGATAAATTATATCCTGAATGGATGCATATTTGGAATGAACTTACGTGTGATGAAGCCAAAAAAAGTGGGTATAATAAAATGACAGGTAATATTACAGACCTTACTAATCCAATTAAAAGTGATGGTTCAACTTACCCATTTGATAATAGTAAAATAAGACAAAGTATTAAATCTAGAAAAATATATGTCCCTCTTCCATTTTGGTTTACTTACTGTCTAGGAAGTGCTCTTCCAATCATAGCTTTACAAACGGTTGAATGTAAAATCAATGTTACATTAAGACCATTTAATGAATTATATACTGTAATTCATAGTTCTTTAAGAAAAAAACCACCGTCCGCTACTTATAATTTAGGTATATTTTCTAGCAGTGGTGAAACTATTTCAACATTAGATATATCACCATCAATAGAATTAAATTATATATTTTTAGATAATGATGAAAGAAAGCGTTTTGCGGCAGCAGAACACGAATATTTAGTAAATACAGTACAAAAAGTACAAGATACTATTACACCATCAACAACAGCAGAAGGAGATACGAATGTAATAGATTTAAAAATACAACATCCAGTATCTAACTTGATGTGGATATTACGCCGCACAGATTTTAAAGCTAGAAATCAGTTTTATAATTTCACGAATTGGCCAGATAATACAATAGACCCGGTTATAAACCCTACTGATTATGATGAATTTGCGGCTGAAGCTACTTTTGATTCTAGTAATATCAATTCGTTAAAATACAAGGATATACTTAAATCAGCATCACTTAAGTTTGATGGAGTTGCTAGATTTAAAACAAAAACCATGGAAATGTTTTCCCTAGTAAATAATTTTCAACATATGAAAAGAATACCGGATGATGGTATATACGTTTATTCTTTTAATTTAAATCAAGATATAACTAAACATCAACCAAGTGGTGCATGTAATTTTTCTCGTATTACTAACGCTCAACTTGAATTAACAACAATACCAAAAGAAGATTCCGATTCTAATTATGAATATGATATAATCATATTTGCTCTTAATTTTAATGTATTACGAATAATTGGTGGTATGGGTGATTTGGAATTTTCCAATTAATATATTATATTTGTGTGTTTTTTGTTTTTATTTTAATATTAAATTATAATTATTAAATTATAATTATTAAATTATAATTATTTGATTATAAATTATATATATTATTAATAATAAAGTAAAATTTAAAATGGTAAAAAGTGAAGAAGAAAATAGAGAAGATTTTAATGTTCTCAAAGATATGAAAACTGGTAATTTAGAACTATCAGCAGAAGACCATATTATTAAATTCATAACTAATATTTTTATTATGGGGGGTGTATTATTTCTATTAATGATAAATTTTGTTTCTCTCTCTTGTTGTTTAACAATTAATAAAGATGTAAAAATGTCTGGTAAAATATTTGGTGCATTATTCGCATTTTTATTTGGTTTCATATATTTTACAGTATTTATATTAGGAAATCACATAAAGAGACAAAATAAAACAATTAATTTTGATTCAAATAATTTATTTCCTTTCTAGATATATTTTTTTTCTAATCATTAAGTATAGGGAATTTAAACTTTTATTTTAAAAGATATATTCTGACAGATATATTTTTATAAATATATTTGATTACTTAAACTAAAAACTATATAACTATAAATATGATAGAAATGAATATATTAGCTCACGAAATTATAAATCCATTAAACATTATAGTTGGCTGTGCCGAACTTTCTAAAGTAGAGGCTGACCAATTAAAGAACAATAAAATTGCTTCCTATTTAAATACAATTGTATCTCAAAGTATGAAGTGTTGTCAATTATTAGAACAACAAATTAAAGAACAACACGAAAATATGAATATAGGTCATTTAGATTTATCTGCTTTATTAATTATAATGATTAATAGTTTAAATGACCACCCATTTGTGGTATCTAGTAAGAAAAAATTTATATTAGAAAAAGACACATCTAAAACATATGATATAAGCATTTTAAATGAAAATAAATGTTATCTCAAAATAGTAATCAATAATATGTTAATGAATGCTGTAAAACACTCTAGTTGTGAAAATGGTAATATTACTATTTCTATAAACCATCTCCCCCAAAACAAACTAGAGTTGCGAATTGTAAATTGTATTGATATTGAATCTAAAAACGCCACACAACAACCCGAAGAACACTATTTCACTAAAAGTCATTTCTTGGGATTGAATATCATTGATAGTTTAGTCAAAAAAATAAACGCCGACTGGAATATGATACAAGACGCAAATAGTATCATCACATCACTTATTATATGATGTATTGTTTATTTTATTATAGTTTATTATATTATAAATACTTTAATTAATATATTAATCTTTTAATTATTTATTTGTTTATTAATAATGGTTAGTAAGAAATCTCAAAAAAGAAAGGTTGTGTCCCGCAAAACAACCAAAAAACGTCCTATTATGAAGAAAAAGACTTCTCGTAAGAAGAGCAAAAAACGTCGCGTAGTGAAGAAAAGAAGTTCTCGTAAAAAGAGTAAAAAGCGTCCAGTAATGAAGAAAAGAAGCACTCGTAAGAAAGGAAACTATTTAATTATGAAGGGAGGTGTAGTGACGTTGCTATGTCAGGATAAACCATATAATATTAATAATACTGATAATATTGAATTTAATAGTTTGTATTTTACAGAAAGAATAGAAATAGAAACAATGTTAAATAATGATTTTAAAAATTCTAAAACTAATGAAACATTACCTTTTATAGGTTCTGGATCATTTAATGATACTTGCGATTTGGGAAAATATAAAGGTAAAGCAAAAAAAATCCCTAAAGATAAAGACTATGTAATGAAATTTGTAACATCTGGTGAAGATGAAGAAATAGATGTTGAAGAAATAGATGGAGAAATAGAAGGTAGAGAAATGCATATGAAAATATCTACCCTATTATTAAAGAAGGACAGTAAAAATTTTAGTATAGTACCAGATATTTTACTATTTTCTAAAAAAGAACCCGTATATAGTATTGAAGAAAAGGGTACTATAGATTTACTAGAATATATGGATAGATTCGCAAGACAAACGAAACAATTTAAGTTACACAATATTTTAGAAATGATAGAAGCTGTTTACTTTTTAAATAATAACAATATAGTTCATAGAGATATAAAACTAGAAAACTTTTTAGTATTTAATACTGGTAGGAATCTAACTATTAAAATAATTGACTTTGGTATGGCTATGGAACTAAAAGTGGACACTCCGGGCTCAAAAGAGATTATGGATAATGTTGCCTATAAACCAGCTGGAGGAACACCTGGATATGCTCCATTAGAACAAATTATACCTTCTTTTAATTCGCGTTATTATTTTAATGAAAGTGAATTAACATTTACACAATTTAAAAACAGAGATGTTTATAGTCTTGCAGCATCAATTAAAAGTATAATTCCATTTATAGATAAGCAGAAATCCAATATAAATCCTAATTTAAGTGAAGATTACCTTAATAACATACTATACCCCGAAAAAATGAAATCATATACTTTGTTTATGCAAAATTTTGGTGGGGAAGAAAAATATAATGTGAACACGTCAATTGGTAACATAAATTTTATGGCTAGTAACTATAAAAATACTGATCAGGACAGTTTTGTAGCTAATATTGACGCGAGACCAACTATCGAACAATTCTATGAAGATGTGAAACCGACAGATTATATAAAAGCAAAACAAATATGCGTAGAAATGACAACTAAAGGACCTTGTCAGAACGAATCTATGAAGGGTCATATAAGGTGTATAGAACATACTTGCGTAGAAATGACAACTAAAGGACCTTGTCAGAACGAATCTATGAAGGGTCATATAAGGTGTATAGAACATACTTGTTCTTTCATGGGATGTTTAAAACCAAAATCTTCAAAGGTACAAAGTTGCAGTGAACATACTTGTAATAAACCTGGATGTATCAATGTAATCTCTGGTGAGGGTAAAGAATACTGTGATGTTCATCCTCGTGGAATATCGTCACGAGTACTACAACATAACCCAGAAGTACACGGATTAATCGCCGCGGGAACAAAAATCGCGCTAAAAAAGAAAAGAAGAGGTTTTTAAATATGTTTTAATTTATAATCTTTTTATCTTTTTATCTTTTTAAATCTTTTTATCTTTTTATCTTTTTAAATCTTTTTATCTTTTTATATATTATAATTATAAATATGTCTTCAAAGAAAACAAAAAAAACCAAAACAACAAAAACCAAAACTAAATCTAAAACAACAAATACTAAATCTAAAACTAAAAAAGAGAATTTGTTTCTAGTGACGTCTCGTTTGAATGTTCCACAGCGTAAATATTGTAAATGTTTAATGAGTGTTCGTAAAACACAGAAAAATCCATACCCCATTTGTATTCATTCACTTCGTAAATCAAATCTAGTTAATTATACACTCAAATCCACTAAAAACGCGAAAACCCAATTTAATCCATCGCGGACAAATTGTATTCTTAATTATGACCTCGCAAAATTCACATTAGAAGACGTTCAACTTCTAGCAAAAGAACGCAAAATACCAATAACATATCTTAATAAAAAAAAGAAACGAAAACCATACCAAAAAAACACACTAATCAATAAATTAGTAACCAATTACCTCAAAAACAAAACACAACCCAAAACCACCAAAAAACAAACTAAAAAATCATAAATCATCACATACACTAATGCGGTTTCTTCTTTGTCGTAAATAATTATCTTTTGGTTTTTTTTTTACTTCAACAACATTATTATAATTGCTTTTTTTAGTCATATTATTTACAAAAAATGAATTACAACAACCAGCATCTAGTAATAATAGAATCCAAAAAACAGTTATTAAACAATAAGATATAGAAATAGTACAACTAATAATCATTTTCGGATATGCATATAATTCAAATAACCGTATTTCCATAAAAGCAGTTTTATTGTTTTCTATGAATGTCTTACCAAACATAAAATATATAAAATTCATTATTAATTCTGCCCCCATTAATAAGTAAATGAAAAATTTAGGACTTGATACGTCTAGTAGTTTTTTTTCAATTATTCGGTATCTTTCATTTGTATATATATCTATACTATTATTACCACAATTAGCTTCAATTAGCAATTCTGCTGTTTTAAATATAAAATAAATTACAACTGGAAAATAAAATGCATTTATCCACACTAAATAATTATATATGAATTTATTTTGAATTATAGTATCATATTCTACTATATTTAATTCTATTCCAACAATTATTAAATATAAATAAAAAATAATTATTCCGATATATATCGAAAGTTGAATACTCATTTTAATTCAATTAATTATATCATCTTAAATATTTATTAAATCATATAACATCTTCATTATAAAGTCAGATGTATTTTTATATTTAAGTTAATAATAATAATATATTATTTTTCTTATTATTTTTATATATATGGTAATTATAAATTACTAGATATTAATTTATAAAAATAAATTTATAAATCTAATTATAAAAATATAAATATAAATTAAAATATAAATTAAATAAAATGGATGATTTTATGAAAACACAAATAGATACACTTAATAATATTAAATGTAGAAAAAACTATGATTGTGATAGTCAAAGATATATGATTATAACTAAAATTAATAATATGAAGCAAAATTTAGAAGAATTAAAGAGAGTAGAAGACAGATTAAGTGATTTAGGTAATTATTTAAATAATAATGAAAAAACTTTGAAAATTATGAGAGATGAAACTAAAAATAGCAATGATTCTTTAAATGACCAAACAAATCATTTTTCTGTTGAAAATTATCAATTAGATGAATTAAATAATAATAAAAACGTTATTGATAAAAAAATGGATTTATATTTAACCCAATTAAAAAAAATGTTTTATATAATATGTGCGTTAACATTTATATATTTTATTTTAATATCATTTAATCCTAAAGATAAATAATGTTTTATTCTGCCTCCGATTCAGAATCATTTAATTCTTCTTCAACATCATCATCTTCATAGTCTTCTATAACAGCCCAATCTTTCCAATATTTATTATTACCTTTTAGTTTACCAATAACACGCGTCATTTCAGTAATGAAAACATTTCTCGTAATTTTACCGATTTTATGATTACATTGGTCAGTATATTGTTTAAACGAATTAAATCCATCACCAATAGTAAGACGTTCTCCTGCTGTTTTAATAAGACTATCTTTCTTAAAACCTTCATAAATATTATATCCACTTTTATAATCATCAATTGCGTTTTGAACAATTGATGGAAGAGGAATTTTAAACTCATTCTCTTTTAATTTTTTATATCTTATAATTAATTCATTAAGGAATACTTCTTTCCAATTCGCAAATTTAGTTTTAATACTATAATCCTTTATGAAATGATTTTTATATTTTGTAGGGTTTTCAAGCCTTGCGTCGCCGTAATCACAAAACTTCGAAACATAAGGAGCCACACGAATTCTACGCCACGTACCTTCATCAGTAGAACCAATTTCTGGTTTATCATTACAATTGAAGAATAACATATATTGGGGTGTGAATGTTTTTTGTGGTTTATGAAGTTCTCGACAACTTAATTGAGTACCACTAACAGCTTCTTTCATAACACCTGTTTTAATACTTTCACCCTCATCTGGTTCTTCGGTACATACAATTCTTTTACCAAGTAATACTGCTACAGCAGGAGATGCCGCATTAGCATCACTTCTACTTTTAGTTAATAATGCTGGACTAGCAACGCAATAATAATCACCAAAAACTTCTGATAGTAATTCAAAATTAACACTTTTACCATTACTACCACTACCAGAACAAACATTAAAAGTCTGAATATATGTTTTTCCACTTAAAGACATAGCCCAAATATTCATCATATATTCTTTCATATCTGGATTAGGAAAAATTTTATCTAAGAAATCATTTAATTCAGAATCATACTTTTGATATTCAGGGTCACTAAATCGTACTTCATCTATAATATAATTATTTTTACTAGAAATGGAAATCATATCATCTGGTACTCCATCTCTAAAAATACAAGTTTCTAAATCAAAAATACCATTATTACAATGAAATACATTAGGATTACTATCTAATAATTTATAAAAGTCTGGGTCATAAAATTCTGTTGCTAATTCTTTAACTAATGTTGTTCGTTTAGTAGAATTTTCAAGGTAATTTACAAGTTTTTTTGCTATATCAATACTATCATCTAAATCACTTTGGTTTAATTTCAATTCTTGAACGGTTTTACGTCCCTTCTCTAGTGTGGATATATTGTCACTTAATTCATCAGTATTCGAATTAAGTAAGTCATCCATTGAAGAAATTGGATTATGTTCTTGTGTTGATTCGAATGAATTAATTCGATTAATCTCATCTTTGATTGATTTAATATTTTCCCTACAATTTTTGTAAAATTTTATGAATATAGCTAAAATCGTATTTTTAAGATACAATTTAATTTTATTTCCTTCAGTATCAACTACCCATTTATGATTTTCATAATAATACCATTGTCCATTTTCAATAGAAACGAAATTTATATGACTTTCATTGTCTATGATTTTTTTAATTTCTTTTGAAAGTGTTGAATCTCCTATTTTTTCCTTATAAATAGGTTGTTTAAACACAGTAATAATACCATTTAATATTTCTAATGAGATTAATTCAGATATTTTAATATATAGTTTTTTATTATCTAAAAAAGCGAGTTCTTTTAAATATTTAATATTAAATTGATATTTATTATTAATATAATTCCGTTCAAATAAACGCCATATTTTTTTACATCCTTCTAGGTCGAATTTTACAGATTTCCTACTAAATTCTACAAATGCAAAAAATCCCTTATTCCAATCAATATTATATAAAGCTTGACCTATTTTCCACCAATCATCATAATTTGTGGATCTATTATCATCTATACAAGACAATAATTTATTAAGAAAGTCTAATGTTATAGATGTAGACTCTGGTTTTTTGATATTACGTGGTGTCGCATTTAATTCTCTTGTAATACCGAGAACTTTATCAAATTTTTGTTGTTGAGAAGAAGATGAACTAACATTTACTTCACTTTGTAAATTAATTAAAATCGCATCATTAATAGGAGGTACTACTTGTTTAATTCCAAAGTTTGATAATTTGTAAACTAAACTCTTTTTATTTTCTGTATAATTAGTAAGTTCAGCATCTTTCATTTTAACAAACTTAATCGTTTTATTATTATCAAAAATCTTATCTCCTCCTAATTCTTCAGTATCCGTTTTTTTACTTTGTTTAAATTTATATACTTGTGTTATTTCATATGGTTCTGAATATGGTTTACCAGAACCATATAAAAACCATGCATTAGTAGATATAACAGAAGAATCCAGTACATCATTAATTTTATTTAATTGACCAATTTCATCAATAATTTCAATAAAGTTTTCATTCTTTAACATGTCTTCTCTTACTTTATGTAAAATAGAGATTGGAAATACAAAAGTAGGACACAATATATGAATACCATCTTTTACAATTTTAGAATCTTTTTTTGTATTAATATATGCGGTTTTTCTTTCTAATAAAACAAAATCCATAGATTCTACAACAAAACTATTTTCATTAGGAAAAATTATGTTTTCATTCAAATTAACATATTTTTTCAATATATTAATATATATGTTAATAATTTTTTTTGTATGAATATCTGTATATTTATGTTTCAAAAGCATCGCTTTATCAGATAATTCTAATTTATGGTCATAATTGTATTTAAAATCCAAATCAATCTTGATTATATTATGTTCTTTGAAACTATCATCAAAACCTTGTATTTTATTAATATTAAACGGTGGTTCTAATAAATATGTATTTATTTTTGAATTGAAACAACAATCTATATATAAATCTAAAAACTTTTCAAAATCTTTGTTATTTTTAATTAAATATTTACCATTTGGAAAATTAGGACCAGGTATTGATATAATATTTGGTTCATTACTATTAAATACCCTTCTCGTACTTAAATACTTATTTAATTTTTTTTTTGAATTTGACATTTTAATTTAATTATTAATAATTATTTTAATTTCAAATATTATTATTAATTTTTTTAATTACAAATAATACTTAATATATATATATTATATACTCAATTATTATTTTTCAATTTTATTTTTATTAAAAACTAAATACTTATTTATTCTTAAATTTTTTAAAATTTTTTAAAATTTTTTAAACTCTAAAATGTTAAAAATAAAAAAAATTAAAATACAATCTAACTAGAAACCACCAAAATCATCATTTTTTTTATTATTAGACCCCCCTATAGTTGTGTTTAGCATACTTTTTCTAGATTTAGATTTCACCTTCTTCCCTTTAGATTTTCGCTTCTTACCTTTAGATTTAGATTTGGATTTAGATTTGGAACTTTTTTTTCCACCAACTAATGATTTTTTTCTTTTAGAAGAACCCTTTCTTTTAGAAGAACCCTTTCGTTTAGAAGTACCTCGTCGTTTAGAAGAACCCTTTCTTTTAGAAGAACCCTTTCGTTTAGAAGTACCTCGTCGTTTAGAAGAACCCTTTCTTTTAGAAGAACCACGTCTCTTAGATGATTTTCTTTTTAAAGAACCCCCTTTTTTATTTGATGAATGATTAGAACCGCAAGCCATAATTAATAATTACTTATAAATATAAATATATATATATATATATATAATAAGAAAAGAAAAATAAGAAAATAAAAATTAAATTAAAATTAATTATTAAAACATTCTAGACAAAATTTATTATTATAATCAGAATTAATATTATTAAATATTTCTTTATTTAAATATGTTAATGAATTTATATTAAGTTCTTTTTCAATATCAACTATATTTTTACGAGCTGCAATTAAATCTTCTATATCTGGAAAATCAACTCCATAATTACAAATATTAACTATTGGTGGAGACGCAGACATAAAATGAATTTCTTTTGGTTTATATTCTCTAATAAATTTAATTAAATATTTAACAGTGTTTCCTCTTACTATACTGTCATCAACTAGAATGATTTTTTTATCTTTAATAAATTTTTGATTAAACTTTGATATTTGATATTTATTCTTGCACGCATCTAGTCTCTTTTTATTATTATCTAAAATAAAAGTCCGTTGTTGGTTCTTTGGATTTTTTTCTATTAATTGAATATAAGATGCATTTAACGCTTCAGCAAAAGATTGTGCTTGAACTATTCCTGATTCTGGTATTCCACATACTACTATATTATTCAGTTTATTTTCTCTTTTTTTATCGTATTTATTATTTTTATCATATTTAACTAGAGACTTATATAATTTATCTTTTTTCTTTAATTCTTCAAATAATAATTTACCTATATTAGTTCTAAATTCTAAAACTGATATATCATTAACGGTTGTATTTTTACGCATAAAATAAAAATATTCAAATATACAATGTTTTTTTTCTGAACTATATATTTGAGACATCAATTTCATATTTAATGTTTTATAATCTATTTTAACTATACAACCTGGTTTTATATCTCCAACTAATCTATAATTATCATTAAAACAACAATTTTCGCTAGCAATTATAATAGAATTATTATTTTCGGATAATCCATAAATTAAAGGGCGAACTCCATATCTATCTCTAATTACCCAACATTCATTATTAAATTGTATTATAATACAAAATGCTCTATCGAGTAATGAAACTATTTTATTTAATATTTTTCCAATAATAATAGTATTATTAATTTTGTTTTTATTATTTATATTTTCTTCTTTAATAGATACATTTCTAGTATATTCTTCTTTTAATAATATTATTAATCTTATAAATAATAAACTATCATTAATATCTATACCTAATGCTATATTTTTATTATAATATTCTTTTAATTTAGGATAATTTATAAATAGTTTTTCCCAAATAAACATAGGAATATTACCATTATAAATGAATGCTGCGTCATTATATTTAGAAAAAGTAAAAGCAATTGGTTGTGTTAAGTCAATAAAAGAATTGTTAATAATATTATTTTGTTTTTTACCAGATGTTGAATAACGAACGTGTCCAAACCATACTTTACTAGAAACTGTTTTAGTTTCATTACTTAGTTCATGTTCATTTATTAAACCATAATGTTTTTCAATATGTAGTTTATTTTTTTTATTATCTTCTTTTTTTATATATGATAATCCATATGATTCCCGTCCACGATGTTGTAGTTTTATTAGAGATTCTAAAACAGTTTTATAATTAATTTCTTCTTTTCCAATAATCCCAACTAGACCACATTCAGTATTCATTTTAATATAAATTTTTCAATAATACATCTAGTAAATAAATATATTAATAATATTATACTTACATAATTAAATGTTAAATAAAATACTTATAAAATTGATTTATTAATTAAAATCAAATAATATAAAGAAAAAACAATTAAGTTGTTAAAAATGTCATCATTATCTATAAGTTCTAGAATACGCTTTAATAAAAATCAAGAAGAATTTTTATATTATTTAGAAGAATATGATAATTCAATAATAGACTATTATGGTATTGATAATCCATTTTTAACTATAACATTTAATCCTTGTGATGATTTCAATGAAATAAATATTATTTATAATAGAAACTCACAAATTTTTGAGTTTCCCAGTCTCCCATATGAAATAAATAAAAAAATTAATGATTACACTAAATGTAAAATTAATATTACACTTAAAATTAATAATGTAGAACATTTTCCATTTCAACCACCAATATGGGAATTAAAAGATATTAAATATAAGATACCAACTAGAATACATATAAATATTGAAGAGTATTATGAATACTTAGTTAATTTACATAATGAAAATTATAAAATAAATGAAAGTTGGGTTCCTGGAATGCAACATGTTAATTCTGACTTATTAAACTTTATTATGATTGCTAATACATTTGATTATCTGTAGAATATTTAATTATAATTTAATAAAGAAAATTAATATAAAAATAAATAATTTAATAATCAATTTAAGATTTTTTTCTTTTATATATAGTAATTGAAATATAGTAAATATTATTTAATTAATATTTGTTATATTTTTATTCGAATAATGCCAGGATGTCCGAGTGGTTAAGGAGATGGACTTAAGTTCCATTGGAGTTATGCTCCGCGTAGGTTCGAACCCTGCTCCTGGTAACAGTATAAATCCTTGAGGTTTGTACACTTTAAATGTTTAACATTTATTTATTATTTTATATTTGTATTAATTCTTTATTTTTCGTTTATATTTTAAAATTAAATTACTATACTATAGTAAAGAGGATTATTAATTATATTAGTTAATTATTTTCTTTTCACAAAGCCCCTGTGGCCAAATGGCTAAGGCGTCTGACTTCTAACCTTGAGTTATCAGAAGATTGTGGGTTCGATCCCCACCAGGGGTTCAATATTTCTTTTATAGAAATAATTTTTTATAATTTAAATTTAATTAAGTTTTTTTTTCAAAATTATTTTCTTTTCTTATATTATAAATATATTTTAGTAAACTTTTATTTATTTAATTAATTTTTATTCACAATGGGAGGAGGTTTAATGCAATTAGTCGCCTATGGCGCACAAGATATTTACCTTACAGGTAATCCACAAATTACTTTTTTCAAAGTTGTCTATCGAAGACACACTAATTTCTCGATGGAATGCATCCAACAAACATTAAGTGGTACTTCTACGTTAACCTCATCTAATGCTTCTGGTACTGTGACTGTTTCTAGAAATGGTGATTTATTATCAAAAGTTTATGTTAGAGTTGATGCTAATGATGGAACCGATTGTATTTCAGGAGACCAACTTATTAAAGATGTTACTCTTGAAATTGGTGGACAACAAATTGATAAACACACCAGAGAATGGCTTCAAGTTTGGGCTGAATTAACTGTTCCAGATTCTAAAGCTGCTGGATACAAATATTTAACTGGTGGTTTCAATAATACTTTAATGACTGGTGGTACTACTGGTGGACATAGTCAACAATCTGTTATGGTTCCTCTTCAATTCTGGTTTTGCAGAAACCCAGGTCTTGCTCTTCCTCTTATTGCTCTCCAATATCACGAAGTTAAGATGAAATTTACTTGGGGTACAACTACTGAAGTTTCTAGAGACGGTAGTGCTTACGGAACTGCTCCTTCTGCTGAAGTTTGGTGTGATTACATCTACCTTGATACTGATGAAAGACGAAGATTTGCTCAAGTATCGCACGAATACCTCATTGAACAACTTCAATACCAAAATGAAGGTAGTGCCGCAGCTAAATACAAACTTAACTTTAATCACCCAGTTAAAGAACTTGTCTGGACTGATGCTGATTCGGTAACTACTGAAAAAGCAAAACTCACTCTTAATGGACACGATAGACTTGCTGAACAAGACCGTGAATATTATCAAGTCAGACAACCACTTGACCACCACACTGCTGTTCCTGGTTTTAACATTAAAGAAGGAGAAAATGTTGTTATGTTAGCACAACCAGATCGTATTTTCGATGGTGATCACGACGCAACTGCTGCTGATGGTAGTGCTACTTTAGCAGCTACATCTGTTACCTTCCACGCTGATCAAGCTACTGGTGGTACAGACCCTGCCGTAAGATGTAAAGTTGGAGATATTTTATTCATTAATTATTCTGATGTTGGAGGTGGAACCCAACCAAATCATAAAAGATATTATGTAACTGTTACTGGTCTTACAGCTACTGTTATTACATTTACTGCTTATGTTGATGGTTCTGCTGCTGCTATGACTTCTGCTGATGAAGCAACTTTTGCTGTTACCGACCAAGATGACTTATCTATTACTATTGTTGGACGTATCCAAAACCCTCAGTCTAGATGCTCTCAACTCTCGAGAAATGTCAATGTCTATTCTTTTGCTCTTAAACCAGAAGAACACCAACCATCTGGAACTTGCAATTTCTCCAGAATTGACAGTGCTCACTTAACTTACAGTTCTTCCGTAACCGTTGACAATATCTACGCTGTTAACTACAATGTTCTCCGTGTTATGAGTGGTATGGGTGGTCTCGCATACTCTAACTAATTTTATTCAACTATTTTTTATTTTATTTTTTTATAAACATTAATTAATAAATTATTAAAATAATAATCAATAAAAATCTAAAAATTAATAATATTAATTCAAAAAATCTAAATTAAATTCTTTTATATCTATATTTCCATCTTTTAATAATCCAGTCATCTTAGTCATAATATTTTTAATATTATCAACTAATTCATCTTTATTTAATTCTTTCTTTTCATCACATTTCTTCTCATCACATTTCTTCTCATCACACTTTTTAACATCACATTTCTTCTCATCACATTTCTTCTCATCACACTTTTTAACATCACACTTTTTAACATCACAATTATTAGTAATAGTTTCAATAAGATTAGGAATTAATCCAGGAACAAATTTTTCTAAAACACTCTTAATTATTTTAGTACCTTTATTATTTTCATTATTTAAATCAACATTTGTTGCTACTTTAACATCTACATCAACATTATCTCCAACAGTTTGTTTGTGCATATCTCCAGCTATATCTTTCATTAACATACATTCATCAATAAAATTACATTCTTTTCTTACATTATTTAGTTTTTTTTTCCCAAATCCCAGAGGACAACCCATTAAACAATCTACTACCGTATCTCCCATAATGATTTGTTCTCTTTGTTTGTTCCCACCCCTCATAATAGGACATTTAACAACATTTGTTAATCCTTCACAAATAGTACCTTTATTCTTAAAAACATTTTGAAATATAGTAAATACTAGATATGTTAAAACGAAGTTTAGTAGTAAAATAAACATAAATATAATAATTGGATTGTCTAATATTCCAGATAAGCAATTATCATTAATCATATCCATTTTTTTTAAGCATAAATTATTTTGAGATTTAAACATAGGAAAAGAAGGAGCTATTTCATTATCTAGTGATTGTAATACAACCATTACTAAAAAAGCAAGTACAACTCCAAACAATATATTAGAACAGCTATTTTTACATATTTTATTTAACGATAAAGAACCAACATCTAATTTTGGTAAGGAAAACATACTTTTAATTATTAATAATTATATATTTATTATAATATTTATTATTATAATTAATAATATATATTATAATTAAATAAAAAACACAATAAATTGTATAAATAAATTAGAATTATAATGAATAATAAACTATTTAAACTTATAAGAATAGGATATTATGGTTTATTGTTATTTTTAATATTTACTAAAATTTATATGTTTATAATATACTATAAATATATTTATAGTGATAATGTTGGCTCAGCTTTTAAAACAAATTTAAAAAATGCTTTAACGTCTTATAATTTTTTATATAATCCTAAGCCTAACATTAAAAATATAATTAACCCATCTTTTATTGAAATTTATAAAAAAAATATATCAAATGAAAACCAATTAATAGAAAGTAATAGAAAATATATTATATCTATTACAAACAAGGAATTATATCTATTTTTATGTTTAAAAATAATATTAATTTTTACATTAAATAGTTTATATAATAAAAAATATATTGAAAATATAACATATCAGTATAATTTTATTAATATCAATACCAATATAATATTATTTTTAATTATTATTTGTGTTCTTGTTGGTATATCAATATCAATATATTTATCTATTAAATTTTTTAAAATGAGAAAAATACTATCGATTAAAGATGATAATGACGATTTAGTTCTTTTAAAACAAGGATTATTGTATCAAAGATTAGATACTATAACTAACTATAAAACAATTTTTACAGATGAAATATGGACTAAATTAATTAGGATAGCAACTAATTATAATAAAAACCATCCTACTAATATAATAAATATAGATAACTTAGGTCAAAAAAAAGATTTAAAAAAATTTTATGAAGATAATAAAGATATAAATATGCCTGCGCCTTTTAATGGTGGTGATAATAAATTCGAAAATATATACACTATAGTTTCTAATAGTGGTATTATAATATCTATTATTAGTTTAATATTATTAATTATAAGTATAATTATATTTTATAAAAGATTAAAATAATAATACATAATAATATACAATACTATATAATGTTTTATTATTTATAAAATATTTTATTACTAAATAAAAAAAACAAAAAAATATATTATAATTATATAATAAATTAAAATTAATAATTAATAATTAATAATTAATATGAATAGTAATAATGTCAGCGCTGTAAAAATAGGATATTATATTTTATTTTTCTTTTTAATAATAACTAAAACTTCAATGATTTTTTTTTATTATAAATATATTTATAATAAGAAACTGGGGTTAAGATTTAAAACTAATTTAAGTAACACTTTAACATCTGATAATTTTTTATATGATCCTAAGCCTGAAGTAAAAAATATAATAGACCCTCCTTTTATAGAAATATATAAAAAAAATATTTCAAGTGAAAATAAATTATTAAAATATAATAAAAAATATATAACATCTATAAGTGATATAGAATTATCTGGAATTAAATTTTTAGGAATAGCTTTATTTATAACATTAGTGTCATTAAATAAACAAGAATATATAGAAGATATAACAGTTAAAACAATATCTAAATTAGGAGATTTGAATATAATTATATTTATATGTATGATTATTGTTATTTTTGCGATTGTAGCATCTGTATATTTGTTTATTAAATTTTTCATAATGAGAAAAATACTATCGATTAAAGATGATAATGACGATTTAATTCTTTTAAAACAAGGATTATTGTATCAAAGATTAGATACTATAACTAACTATAAAACAATTTTTACAGATGATATATGGACTAAATTAAATAATATAGCAACTAATTATAATAAAAACCATCCTAATAATAAAATAAATATAGATAACTTAGGTCAAACAAAAGATTTAAAAGATTTTTACAAGGATAATGAAGATATAAATATGCCTGCGCCTTTTAATGGTGGTGATAATAAATATGAAGAAGTATATAAAAATACGGCAAATATTGGTGCTTTAATATCATTAGTATCATTTATATTATCAGTTATAAGTTTAATTGTGCTTTATAAAAGAAGTCAATAAAGTTTTTATACTATAATACTATATCCTTTATCATTTTTTTTGAGATGTATTTGATTACTACAATGTTCTTTAATTTGAGAAAGATGTGAAATACTTAATACAAAATCAAATTTCTCAACCAAAAAATCAAATATAGTTCGAACATTATTAATATTATGATAATCAAAACTAGTCCAGCCTTCATCTATAGCTATAAAATTAGGCTTTGGTAATTGTGAAATGTCTAATAATGCTAATCTAATTGCTAAACTGCTAATAAATCTTTCAAATCCACTAGCGTTATTTAATAAAATTAATCTTCCATTATAAATAGGTCTATCAATATAAATATCAATATGATTATTATCGACTTGAACTTTGACTACAAAATTAGTACAAACAGATAATAATTCATTAATTTTACTTTCTAATCTAGGAACAACTTTTTTAATAATAATAAATGGTAGATTTTTTAATGCTTCGTTATAAACAGTATAAATATTTAACTCTTTTTCAATGTCTTTCATTCGTTCAATTTCTTTTTTATGTTCATCAAGTTTAGTATTGTTTCTAGTAAATTCTGTTTTTCCCACATTTAATTTAAATTCAATCTTTTTATCTTCTTCTTTAATAAATTCTAATTGTTTACGCATTTCGTTTATCTCTTTTTTATTTAATTCATTTTTTTTGTATTTATTTTCTATATCTCTGTAATCATTTATATTTTTATTGATTGCTTCTATTTCATTATTAATTATTGTAATTTCACTATCATATTGTTTAACTTTTTGTGAACTATTGTAATATTTAATAAATGTGTCATATTCTTCGTCACACTTTTCATTTATTAATGTACGTTTTTCTTTATACACTTCAATTTGTTTTTCGATTTCTTTATTTTTAGTTTTAATCAAAATATCATCTTTATAATCAGTAATCCATTTTTCAACATCTCCTATTTTATTTTCTAGATTTAATTTATTTTTATTTAATTTAATTAATATTTCATTATGATTAATTGTTTTATTACAACTTAACATTTTTATATTATTTTCGTTTTGTAAGGTTTGTATTATTTTATTTATTTTATTATTTTCTTCTTTCATTTTAATATCTAGTGTTTTAATTGTTTCAACATATTCTTCCTTTTTAAAACATTTATCTTCTTGTTGAGATTGATATTCTTCCAGATATTCATAAATGGAAGTATTTTTATATAGCTCTCTATATTTTTCTAGATCTTTAATTGTATATTTTTTATTTTTGTTTTCCCCCTTTATGAAATTATTTAGTTTACTATTTTCGGTTTTTAATTCTTCTTTTAATTCATATATAGGTTCTTCTTCAAGTAATGTAATAATATCTATTGGTAAAGTTTCTTCATTACATTTAGTAATAAAATCTTTTTTATTATTTATTAGTTCCTTATATTCTTCTATGGTACTAATCATTATTTTTAATTGTTTTCCATAATTTAATAATATTTTAATTGTTTTCTTACTCTTTTCTAGTTCTTCCTTATTTTTTTTATAAATATTTTGATTATATGAATTTGTTTTAGTGTTATCATAAACGGATGGATGTTTAATATTAGATATTAAGTTTTCAATATCAATATTATATTTATTAATAGTTTCTTCTTTTTTTTTTAAAACCTTTCTATGTTTGTCTTCACACTCTCTTTTATATGTTTCTAATTCGTTATTTTTCATTTTATGTAATCTTTTAAATTCATTTCTTTCATTATTCATATCATCATTTTCTTCATTACGCATAACATCTAGCAATATAAATACTTTATTTTCATTTACAATTTTGAATTTGTCTTCTAATTGTTTTAATGTTTCATTTGGATTATTTCCTAGTTTTTTTTTGTATGTTTCCATTTCATTTTCTATATTGGGTATTAAGTCTGCTACCTTATTATTTATAATTGTTTCTAGTTGTGATAATTGTTGTTTTAAATTACATTGACGTATATCATTTTCTTTTAAATCAGTTACACATTGACTAATATTTTTATTTAATTGTAAAATAGATTCTTCATAACAATTATTTTGTAAATGTTTATAAATAGCTTTTTTATCTGAAATAATAATATTTGATTTCTTTTGTAAAACACTAATAAAATCTACTTGTAAAATCCGTTCTAGTTCTCGTTTTCTAGCTGTATTTTCTGCCTCAATAAAATTACAATTATTATTTTGGAGAGATACATTTGTTTGAATAATATCTTCATAAAGACCTACATATTTTAATATAGCGTTTTTAGTTTTAACAACTGTTTCTTCTGTTAATATTTCTTTAATATTTTCTCTATTAATTCTGTAAAATTCCATTTTACTAGATACACGACCCTTATCTGTTTTATTTCCTTGTTTTATTACTACATAACGCCAACTACCTATTTTAAATATAATTTTACTTTTAAAATTATTTTTCCTATTATTTACAATATCTTTTACATTTCCTTTCCTAGGAAATTTATCATATAAAGTAAAAAGTATAATATCAATAATAGCTGATTTACCCATATGATTAGGAGCAATTATACCAAGAATACCTTTATAATCTTTAAAATTAATAACATTATCTTCTCCATAAGAAAAAAGATTACTAAATTCTAATTTAATAAGTTTCCATCTAGAATTTAACCACATATCATTTTCTTCTAATTGTTTATTTGATATTTCATTAAGTTTTTTAATATATTCAATGTTTTTATCAGTAGTACTAGTATAACGTTTGAGATATTCTTCTATTAATTTATTTTGATAATCAATATTTGTAATATTCATAGTAATTTCTTTTTTAATATCACTTTGGTTTCCATTTGAACAATCTTGATAATTTACCTCTAGGACATTAAAATTGTTTTTAAAAAGAGCTATAATTTCTTGTAATTTACTAAATGGTGTATTATCTAGCTGTAATCTTAATCGAATATGTGTTTTCTTTAACTTCTTTTGAATAAGTTCTACATCTTCATTAGAGATTTTACTGTTTTTAACTTTATGTGTATAAAAACAATAATCATTAGTAATTTCTTGAAAATGTGAAGTATTATTTTCGATATCCCAAACCAATACACCGTGACCATTAATTGTTTCTCCGTGATTTTGTTGAATAAGCGAACCAGAATAACCCATCGTTTTTTCTTTATCTAAATATTGGTGTTTATGAATATCACCCATTAATGTATAGTCGTAACCTTTAAATGATTCTGGTGTAATTGTTTTGTTTGTTTTTTTAATAGTTTCTCCACTAATTTTAGTTTTATTAAATAATATGACACCATTAACGCGACCATGAAAGAGACATATTTTCTTTTTATTTGTACTTTGAATTTTAGTAGGATTGATGATTAAATAATCTTGAACGGCCGCGTGACTCCATACAATATTATTAAAATAATAAAGACCACTTTCTTTTAAATAATAAAGGGGTAATTCTTCTCTAATACCATTACGAATAGGTGTTAAAGCATCAAGACGTTCTTTATTATTTACATTCATATCGTGATTACCAGCAATCATAATAGTCGGCATAAGTTCCGCACATTTAGTTAAAAATTCACGAGTAATTTCTATACATTCGGGCATAAGTTCTGTTTTACTATGAAGTATATCTCCTGTAATAACAATACAACATTCTATATCTTTATTGGTTTCTATTGGAATATTGTATTTTCTCTTTTCTTCTTTTAAAAAAGTATATAAGTTATTAAAAACATATCTGTATTCGTCGTGTTTGGATTGTAAATTGATATGAATATCCGAAATGTGATATATACGTTTTATGTGTCCTTTATAATCAATATATTCAGTATGGTAATCCATTTTTTATATATTAAATTAGTATTGTGTTATTTACACTATATTAATTAAATTGTTATTAAATGTTTTTATTTTATATTTTATTTTTAACCTCATTATTTAAATAATCTAGTATATAATCTAGTATATAATCTAGTATATAATCTAGTATATAATCTAGTATATAATCTAGTAGTTAGTAATTAATAATTAGTAAAAGTTTGAAAAATAGTAAAATATTTATTTAGTTTTTTTATCTTTTGATTTTTGTAATGTTTTGATAAGTAATATTAAACATACAATAATACTAACTATTGATAAACAAAGAAGACTAATCCATATATTAATGATTTTTATTATTAATGTAACCCCTTTATTGCTAGGTTCATTTAAAAGTGTAGTACCTTCAGGATATTCCTTATTTAAAGCATTACGTAAAGTTATCATTCCAGTTCTTTTTACTATATCTTTAATATTATCTTCTTTTTTTAATGCGATAACCCCATTATCATCTCTAATAATTATAGGCTCTTTATTATTGTTTGTTGATTCATTATATGTTATGTGTTTTTTTTTATCATTCATTATAATATTAAATTGACTTTTAACTTTAAATAGTGTTGTTACTTTCCACGCTGATACACCCAATAAAATAAAAGAAGCAATTAAAAACAAAACTAATTCTGTAATCATTATTAATTATAATTATTTATATATATATATATATATATATTATTTTCAAAAAAATTAGTCATTTTCATTTTTTTCATTTTTTTTCCAGAATTTTGTAGGTTTTTCAAATTTATTTTCAGTTTTTTCTAGAAGTAATTATTTTAATTATTTCATAAATATCTATTTTAAATCAATAATTAACTTATTTTATTTCAAAATACACTTATAAATTCATTAGTAAAAAACTCTATAGATTTTTAATAACTTTTCTATTACTTTCAAAAAAGGGACAGGATTTAGCATGAAGGATTTTTATTTTACCTACAAAAAAAAAAATATTAAAAAATCAAAAAAAAAAAGGGACGGGATTTAGCATGAAGCTTTTTTTTTTTACACTCAAAAATCAAAGATACAATTTTTATAGAAATTAAAAAATAGATTTTTTTTGACC